AATCTTCCTGGCGGAAACGCCTATGTTCGCCAGTAGTCTTGAAAGATTTTATCTTTCCGTTGTTGGCAAGCGTCTTGAGCGTGTTTATTGACACACCAAGATATTCGCTTGCTTCGGTGATTTTATAGATTTTCATCAAGCAAGCCTTTAAAAATATGTGCTATAACATCAACTGTCCATCCGTTGCCTAACGTTTTATATCTTTGAGTATCTGAAACGCAATCAGTATAATTGTCAGGTACTGTTTGAAGTCTTTCGTATTCTAAAGGCGTTATATACCTAAAGAAAAACTCATCAGCAGGTATTCTATTTGGCAAAGTAAAAGGTACTACAACATTATCTTTTGTTACAGTCGTTAAAGCGTTAGTTTTTCCGTCATACCTAAATTCAATATATTGTTTTGTTAGTCCTTTGGTTTTCTGCTTTCCGTCTTGTCGTTTGCCGTCAATTAAATATCTACCTCGCATTGCAGCAATGGCTTGTTCATTTTCGGGTAAATCAACTATTCCAAAAAATCCTTGGTTACTGTATTTTTTATGATGGCTCGCTTCAAGCATCTGCATTTTGTCAGTATCGGAATGAACCGTTAAAGTTTTATTTTTCTTTTGGCTTACCCTTGCAAGCCATTGCATCGCTTTTTCTGTATAGTAATAGCTTTGGGTATTTACCCCTCGTTCTCTCACATCACCCCAAGTTATGCCCTTGTCTTTTGGTTCAGTTACGTTTGGTATGTTCGTCCAGTAAAGTCGTTTTCTGTTTTGTGCGGAAACCAAAGCACTATTTATAAAAATTGGTTCAACGCCTAAATGATCTGTAATTATTTGCTCATACTCTTTCTTCATAAGTACATTTTCAAGCAGGAAGTATTTAGGCTTTGTTTCTTTCAACAATCGCACAAACTCAAAGAACAGTTTGCTTCTTGGGTCTTTAAAGTTTAATTGCTTTCCTGCAAATGAAAATCCTTGACATGGGCTTCCTCCTATAAGTAAGTTTATTTTTGGTAATTCAGAACCTTTTACCTGCATAACATCACCTAAATGCTTTGTATTTGGGTAGTTGTGTTTTGCTACCTGTAGTGCGAACTTATCAATTTCAGAAGCGAAGTAGTTATCCACTTCAAGCCCCGCTCTTTCCAAAGCAATCTGACCACAACTTATACCATCGAACAGGCTAAGTACGTTTATCCTCATCTTTCAACTCCTTAACTAATTTCTCATTTGCATCTACAATCTTCTGCATATCCTCAACGGATATTTCTTTTTCCAAAGGTTCAAAGAAATAAACCTTCTCATCCTCTGTCTGGAAATACTCTTTGGTCACTTTGATTACTTTCATCTTTCACTCCTATAATATACTATATTTTGGGTCAAAAAGCAAGTGATTTTAACCGATTTCTTTTGATTTTGTTGGAATTAATCAAGCAGTTATATCCTCCTTTTTCATACAAAAACCGGATAAATGCATACTCACCCAGATACCCCCTCGTCATGTCTGCCCACAACTGACCCATGTCCCTTTGCCGGCTACTTCCATAATCCGTTGCCGCTGTACCGCCGAGTATTTTAAGGGCGTCTACACACATTTTTGCATATCCGTCTTTGTCTATTGTTACAATATTTGGAAGAAATCGCTCTTCAAGCCAGGTTTCAATTTTTGTACCCTTTGATATTTCGCCTCCTTCAATGGCTTTTTCGAATAACTTGATGGCATCTTCTTTAGTAACGCTCGCTTTTTCGCAAATAATATTAAAGATTTGTTCGATATCCATAGATTTCTCCCTCTTTAAAACAACCGTCCTTGAGCCTTTGCCCTGCTGTTATTGATTTTTGCAGGTACATTTGGATAACTAATTTTTGCCAATGTTTTGAGAATTGCAGTAAAAATTATTTCTGAAAGTCTTGGCGGAACAGCCATTCCTATCTGCCTTCGCACACTTTCTTTGCTCCCCTCGAAAATAAAGTCGTCAGGAAAGGTCTGGATCCTGGCCCTTTCTCTATTGGTTAATGCGCGCGGTTCTGACCAATGATAGCCGTGTGTCCCGCCGCCTCCGCTACCGGTAATAGTGTAGGATGGCTTATCTGGATGAAGACGACGGTAGATTTGGCTTAGTTTTGCCTGATTTACGTTCAATCTAAGGTGCTGAGGCAGATCTGCCGTCCATGCATTTTCCCACGGTTTTATGTATGTCAGCCTTTCGATAACAAGTTTTGACTGTTTCGTCAGTTCCTTATTTGCCGCTTCGACAGGAATCGGGGGGTTCTCAAGGGCATCTCTAACTGTAGCAGGCCCATTGACAGTTGTTGGCGCAGGGATTTTAAATTCTACGCCATATTTTTTGCTTATACCCACTATAAGAATTCTATGCCTGATTTGCGGAACGCCATAATCTTCAGCCTTATATAGATGAGGAGTCAGGCTGTAGCCGTCCCCTGCGCTCTCTAAGTCGCGGATAATTTTTTCAAAGGACTTGCCCTCGTTGGCAGAAGTAATTCCGCTCACGTTTTCAGCTACAAAAAAGACCGGCTTAAATACGTTTAACACTTTTATTCCATAAGTATAAAGAGGGCCAAACTTCCCATTAAAGCCTTTTCTTTCACCCACGTTGCTGAAGTCGTTACATGGAAATCCGTAAGCAAATGCATTAATCTTGGGCAGATCTGCAATATTCAATTGCCGAACATCCGAACAGATTACGGAATGACTAATATTGGAACCTGGAGAGGTATTGCAGATGTTCCTGCTGTATGTGCGGCAGGAGTCAAGATCGTAGTCGGTAGCCCATGCATGCTTGATGCGAAAGGTTTTTCGATCAGTAGTGATTTCCGATCTAATCGCCCCGAGAGCCAATCCTCCGGGACCGCAAAATAGTTCACCCAATCTAAACTCCAAGCTAATTCTTCCTTTCTTATGATTTGACTGGAGTGTTGTCACAGATCACGCAATGCGCCGCGCCCTTGTTTTTCTTCAAGGGAGTTCCGTGTTTCCAACATATCCCGTTTTGTGGTAAGCCTTTCAAGAACCAACCTTCTCTTCCCGGTTGGCTTTCTACCACACCCGCGTTCCGAAGCCATCTCAGTGCGTTACTTGCTGATGCAGTGGAGAGACCAGATAGGTACCTGATCGATTTGAGAACGATTTTCTGGCCTTTTAGTTTTGGCTTTCTAACATCCTCTACCCTTCGCATAGCCTCAAAGACCAATCTTCTTGCTTCGTGGGTCGGGACTGACTTAGCATCTTCAGGAATAAACTGTTTTGCTCTTCGTCCCATTGTAGCCACCTCCTTTCCTGTCATTCGGAAACCAACCTCTTAGAGTCCCAATCCGATGGATTCCGTTCTTCTGGAGCTACCCACTTAAGCCCCAATGCTTGAAAAATCTGTTCTTCGCTTCTACCTGCTATCTGCACCGAGTTATGATATAAGCCATACTGATTCAAGAGCATGTCTTGCTTTTTCGCATGGCTTCTCATCATGATATTAAACAACTTTGACCCTGTTGTGAAGAGCAGCATAGCTCCCCAACTTGTCACTGGTACATTCCAAATATCCACTTGAATGTTGTCAACCGCAATGGAGGCATTCTTCTTGCCTCTCATTCTTTGAGCGACTGCATGTCCATCAAGCTTGTCACGAAGAAGTTCAAAAACGTAGTTGGCCTCACAACCAACGATAATGTCTATGTCATTCACCTTTGGCAAGCCTCTTCGCAGAGAACCCGCTACTGCATGTGTGACATTATCAGAAGTTAAAACCTTTGTGATCATATCTGCAACCTTCCATGCCTGTGCTGCGTCCATTTGCTGTTTCATTCGTCCTCCTATGTGTACAATATCATTATACTAAGTATAGCATAGGATAGGTTTTTTGTCAAGTGAAAAAAGAAGGCTAACACTGACTCGTGAGAATCCCTTCAGATACCAATTTCTCAGTCTTCTCATGTGAACAGGTAGGGCATAACCATAAAGGCTCAGCAGTCGTGCGATCATAGCGATTACCTACCTTAACAAGACGACGTAGTTCTCCGTTCCAACCGCAGTAATCACAGGTGCCTTGCTTATAGTGCCAGATCACGAAAATCTCATCCATGGCCTTCTTGCCAAAAACAAACTTTTGATCAATCTTAAAGAAGATCAACCCTCCGATCAAGTTAGCCATGAAGGTGCCAAACAGACCACTTCCAAGCCACAACACTACAAGGTACAGCGTTGGGGTAGAAAGCTGCCACCGAATCAAGTATTTTGCAAGCGATTTCAACTGTCTCATATTAGACTCCATGCAGAAATTGGAAGATTGTTCGTTTCAAGCAGATCAAGCCTTGTCTGCGATAAGATCGTGCAGTAATAGCCCATAGTCACATACGGCTCAACCGTAATCGGGCCATCAGCCGAAGCTCGAACATCGTATCGAAAGGGAAACTTGGCAAGCACCTCTGGAGACGGCGACTCGTCAAAATATCTGTCATAGCAAGGAAAATCTATATGCGTAGGGTCATCGGGCTTTTGGGTTGCAAACCACAGGGCCAGAACATGCATCTCTGGACTGAAGTCTGTTGGAACAATCTTATTCCCAAAGCACTCATTGAATTTCTCTATTCCCATTTCCTGTATTGCTTTTGCCTTTTCTCGTTCAACTATTCGTTTCCACTTCCTCTTAGCATCTGTCATAGTCACTCCGCAAACTCAGTATCAGATTGTAGTAACATCTCTGAAGCGATTGACCCTATGAGCATGCCTCCAAAGAGTACTAATAAAATCATACCAAGAATCAGCAAATTCTTCAATAGTTTCATTTGTCAAACCTTATCTGTCTGACCAAGTTGCCATCTTCATCACGAGCAAGGCCGTCAAGCCCAAATGCTGAGTCAGTGCATATTTCCTCCACTGCTGCCATGCACTGGGCCTCCTCCTGCCATGCACTATCATGAATAGGAGTATCGAATTCGTCGGGCTGTAGTAAATTGTAATCTACTTCCCTACGAAGGTTCTGTTCCGTTGGGCCACGTCTACGATAAGCAACTGGCTGACTGCCACCCGGACGGTAAATTGGAACTTGTTGCATGGGAGGTGCAGCCCGAGGCGCATTCCGAGAAACAGCATAGGTTGCTGCTCTATCCTCCAACTGCCTATACCGCACATCACCCGTAGAAGCGTAGTACTCACGTGCCATGATCTGAAAGTTCAAAAGCTTCTGTGGGTCTCTTATCTTGTCAAGCCTATTTTCTAAATCTCTTATGGACATTGAGGCAAAACGCATTCTCTCATGTTCAAGTGTTGCTGCCATCGGCCTTCTCCTTTCTATCCACACGAATAAACCGGGTAGGGTCAGGCGTGTACTCGTGTGGTTTTGCAAAGTCTATCACAATATCCTCAAGCTGCCCCTTTGTCACCTCAATGATATTTGGCACAGGGGCCATCATTGCCGCCCGAATTTGGGCATTTGTTAATTCGTGCTGAATCCTTACTGACTCTGCACTTTGAATGACAAAGTTATTTAGTTCCCTTTGTATATTTGCTGCTCTTGCTGACGCTCTGACAACATCAGAAGGAAACCAGTGATCTGAAACCTGACGACTGCCAGATGCCTCTATAATATACGCCGCACTGCGAGGTGCGATTTCTCCATACGATGATCTTAGCTCTTCAATCTCCTCTGGCGATATATATTGAGGCGGTTTAACAACCCATGCGAGAAGCTTCATGAGCCACGAGTTCTCAACCTTTACTGGTCGTCTGAACAACTTGAATGTTCTCCAGAACCAGTACAAGCCGTATCCTCCTATCGCTGTCAGGATGACAATTAAGCTGATAGCTTGGGAGTCCATGGCACCAGCACCCATACAAGCCTTCGCTCCATGACATCAGTTTTGCTGCCTTCAAAGACAACACCTGTTTCACGCAGAGCCTTGGTCATAGCCGCTCCAGTCGTCACACGGAAGAACAATTGGCCCGGAAGTTGGTGTTGAACCAATGCTCTCGTACCTGTAGGAAACTTTCTGAGCCATTGCTCTGTTCGGTTAAAGACTTTCTTAATCTTCTCCTTCTTAGGTACAAGGCCCATAGCAGTCGCTACCGTCCTTGCCTCATAAGGGTCTTTTGCAAGCAGCATCCATGACGTGCCACTTTCCAAGATCGCTTGATATAATTGCATCATACCTCCTCCTTACCAATGAATGTTATCGACATCAGCGATTCCAGAGATCAGGCGTTCGAGCAAGGTAGCCTGCTTGACTATCTGTTTATACTCTGGCTCTCTGTCATCCACATGCTCTATAAGGTGCTGGAAGTACCTTATCATGTGGCCCCAAGGGTCGGAGTTCCGAAAGACTCCCCACTCCTTACCATCCTCGAAGATTGTGCATTTCACATTGTCGTCAATCGAAGGATTGAACGCTTTTGAGATCAGGTATGACCGCGTAGGGAAAATGAACTGGGCTGTAGACTCAAACTCTTGCATGTAGGCCACAGAGTACGATAGAGAATACTTCCCTTCAGTTAGCTTACCCGAAACTGCCGTAATGATATTATCCAAGATCGTGTAATGCCCTTCCTTTGTGCAGTCTGGAGACATCCCGAGCCATTGGGCAAGCTTAACAATGTAAACGAACATGTCGCTCACAGCGCCCAAATTTGCTTTGTAGAGTCTCCAACCAGTCGGGGCCATGGGTATGTGGAACCGAGCCACAACATCGACCTTTTCGTCCTTCACATCGCTAATTTCCGATAGTCCTGACCATACTGGATGATAGAAGCAGGGAAAGCTTTCAAGTAGGGCGAGACCGTTCTTCCTTGCGTATTCACAAATGCTCTCTGACTCAATAGCAGTCTTGACAAGAGGCTTTTCACAGAGAACGTGCTTTCCTAAAGATAGTGCAAACCTAACCGACTCTGGATGTGTCGAAGGCGGTGAGGCAACATAGACCACCTCTGCCTCATTGATATCTGGCACCTCCGTCCAGCCAAGCCTGAGTAGAGCAGGAATAAACTTTGTTGTGGCAACTTTGCCACGTCCTTCAATATAAATTTTCATGGAGTAACCTCACTAAAAGTTATTGGCTCCGCGCAGTCATTCCAACGCTTTGTCAGCATGGAGACACAACGCAGGGTTTCTATAGCATAAACTACATGTGGAGTGCCTTTTGGTACCTTAAACATTTCTCCGCCTGACACTGGAGTCTCTACGATCTTTCCATCCTGATCATAGGAGACATACACGCCAAACCCTGAAATAATCATAAAGTACTCATCGAACTCTTTGTGGAAATGAAAGCCCCGTACCTTCCCACTATTGATCATTACAAGATTGACTTCCACAATGGGGTCTGAAGGGTAGTACGTGAAAATCCCTCCTCTTCCATCTGTTACCGTTGCCATGTTGATATCAGGTGCAAGCGCTTGCAGTCCTTGAGATTCCATTTTACCTCACTTGTTGACGCAACTGGTTTTGATGCATCAACGTTCTATAGGATTTGACAAGCATGCGCCCATTATCCTCCATCTTTATTATCCCCTTGGTACCAACCTTTCTAATCAACGTTGCCTTATGTACTACTATGCTCCATGGTGTTTTACTAAAAACAGTGTCTCCTTCACTGACACTGGCGTACTCCTCTTTGGTCAATTACCCGCAATCCGTCTTTCCAGAATATCGGCCTCAAGCTTAGAAAGGGTTGGCTGTGGTACCGCTTTGTAGAGAAATGAGTGACGCGAAAGCAGCGCCCTCTTTGCAGCCTCTTCTGCATGCGGGTTTGCAAAGACTTTGGCAATAACCTCAAGTGCTGCAAGGTTATGTACCTGCTCTAATGGCCTGTTGGCGTATAAGCCTTTCCATGCCCTGTTTCTGGCCCTTCGAGTACCTTCCTTGTAGTCAAACTGGTCACGAGCCGACAAGATCGCAATGCCCCTACCAGTTCTCTTTGATTCAGGGTCGAAGATCACGCATACGGCAATCGCCCTATGGCCCCTTCCTTTTGTTTTGAAGTCAGCAGTGCGTAGCCAATACTCTACCATAATCCTATTATCTTTCTCTCTGTGTTTCTTCGCCATTTACTTCCTCCTTGTATTGTGGTTTAAACTCGCCTGCACCATCTACGTCATGCAGATCGAAATACGCCAAAAACATGAGATCGCAAATCGCATGCGCGAGATGTGGCTCATTGTCATCAGGGTCTATCACTTCTCCACGTAGCCGAGCAGCGATGTGCCGAAAGGTGGCAGCAAGATATCGCTTTCTCGCATCCTTTACATGTACCCAATTCCACTCAGGGTAGTTACGTAGAGCCTTTGTCAGCACCGCAACAACTTGCTCTGTAACATCTAATGGGAGTAAGTCCCATCTCAACTTGCCTGTATCGTTCTTAATTCCAAGCTCTCCCACTACTGAACCTCCTTGTCAATGCAGTCGAAGCAGCGCATCTTGTCCTTCAATTCGTCTGTGAAGAGTAGGCACATGCTAACATCTTCATTCCCAAAGACTTTATGGGAAGTCTCAAGATACGCACACCTTTCCCCACATTTTAACCTGTCTTCATCATCAATTTCAATCGCTACCTTAACTCTCCGTTCCATACTCACCTCACTCTTCTATTATCTTTCCAGAGTCAAGATCAACAAAGCCCACAAGAGTAAAGCTCCAGCCTGTTCCTAAGTGAGAATCAGGCAGTGTAGCAGGAGCCGTCTCGTAAGTACACCCTTGACCTACCTTCAAAAAGCGCATAGTTCCAATATTCGTACTATCCAGTGCATGGCATTGATACGCGGCCCATGTCCCTTTACGCTCCCTCATCTGTTGCAGTGAGGCTTCACCAATTTCATACTCCCCGATGATCTTTCCCATATCTACCTCGCAATAATTTTTACGTTACCGAGACCAGCCTCAAAGCGAGTGAAGGTTTTGAGTGGTCTTTCTGCCACCAACGTAATCCCTGTATCTGAGGACTGGCTGCTCATAACCTTAAAACCATGGTCTATGAGAAACTTCGAGGCTTTCTCTCGCTCTGAAAAGCTATAGGACAATACGACTCGTTCTACCATCTTTTTCTTTACTCTCATTAATACCTCCTCCACCAGTAGGATGTAGGCATGGAGTCAAACACCTCCTCGGAGACGAGCAAGAAGGACGGAATGTGCAGCACTTGACCATCGTGATCAAACTTGACTGCTATACGATCAAGATGCTCAAAATGTCCATTCTCCAAATGCGTCTTTAGTGGAGCAACAATAGTTCCACGCCCGTTGGTCTTAAGATATTCCACAACACGAGTTCCTTCTTTCCATGTGGCTAACCTTTCTTTGTCTAGATCATCCATTAGAGCCTCCGATCTGTTCACTCCATAGGCAGTCATTAGGTGTTTTGTCATCACGCCATTTCTTGAATCTGGCCCATCTAAAAGATTTGCCATCCCATCCTGAGACGTTCATCTCTGCTACCCGCCCAAGGAAATTACCGACATTCAGGTATCCACCGATCTTGGCTTCAGGCGGAAGGTGTCCCATTTTGCAAACTTCATTCGGGCCATGTGGAGTCATGAGGGCCATCACAAGAGAAGCCGCAGTTCCGTCAAATTCAGGCTTCACACCATTAACACCAGACCCTCCGCTCTTGGCGGGAGTAGAGCCAATAACGAAGGCATCGACAGTTCTGAAGTCATCACCTTTCAGCTTCCACCAATACTTGTTGGCTCTTGAGGTGGTAGGGATGCCTACACCGAGCTTCTTGGCAATCGCCCCTTCAGCGTGGCTTTTGAAAATCTCATCTAAGTTTTCCTTAGTGGCAGGAATCCTGCGAACTACTCTGAACTTCTCCTCACCGCATACTTCATTGGCGATCTTGACAACCTCAATAGCAGCCGAGTAGCGATCTTCCTCTTTCCAGAACCTTACATCATGGCCTTTGTAGAAGAGGACTCCCCAAGTCCAGTACCCAACCCAACCTTCTTCATCAAAGCGAAGTTGGGTATCCTTATCCCACTTCCCACCACTCTTGAAAATCTCAGTCTGTTCGCCGTCGAGCATGGTACCTGATAGCAGTACATGACAAGCCGAGGCAAGCATCGGATTCGTTTCCTCACGATGGCGGAAGGCTCCAGCCTTGGCAACTCCCTTCAGAAAATCCTGTCTGTTCCGCCCAACCATTAGATTAGCCGTGGCCCCGAACTGAAGGGTACAGCGATCACCATCAAGCTTATCCTCAAGAACCCAACCACCTCTCCAGATCGTGGGAGGTGCCGCTTCAAGGTACATGCCTTTAGCACGTGGGCATTCGATATCGAAGTCGTTTCTGAAGTCAACCATTCTGTGCCTCCTTTGCCTTTTTCCATGCCGGACTTCCAATCTGTGGATGTGGGCAGATCAGGCGTCGCTTACCATCTGCATCGAAGGTCTTGCCTTCAATAAGATGACCCTCAAAGTCCTCAATAGACGAAAACTGTAGCCCACACCATTTACACTTGATCTCAATTTTGATGTCGCCTTGGGCCAATGCTTCTTTGATCGCTTCACTTAAGGTCTTAGGCATGAGCAGCCTCCACGATCTCTTCACCATTGGTATCAAAGATGCGACCATTATACGCGATGCTTCCAGCGACCTTAGAGTCTTGAAGCAGTGTGCAGGAATACCAGTTCCCGCCACCGATAACGCCCATGAGACCAAGAATCCGTGGAGATGGAGTCTTTCTGAACTCCACTACCTTTCTCCGAAGGTCAAAAAGGGTCTCTGCCTGTAATGGAACTGTGATTTTTTTAAAGTTCTGAAACTTATCGGGGTTTGGGCCAATGACTAAGTTCGCTGTCCACATGTTACGCCTCCTCACCCAACAAGATATTTAAAGTGTCAAGCAGATCGGTAACGTTCTTCTTCATCGTAACAAGTTCTTTTCTTGCTTCAGGCCATTTGCTCAGATCAGAGTTCAACTGAAACTGCCAGTCTCTTCCGTTACCGCAACCCAAAAGGTGCGCTGTTGCATGCCAAAAACCTTCTGAGAGTTTGTAAGGATTCTGATCTTCCACATCCTGAAAGGCATCCGCCATTGCCCTAAACTCATTTGATAACTGTGACATTTTCTGTCCTCCTATGATTTGACTATTTGTTATGTTGTCCATATTCTAAGTGTATCATAGGGTAGTTTTTTTGTCAAGTGATTTTTGTCACACTACTAAAAAAATTTGCAAGCGATTGCAAACTACAGTCTAATGAAACGAACAGCTTCCTTCCCAAGCTCAGGCTCGTCAAGCTTCTTTAAGTCTGTGTAGTGATCATCACACTGGTACTCTGAGAACCTAATAGTAAGTGTCGCCTCTGGCTGCTGTGAAGCTGGAAAGCTAACGGTGGCACCGCCAGCCGTCATGAACTGACGAGGCTCGCCATACCAGAAATCCATGTTGAGGATACGACCATCCTTTACATCATAGGTCTCCCCGCCATAGGTAAATTTAAGCTCGTGAACCTGCAACTCCATCACCTCCTCCATTCGGGTAGCTTCAATTGCTCTACTCCCGAGTTCTCAAGTACGGTATCAAGGATTCTTTTATGCAACTTCTTGTCAAATTGACTGAGATCAAAACAAATCTTCGCTCTATCACAGTTCCGGTGACAAGCGAGGCTATGGCTCTTCTGTTTGTATGTTGAGCAATTAAAGTAGTTCTCACCTAATTCCATCGCTATCCTCCAAGTTTAACGGCAAAGAAATGCAAGCATATTAGGAGCCACGTAGCAGTGAGGCATAAGCTTAGAACCTGTTGGCCTGATCGGTAAAAGGGAAGGACACTTATTCTCCCTTTTTGTTTTTGCTTTTCAGTCTTGTCTTTCTCTGCCTTATGAATTCGTATAGGGAGGCGGAGGCGGCTGCCCATCTGCATTCGGGGGGTGAATGGGAACAGACAGGCGACGACCACCCCGCCACTTGAAAACGTCTTTGGAAACTCTGTAATAGTAATCTTGAAAAGCTGCTCTCTTAAGGACTCGTTGTGAGCGCGATTTCGTATAACCCGAATAATGTTATAAGGGCTATTTTGAAAACGCACGAGTCTCTCCGTTGACCCTGTATTTTAGGCTCCAATTGCGGTCATAGACTTTGCCGTTTTTGACTCGATATTGGAGGTTCCAATTGCGATCATACACCTTATCTCCTTGGACTCTATACTTCAAATTCCAGTTGCGATCATAGATTTTTGTGTCTTGCGCGAAGACTGCCGTCACCATGGCAAGTAGCAAAAGGACAACAACCGCTATGATCGTAACGAGGCCATCCGCACTTTTCTTGTCCATCAGTCAACCCTCCTGAAGTCGAGCAGTTCGATCTTGTCGAGCTTACCAGCATCGATCTCCAACGCGGTATCCTCCATATCCAGTTCCGAGAGAATCTCCCTCTCATCATGATCAGGTGGAACGTTAATTGTGACGTTCATCGTAACCTGAAATTTGACCTTCTTGACATTTGGCAATGACATACTATCCTCCCTCTTCAGGTGGTATCTCCTCTGCTCCGAAGAACTCCCACGCTTTGACCCGAGGCCCGAACTTCTGCTCTTTGTCCAAGGCACCAAGGTTTATTTCAAGGAACGCATCCATAGCAGAACGCTTTGCCTTGTAATCACACGCACACTTCTCAAACTCAACGGTCAGGTGAACATGGTAGAGTGGCATCAAACTCCTCCAAAAAGAAGAGCCTGATAGGACTTACAACCCCAACACTCCACGGTACGCCCACCAGACTTGGATTTCTGTTTTGTGTCCTCCAAAGAAAAAAGGTGAGAGGGCGCGGGGGCGGAGGACTGATGCCCTATACGTGATGGACGCACGTTGCGCCCTCTCCAGAATTTGCTGATCATTTGGCTTCCTTCAGGTTGTTAGCCTTTGCACAAGCAGGACAGACGTTACCTGAAAACTGCTTGTTCGGTATCTTAACCCAAATCGAAGGCTCATCCCTTCCGCACTTTTCTCTTAGGCATATTTGGCAAAGATACGTATCTGCTCCACATTCGCAAAAGTGTGGCATGACAACCTCCTTAGATGCAAGGGACGGACATTACGCCGTCGAGCATCTTAACTATCTGTTGACACGTTTTCACTGTAGCCTCATTCCTGAGATCATAATTCTCTTGCTTCGCCCATTCTGCAATGCAAGCAAGGAACAGATCGAAGGTACTTTGCTGAAGGGTTCTGTGTTCGTGCATCAGCACTTTGGCAAATTCCTTTTTCGGACAGCCGAAGGCGTTCACGAAGTTCGTCAGCTTTCTTACCATGTCAGTAGCCTGTTCCAAATTCTTTTCCTCGTATTCACTCATTGTCGTCCTCCTATGGTGTGTGTTGTCCATATTCTTAGTCTAACATAGGATAGTTTTTTTGTCAAGGGAAAAATCTCCCTAATCCTCGTACCTGCACGATTTTCTATATCGCTCTTCCGCCGCATCAGCAGCCGCCATGATGGTATCAAGCATTTCAAAGGCCCGAGCTTTGACAGTCAGCAACTCCATGTCATATTCCTTGATCTTTGCAGATATCTTATGAATCCGTCTCTGCTGCCGCCGACTCTTCTCCTCAAGTTCTTCACATCCAGCAGTGGACATACTTAAGGTCGCCTCAAGCCTATCTCTCTCAGCCATAAGGGTCTGTACTTGTTTCTTGTATGCTTGCAGCGAGTGGCGATCTGATGCAAGCAGTTGCAAAACTTCCTCTTTCGTCATATCCTCAAAAGCTTGTGCCACATTCTCTTGATTGGTTTTCCTCAGCCTACCCATCTTCGCCCCCAAACTCTGTTCGGATGTGACGTATCTGCTCCTCTATTTGTAATGGAGTCAGTTTCGGAATGCCTGAAGGCACCGCAATCTTAATGACCTGATCTTCTCCCTTCTCCAACTCTACATGCTGTATGGCAGCGTAAATGCGATCAAAGAGATCACGTATAGCGTCAGGGTTCCCTGCTATCAATACAGGCCATGTCTTCCCGAGCGTTTGACTCCCAATGCCGACAATAGTGGAGTCCTTAGTCTTTTTGACAAACACTCGGGTAGGCATGAACCATCCGTTACGACCTCGTGCCGACACCGCCCTCTTGTTCTTCCTGTCAGGCGTGTTACGCATCACATTTCTTCCAGTCACGGCCCTTCTCCTTTCTCACAGGCTTTTCCTCAGTTCTCTTTGGAGGAAAGTTGACAACACCCATATCCAGAATCTCAACGTCATCCCCAAGAACCCCCCTCAAGAAGTTGACCTATTGCCCTTTTCACGTTACCTACTGCTCCAAGCACTGAATGGTTAAACGCGAGCATCGCAGTAGGGCCATCCAACAGCACTTGGATGGAGGCTATTAGGAACGCTCTCATTATTGGGTCATTGGACGCTTTGTACAAATCTCCAATTTGCCTGACCGCCTTGGGCCACTCCTCTTTAAACGCTTCTGGCATGTCAGCAGACAAGGTACCATTCACGCGAGACTCCTCCCATGCCGCCAATTTCTCTTCGATAGTTTCAAGGTTGTCCTTGACCGCAGCCTCTTCAGCATCAAGCTTTTGCTGTTCGTCTTTCCTTCCTTCCTCCTTTCTTTGGAAGTCTTACCAAATTTTTCGGTTGTTTCTTCGCAGGTTCTTGAATAACCTCTTTTTCTGTGACATCGTGCATGACAGGTACATAGTCTGCTACCCGCATGGACGCAGCCGAGCAACACCGAGGGCAACGATCTGCCATGTAAATTACATCACAGTCAAGGCAGAGCCGAGCAGCGACAAGCGGAACTGAAACTGTGGAGCCTTCAGCCCCGTAGTGATTCAGCACATCCTTTTGCATGTACGCCCTTGGGTTTCTCTCCCTGTGTGTCCGCTTCCTTTCACCTTGTTCCTTTCTCGTAAACTTGCTCACTGCTTTTGCTGCTAAACGCTGTAATTCCATCGGCCTCTCCTACACATAGATTTTCTTGTAGATTCTCAAGGATTCTAACGCTACTGGAGTAACAACAAAGACTTCCAGCCTCTTCTCTTCTGCTGCCGACTTGCACACCAGACCTATATTCGTCTGATCTTCAGTCTTGGCAAGCTGTGCTTCAACAACTGAGAAAACTCGCACCTCCTTGTTCTTCGGGACATGTCTCACCTCAAATTCAGTACCTGAGCGAATCATGTCATTAAACAATGCAACCTTATCTCTCCACGTCATTTCACTACCTCCATAGGCGGACTAATCGGGCCATAGTAGATGCCTTCTGGCATGATTGGATCCATGCACAGTGGGTCTCTCGGTGCAAATGAGAACCACGACTGGATACCTGCTCGCTTAATCCATTTTCCACTGAAATCCTCAGTGACCAGAACTATCTCAGGCTCTGTTCTGGAGTCTGCCAAGAACCAGAACCAGCCTACCGTGTGCGGCCTCTTCAACCGATTTTCACTCTCCGCAGCAACTGCACACATGCACATTAACCCAAGCCCCATGAACAAGCCAAGGAGCGACCCCGTTGTGAAAAAAGCTGAGCTGTACATATCTTCGAGCCTCCATTCTGGATTTGCTCAGCATGCTCAAACTGCCTCCTCAATCAGATTCTTGTTGCAAAGCGGACAGAGGCATCGGGCCTTCTTCCGATTCTTCAGCTTTCGCTCGAATTTTCTGTCTCCATTCGGCCATAACCTTGCAACTTTTACCTCTATGCCTAATTGCACCGCAGCTCTTACAAGCCGTGAACCATTGCCATTAAGGTGTCGTTCCAGTCTTCGCTCGATTCCTATATCTGAGTAACCTATGTAATGTTGAGCGTGATCTGCAACTTTCTCTGAGAAGTGAAGAAGGTAGACCATGTCTACCTCCCTTCCTTGACTATCATGTCGAATAACTTGGCTTTCAGTTCGATGATCTCCTGTTTCTTTTCTAACAAGAGGGCGTTTGCAACGTTGAGTTCATGCTTTACTACTGAGAGATCGCCAAGGGTTTCCGCCATGGCCTTATCGTCATCTTCTTTCTGTCTTGCAAGATCGACTCTGAGACCTTCAACTATTTCATCCCTTGCGGATATCTTATCTTTGCTATCCCTCTGTACAAAATCCAACGTGTTGTTCAGTCTCGTGATCTCTGCTTGAAGGGACAAAATCTTCTCTTCTGCCTTGAACTTAGCACCTATCAGCCAGTCGGCTGCATCAGGCGGGAAGTCCGAGCGAATCTGGCCTGACACCCATGTCGTGAGGGCTGGCGAGAAGAGGCTTACGAGGTACGTGTCCGTGCCTGCGAAGGATTTCTCCAGAAGCTCCATCAACTGAATTTCGTCTGCCTTCGGGATGTCGTGACCAATCTCAAAGTGAATCGGTTTCTGTCCTTCCAAAGTTACGGTTATTCTGTTGTGTTTCATGATTCTGTCCTCCTTGGGTTTTGATTTGATGTCCATATTATAATAGTACCATAGGTAAATATATTTGTCAAGTAAAAAATGCACTCGGCAAAAAAATTTTTGCAAGCGCCTGCAAAATTACTTGAACTTTTTCAGCTTAGCCTTTCCATCTGCTGTCAACAGAACATACGTCGCCTCCTCATTACTGATCGAGCCTGTATTCACAAATCTGTCAAGCTGTAGCGGAACATGCGTATGCCCGATGATGAACTTGAACTGTATCGGATTTTTCATCAGCTCTTGAACATACGGTTCGTTAGCTCTCTTCGAGCTGGTCATTCGTTCTACAATCGAATCCACCCACTCCATCTTAAGAGCATGGATAACACGAGCTGAGATAGCTGCTACAGCCCTCTCCGTCTTCGTGTCCAGAAGCGGGTCTGTCTTGTGACCATGCATTATCGTCCATCCATGAGCTACAAAAGCTGGCACTACTTTCGCCTTTGGAAACATCACCTGCAAGAGAGCTACCCTCAGATCGTGATTTCCAGGCGTGATTGTGAGCCTATCCCCGAAGCTCTGCAACCTGATTATCACGTCCATGTTCTTCGCCATCGTCTCTTCAGGCGAGAACCTCCACCACTCGAACAAGTCTCCTGCGATAACCAACTGCTCTTTCTCTGCGAAATCAAGAAAATTGTGAAACCTCTTTTTGTGCGGGGCAAAAACTCCGTGACCGTTGTCAATGTGCGAGTCTGAAAAAATTATCATTGCTCCCTCCGTTGCGGTATGGTATTTGCTGCGTTATTTTATTCTACCACAACTCTGCAGAAAACGGTATGGATTTTGCTGCATAATTACGCACACTTAAGTTTAGTCACTTTAAACAAGTAGTTTAGTATAGTATGTTTTTTGCACTCTGGAGAGTAAAAACTCGTAGAATGAGGATTGATGGGGTTTTGCAAGCATTCAAAATTCGCACTAAATTGATTTTGCATTTTTGTTGAATAGTATTGTATAGGTGGTTCGCAAAAAATCGCATGCCTGCTGTTTTCTGGATATGTCCTCGTAGATGGTTGATAATAAACGCTTGACAAGAGGTATCTCATGGAAAATATTCCTGCCTGAAGCGTTTCTCCCATTCAGCAAACGTGATCTGTCCGATAGCCGTCAGACTCGTAGCTGCTATTACACATTTTCCTGCAGAATTTTTCCACGTAGCTACATACTGCGGGCCTTCTCTGAGCACATTCACGTTCTTCTTCAGCAGATCATCAAACTGCCACAGATACGTCATCAGCTCTTTTCTTGATCTCGGACACGCCCACTCTTTTCGTGCCGTTTTTCCCTCAACAAAGTCTTTGACCGTAATCGTTCCTACCTTCATACAGCTTCCTCCTCTGCCTCAGCGCCCTGTCCAAATCTATGACAGCATCTCTCCTGATACCAATCTACGTCTTGCAGAGACTCGGACTGGTTTACGTTCCCTACACACTTTGTCCTACAGCCACACGTGAACAGATCGCCATTTGGAGCCACCACCCAATCTTCACAGACACAGTAATCGTCACCCCAATTCAATGCTCGTCCTGTAGCGGAAGTTCGATAGCTCTCTGTTACCACATCTCGATAGTCATACGAATGAACATCAAGACTCGATCTGTACTCAAACGGTTTTCGTTTCCCAAGGTTAAAGGCATTCAGCACAAGCGGCGAGACCATTGACTTATCGTGAAACTGGTCATACGAAAGTCTGCAAGAGAGCACCCCACGGCTGGCAAGCCGAGCAAGCATCATTGCATCCCTCTCCATAGTGCCATTTGTAGCAACGAACGGAGGCATCTCACTATTCGAGAATCTCAGAGCGAGACCAAGAAACTCCCAAAACAACGGATGCAGTGTCGGCTCTCCTCCTCCCAAAGACACATCCATCTCATAATAATCAGTGATCTTGCACACGTTAAGGAACGTCTCCTTAGTCATATCCACGCCCTTATCTGTACACGAATTACAACAATGCTCGCAGTGCATGTTGCATCTATTAGTTATCATTATGTACATTCTTTCGCTCCACATGCCTCAGATAAATCTTTCTGGCCTTGATAAATCTATCAACGTTTTTTCGGTAGGCTCTGTCATTTTGCACATCTGCAGGAACAGGCTGATGGCATCTCGGACAAACAGAATAGCTATACCTGGCAAACTCCTCTATTCTCTGTTTAACATCCATCTGATCTATCTTTCTATCATAAATCTGTCCACACATCGTACAATCAATATCAGGGCACAGCGTCTCTTCCTTAGTTCTCATCTTTGCCATTACCTATCTTCCTCGTCATCAATTGGTGCATCTGTATCCTTCCGCATTGGACATTGTTCTGAGTATCGTATCATGATAGCTCCTTTACAAGCGGTTTGAACTCCTCTGACAAATTCTCTGTCAGGCCATTCTTCTCCCACTCGGTTCCGTAGAAGCCCCAACAGGAGTCTTCCTCTTCTGCATCCTCGAAGTCATCCTCTAAGTCTGTCTTTCTCAAGGCTTTGAAGCCATAGACCTCTCCACGGATATACTGATCGTAAATCGAAACCTCGCCTCTAAGAAGGTCTTCTATCTTACGTCTCAGCTTCTTGGTCAGACGTCTTCTGCTCCACTCCTCTAAGACCTTGACTCTGGTCACGTAAATCCAGCCTACCTGACCACTATCCCACGGACAGCTAAAACCTGTCGTATTCATCGTAATACCTGAATGATCGTACAGGTACAGGTCTAAAATCACGCAATGCTTGTCCACTATCTTCTGTGCATCTTCAAAGCTGATGCTTTCCAGAGCCTGAAATCTCTTGCTCATACAATCCAGCTCTTCGTAATTCGTGAACGTTCGAGCCAGCTCTTTCATCCACTCCTGGGGCGGTGAAGACGGCTGTTCGTCTCCAAGGTTGTAACGTCTATGCCAGCAAACCATCGTTCCAAGATTGTCCCACTCCCGAGGCGATTCTGCCGTTCCATCATCAAGATGAATCTCCAGTCTCAGGTTGCCTTTCTCTGCTGAATAGATTGCATCACTCATACTACACCTCCGTTCCACGATACTATCCTATATGACCACGCACAATTAACCTCTGCATACGTTCGTGCCTCTACGTGAGAATCAAAGTGTATCGGCTCTCCAGTATCTACATCAAGCATAAGAGCTACATGAGGCAGACAGCCTTGAACTTCCACAATAAAAAACATGAGCATTCACCTCCTTTACTTACGTTGACAGCATCGACAGGAGCATCCCAACCAGTGCCGAAAAAAAACCCATAGCCATACCCACCCTGAAGTGTACCAAGGGTCAAACCTTTCTGGCCTCTTCATATCCTCCTCCAAATGCTATCTTCATACTAAGCATCACACCAACCCAACCTGCGGGAACATTTCAAGGTATGCCGCTGCCTTTTCCATCTCATCTGGATTCGTAAGGATGTGTTCTGAAGGGTTAAACGATCTATCACTGTTCTTGAACGGGCCTGAGAGTGGATGTACTATGAAGACGTTGGGCCGCTCTACTCCACACATCACTTTGGGATTCATCGCATAAACGAACACAGCCTTACACCGCCTGTATTTTAAGGGCATAGCACAACCTCCTTGAGACCATTCTTTCTGGCCCACAGCGCAGCCTGACGCTTTGCTTTGTCATAAGACCCACCTGTCTGAAAGATCAGTGGAGTATCTTCTACTATACTGGACTTGAATACCCACCGTCCAAAACCGTGAGGCTGTTTCTTGTGGATAGTCACATACGCATGTGTTCTAACATCTACTCCCTTCATCACTCCCCCTTTCTATAATTCGTTAAGACTGGAGATCACATCCTCCAGACCATTGACCGCAGATTCAAGGCAGTCGAGGGCTTCAGTCATAGACTCACCGCGCTCACTACCCTGTAAGGATTCAGGCATGTTGTCAAACGCTTCCTGCTCTGATTCTTGTACACTTTCAACTCGTATCTTAATTTCCTCCAGTGCAGTAACGATCTTCTCCAACTCAGTTCGTCGTTCCTTATTCACGCTGCCCTCCTCTCACCAGTCACTCGTTCGTAGACAACATAGGCACCAGCGAGAGCCGCAAACTGTTTTCCTATCGTGACATCGTGATGTGACAGCTTTTTCGACTTTGGGGTATTGGTATATATGAGCCTCTCCTCTACATCTGCATACACGCGATGTCCTTCTTTTAAAACGATTACATCCCCAACCTCAAGCCAATAAGGTTTTTTAGGCATCAGAAGCCTCCATCACGCTTGGCCTGAGCATACGGAAGGCCAGTTATTGTGGAGACAGCATCACGTCGAAGCTGTGCTGCCCTATTCCTTCTCACTGTTTTCTTCCGCTCAAGACAAATCTTGCACGTGTTCTTGTCATGATCAGGCGGCATGTCGTAAATGTGACGAACCCATTCTTCCTTTCTCATCTCACTCCTCCCTTTCGCTCTCACGCATCATGAACTTTGATACATTACGCAGCAAGAGCGCCTTCTGCTCTTTATCAAGTGGACAGTCACAATTGGCGCATCGGGCTTCAGTACTGTAAGCCGTATCAGTCTGCCTAACCTTAATCGGCTTTCTACTATACGCATCCACTCTAAAACTCTCAATGGTCAGCCGAGAGAACACGAACTTAACACTCCTGCAATTTTGGCACTTGAGTTTAGCACTCATAACACCAGCCCCGATTCAAAGATTTCGCGAAGTTTGTTGAAAGCTATAAGCCCCTTTTCCCTGTCAACACATGGAATCTTCAGGCCGCGAATCCAGATATTGTACACCTTACTGTAATCGGTCAGCGTGTCCTCCATGAGAGCCAACCTTCCGAGGTCTCCAGAAACTATGCACTTTTCCATCTTACCGTCCTCCTTTGAGATCATTGTAAATCTGTGTCGCATACTGAGGCATCTTTTTGAACAGGAAAGGAAGCTGCTTTGGTGACAGGCTCTTTCTCTGTTTGTACTGCCATGCAAGCGATGTCAGGAATTCAGCATCAACGCCTGTGAAGCCGACACCGTTCAACCACTTGGTATCTCCTTCTGCCTGTTCATCCGTTGTCTGATTCTCAAACACTTTGAGAAGGCCGAACAGCGCAAACCTTGAATCAGTATGCAGCTTATCCCGCAGGAAAAGCAGACTGTCTTTCTTCGTCTTAAACTTTGCTACTTCATCCATCACTTCATTAGCCGTGGCAGCATCAAGCTCGGTGATCGAAGGCTTTCTTTCTTCTCTTGCCTGATCAGCCCACTCAAATCTATGCTGTCTCTGATAAAACTCAGTCTGATAGTGATGACAATTAAAGAACCACCTTCCCTTATTCGCTGTTTCCGATTTCACTTGGTACAAAGGCATGGGGCGTGAGCAAACTGGGCAAATCCTGAGAGCTAAGCCTTTTTCCCATGTCTTCTTGATTGCCTCATGCATCCGATCTTGCCATCCGTACTCCCTTGTCACATACCTCTGTAACTTTTTGGCAAGTGGAGTGCCTGTAACCGCATCCTGCAACCAAATCCGAATACTATCCTCACCCGCCTCGGCAGCAAGTCCGTCACCTTTAATAGAAGAGCGAACCGTAACCTGTGCGCCATTTCCGATCAGGAACCTATACACCCTTTCACCATCGATGAATCCAACATACTCGTGCATCTGTTCCCCTGTTGTCTTGTTCCGTGGAAGAGCAGCTTCAAACTGTTGAGTGGAGAATCTGTCTATCATGATCATTCCTCCTTTACGGCAGCACTACGATTGTGGCGTACCGATCACCCAACCGAGCAGCATATCTTTTGGCGTGTGCAAGAGCATCCGAATACTTTCCTGCCTTTTCTATTGGAACCGCAAACTTCACATGGTTCTCATCCGTACCCTGAACTTCAAACCACCAGAGTCCGTAACCTCTTGGCTGCTTCCGATGAGAAAACTGATACTGTGTCGTATTGACCCTCATTGAATTTGTGGGAACCATACTCATTTTCGTGTCCTCCTTTTCTGTATTGTGTATCATGTCCATACACTTATTGTATATCACATAAGATTTTTTGTCAAGTGATATTTATCAATATGACGAATTTTTTTCATTTTCCAACTACGAAACATTTTTAATTCACCGATATTTTTCCGTGGCTCCACTCGTAATTTTTTGTAATACATAACATTTTTTGTCAATTTTATTATAAATATTCCACTATATTTTCTATGGCAGATGACAGGCAGCCGACGACATCCTCCAAAACCCGAACCTTCACACTCCACATGTTGCAAGCGATTGCACCTGTCTCACTATCCTAATTGGTATCATACTCCCAAAATTTTCTACGCCCTATTGTAACGACCAAAGGCCCGCCCGACCACCCTCTTCGCTTAGGATTTTTGACCCGCTCGCTGTGCATGTGAGGCGCTATGCCTTTTCGATTGGCGTGTCCGAGTGAAGAGATCAGGGTATACGTGTTGTGTACGAGCGTTACTATCATGATCATTCATGAGAATGCTTTGTGGTATCGATTTCTATACTATGCAGTGTAAAGATATAGGCGTTAAATTAATACGTGCATGTAGAGGTACTTTATCTTTTCTTCGCCGCAACTATACTATGTGGATGTGTAATGTATGCTTATGCAGGAATGGGAGAGATCAATATTCCGCTAATACTATATTCTTGACAAATAAATCTCTTAGCTGGATTCCGTCTAATAACTTTTTTTGTCAAGTGGCTATAGTGAATAGGTGTGTTACGCTCTTCTTGGCCCTCTCGCGCTCCCGCCCTGAACTCGCGGCGGTACTTTAATGACTGAGTTTTCCCTGCATGACTGGTCTCATTGGTTCTCTTTCCTTCTCAGTATCCTTCTGTATCCTACTGAATACTTACTGATTAGCATCTGAATGCATTGCAGGTGGTTCTATAGTATGTATAGTGGTCTTAATAGTGTTAGTATTAGAGTTGTACGGGCCGCAATTACTGCATGGGAGGGCGTTTGCGGGTTTCTTGGGTATAGGAACAGAATAGGTGTATGTACTTTTAGAACTGAAGTGTGTTCTTGTTGTACCTACCTATTTCTTAGTCTTATGGGTAGTATGTTTAGGTCTTTTACTATGCTTATTAGTATCCCTTCGGGCCGCCGAGTATGCAGAGTGGGTGCTATTATCTATTAATCTTGGTAATGCTTCATGGTTGCAGTATGGACAGTTCTGTTTCATATTGTCACTCGCCAAAATTCTGTACATAGTATTGCAATGAGAGCATCTACCTGTTTCTTCCGCACGTATAGTCATAGCGTCCTCATAAACTGTCTATGCCACAGCATCAGGGCAAGGCATGCTATATCTATACAATCCTTTTCCGAAGATCGTGCAGAATCTGCCAGAGCATTCGTCTCTATGATCATCAAAGAGCCTATCAGAAGGTCGATTAGTTCTTTTAGCTCATAGAGGCTATCGGCTATTCTTTTTCTTTCTCTACGTTCCGCGACCTGTACAGCAATGTTAAAGTCACGCTCCAAAATCTGTGCAAGCCATTCACGAGAGTTAGGCTCAACATTACGAACAGAGAACTTGAGCCATATCTGATCATCAACTATAATCTCAAGCATCGGGTTCCCATCATGTTCTTCATAGATAGTGTATGACATCTTTCCATCTCCTTTTAGTTCGTTCTAATGAAGCGTATATCTATTTCTCCATCCCACATCTGCAACTCTTCCTTTTCATCTTGCTTCTTATACATCTCAATGGTCTGACGTACATCCTTTTTGGTAAAGTCCAAACCTTTGAAGGTGTACAGGTGATAGAATGCATGAACTTTTACACTTGCAACCGCTTTCATATCACCGAGCAGCCGAAAGAACTTATCGACAGCTTTTGCCATATCCGAATACGTTGCAATAACAAACCATGCCTCTTCATCAAGTTCAGCATAAGGCGTTGGAGTGTTTACTCGAATATGGCGAACTTTTTCAGACATTATCTTTTCCGCAACTCACCGCCGTACAGTTTCTTGTAGATAGTGGAGTTGTAGTCGATGTACTTTTCTCCACCGAAACGTTCTGCGTAGTGATCTGCGTCATTATTGCTTAAGAGGCCAGTATGCACCCCATCGTTGTACTTTACACGCCATGTTTTCCAGCCGCCGAAGTGTGCGCCAATCCAAATCCGGGCCTTGAACCATAACTTTAAGGCACGTGCAAGCGATTGCACTTCACCTTTCGGCTCATCAGTGACAGCAATCATCACATCATCAGTCGGCTGAGCCTCTTGAGGATTCGCGTAGAACGCTTTTTGATCGCAACCATTAGGGCAGTATAGGGTTACTTGTCTTTCGAGCGCCACACCGCAAGCAGGACACTGGTGGCGAGGATATAAATGGTATCCGTCCTCATCGTAATCGTTAACGATCATATCTTCGATTATGTTGCATGCGTCTTTGTCATCAGGTGTGGTAACGTTATTCTTTGCTAAGAGTAAGATCGTCTCCAATGCTTCTAATTCTCTCATAGAGTTCCTCCAATGTCTTTTTTCTAAATCTAACCTTGCTTAGCTGGTAGCGTAAGCCAGCATACCAACAAGCAAGGACTGTCAGGGTCAGCCATGGTACCACTACTGCAACTATATCAAGAGTCGTAGATGCCATGTGCATTGCCTTTAAAATAGTCCAAGCAGTGACAATGCCAACAGTCCCATAGGCTGAATGATGCAGGGCTAATCTGAAGATATCGAAGCGTTTCTCAAGAACAGTGAACTGATCACTAAGCCTAACGTATGCATCGTACAACTCTTCAAGTGTTTCAGGTTTGTCTGAATCCACATTCATCGAACACTACCTCCCTCCTTGTCATTGGATAGTTCTTGCAAATCTCTGTTCTATCATCAGACTCATAGATCACGCAGATCGCCTCCCGAGCCTTAATATCGTATATCAAGTGCATGCAAGGCCACACTGGTCTTTTGTTGAATCGAAGGAACGTAATCTTGCCAGAGTCATATTTATAGTAGACAAGCCTATTGCTATGCAAACAGCACATGCCGCAACGAACACACTGGCCTTCAGGCTTTGCACTTTTTCTCATTGTTCTACCTTGAATGTCTTAAGCTTATCCTTTAGCTCTATCAGTTCAAGCAGATCAGCGCGAAGGCGTTTCAACTTAGGTATCAAAGGATTCAGGCCAGCCTCCGTGATGTCCTGAATGGTGCCGTCTTTTGCCCATTGGATACGAACCGTATTCCACTTTTTATTCTCTTTGACAATCTTTATGATGCGCCCACAGTGCTTAGGAGAGTACATCATATAGACTAAAGCCCCAACCTTAAGGTGCTGGCTTAAATCCCTCTCTTGTTGTTCCTGAGAAGGTGAGGGTGAAGGTGGCTTTTTCATATTTCGCACTCGCTGTCCTTTTCGTTATTGATTCTCCTGCCAGCAATCTTTCGTATTCTTGTTCAGTCAACGTGAACGTGACTGTCTTCTTTCCATCCTTAAAAACACTACCTACTACCATAGATCATATCCTCCTTGTCGGGTACGATGCAGTACCAATATCGATTGTAGCTGTCATGTTGAGGCTTACCTCTCAAGTTATAACAGATCGAATCCAATCTCGCAGTCTCAGCTTTTTCTTTCTTCAGTACATCAAGAGTCCAAAAAGTCAAGCCAGCCACAACAGAGACAAGCATCAAGACAGCGCACAGCGATTGATTGATACGCATCGTACCCTCCGCTCAGTTCCTATCTTTCTTAGGTGGCACTTCAGGAATGGCAACAGGCACAGGCTTAGGTTCAACGATGACGACAGACGGTTTGGCTACTGGCTCTTTGACCTGCTCCACAACTGGAGTGGGCGGCGTGACTCCTTTGGAACACCACCACACTGCAAAAATGATCAACAGGCATACAATTACCAATGCTACTTTTGCTGATTTGTTCTTCATGGTACCCTCCTACAACGCATCAAAGATTACTGGCACTGCTTTCTGAAACCCTGCCAGCATGGAAGTCATCAAAGCTCGCATCTGTGGATGCGCCCTTGGACTTGTCCTCATTGTGAAAATATGCCGCCACTCCCTGAGATTCGCTGTTGTGACAATCTCAGTCTTTACCCCATTCGGCAAGAAGTACCTTGCTTGCTGTGCTGTGCGCCCGATAGCAATGGAGTAGACGTAGTGCTTCTCAATCTCTCGCAGCAGCCTAACATCATTTCCACTTAGCGCGAAGTCAACAGGCAGGATAAACCTGATCGCCGTATCCTTAGCGTAATTGCAGTAACGAGTTGACTCTTGTGAGTAGGCCGCAAGGCGGTGTCGAACCAGTTCATGTGTCACACCACGATCTGTCACAATCCGCACACCAATACTGCAATGTTCAATCACTGACAGGTGGCCCGAGTCCATGATCATAGAGACGAATGCTCTGGCAGAATCAGGCGTGATCTTATTCTCTGATCTATAACATGTACGACCAGCCCTCTCTATCTGTTTCAGCATATCATTACCATTGACTCGTCGAGTGAATTTCCAACTTTGATCGATTAACTTCATAGTTCCTCCTATATTCTAATCATTCTGATAGGCTCTTTGATGCCATAGCGCGGAGAAAGCCCATACTCTTTCACATTGGCAGCAATGGCGTTCAGTATTTCTTCAAGGGAGCGAAGTGCCAACGCACCTACTGCGCTGTCAATCGCATCCTCACGTTTTTTAAAGAACCTGCCTAATCGAAATCCACATATCCCTTCAGTAACAGACCATGGTAATCTTGGGTCTACTCCAACTGGAGTCAAGTGGAGATCAAGGCTAACCCCTTCTTTACTATATGGAATAGGCTTTGCCACATGTTTCCGCCATTCGCGACTTTCAGGAAGGAAGCTAAAGACCCACTTGGGCTTAAGCAGTTCAAGCTCAGAAAAGTGGGCCTTTGCTGTACCAACTTCCAGCCACACATCAGGCATGTCGCTTCTTGGCAGCAAGACACCCACTACATGACCCTCTTGAATCCTGTCGGTGCCTTTGGTCGAGAATTATTGCCAAAATCATGACCGCATACCCCTCGTTTGATAAAATCCATTATGGACTCAGGCGCTACTACGTCCCACGGGCCTCTATCTCCAAGACTTTTGCCTGAGTCAACAGCTTTGATTGACAGTATCCTGTACGTATCAGTCGCGCAGTCAATCTGCCAGAAGACCGAGCAGAGTGGCAGTGTCGTATTCGATTGTCGTGTCCAAACATACGCCATATCCTCAACTCGTTTGACTGAAGGAATGTGGACAGCTAAGAACTGTTTGCCATCATCCTTAACAACAAACCATTCATCAGATGCAAGCGCTTGCAAGGCAAAAAGCAAGACAAGCGCAAAAGCAACCACAACACGTCGTTTCATAACCTCCTCCTTAGAGTAATGGTGCAGTAGTTATCTCTCCCCATCCTTTTCGTTGATATACCGTCCTGACTACTGACTCAGCGAAGAACGGGTAGACAACCCATGATACGAATGTAACGCAAGCAAGAAAAACACCCAAGAAGAAATGGAACCAAGCACCCTTGTACGCAAAATAGAATGGGCCAAAGAGTAAACTCCAAAGCCAGCAGTGATTCGAGTCCTCTGTGTATCCATTTAATGGGTTACGGAATCGCATGGAACAGATCACCTCCTTTCTCTGTAGTTCTGTTAAGCTGAAGCACGATAGAGTCCTGACGGACTGCCTATTATAGTGGCTGGTTTTGGTACCTTGTCACCATGCTCCAAATGAGCCGCATGGACTCTCCACTTATTGCCATCAGTACAGGTGTCAAGTGAAACTGTCTTTTCGTTGATTGTACGGATAGTGCCAGCAACCCACACGCCACGCTTGTTCCGAAAACTGACCACCTCACCAATTCGGAACTCTTGCAACTTAGCTGTTGCCCTCTCTTTAGCTTTCTCATTGATACACTTTACGACAAACGAGTTTAGCTCCCGAAGATCATCCATAGATGCTCTCCTCAGTCCTTGCTTTGTAGCTTCTGATAATGGCATATCGGCCCTCCTTGTATTAGAATCCTGTGACTATGATCGCCCATCCATCCATCAGGTTCTCAACCCTGTAGGCGGCTCCGAGCTTAGTCAACATATAAATGTATTCTGCCATTTCCTTAACCTGATCACTGTGAAACACTACTGCTGTCTTTTCCATTTTGTCCTCCAGTTTTAGTGTGTGTCCATCTTACTAAAGTGTACATCAAGTAAATATTTTTGTCAAGTGTTTTTTTAAGCCATGAGCTAAATAATTTTTCAAGCGATTTCACTAACAGTATGGCATGAATTTTGTTGTGAAAGGCTCTGCGTATTCGTTTAGTATGTTAAACAAGCGCTAATCCAATATTAAGTATTCCTCGAAAAAACTCTTCCTCCCTTGGAAATGCTGTGTAGGAGAGGCCAAGACTGACTCGTTATTTTTCGTTGTAGCAATACTCGCGTTACTTTGAATATATTTATAAAGCCGCACCTGAATTTATCCAGTGAGCGTTAAATATGGTGCTACCACTCATAGACTCTGAATAGTAGCACCTTTGACGCTCTGTTGATAACCTGTTGAAAAGGCTTTTGAGCTAAAAGATATCAAATATTTTTTCGCCTTCTTCCTGCTTCCTATTGGCCCAAACAAGCATGGCAAGGATGGCTATTTCGATCTCTTTGTCATGCCTCCCATACATTCCATCACGAATCACCAAAGCCAGTTTCTTCCTCATCATCAAGAGGTCTTGATCTGACTCAGCTATGATTTTGGACGATGGAGAATCAAGCTCTCCAGTGCCGATCATCGTTTCCGCAACTTCCATCAATCGTTTGTTGAAAGCGCTTGCAGCCGCCCTGAGTCTACTCAGGCTTTTTCCTGTTGTTCTGTGAATTATCTTCGGTCTTGGCTCACTCATCAGTTTCTCTCCTTGTCTATTTTTTGAGGCAGGCCGTAGGAATCAGTTTGATCTAAGAACCTATTGGCCCGTACTCTACTCTTGCATCTCGCGCAATGGATGCGTGGCTTTCCTCTTCCTGACCACTCGTACTCTACGACCACTGAGAAGGTACGCTCACACAAAGGACACTTCGCTTCAAGAGAATTATACATTCCTTCCTCTGGCAGTCATCCTGCCTACTCGAATCTTTCGCACTGGTTCTTCAGTAGTCTCTACCTGTGTACGACTTGACCTACCAGTACGTTGACCAAATCCATACTTCGCCTCCTTTCTTTGAAGAACATTGACTACGCCTGCAACAGCATCAGCGCAGTCTTTAGACCCACCTGCGGGGTGATCTATCTTATCCTTTTCGTCATCACGTTCAAGCTCTCTAAGCTCTTTGCCAAGAAAGTCATAGTTAGGCAACATGATACGCTCGTCCTTGATCGAAAGCTTGACTTCGGTGTATGGTTCTATGGAGGCATCAACAGATAACACACCCGCACGAATCTTCACACGCCTACAAGTCTGAAGCAACTGGGCGGATTGATACCAGTCTGCCGAGAAGTACTTTAGGTTCAGCTTTGAACGTAGGTATAATATCAGTTCTCTTACATAATCAAGCTCAACCTCACCTGAAGGTGGAGCCACAAGCCGAAGAACACCATCTATCATGTACAAAGGCGCTCTCATATCTCTAACTACCTCAAAAAGCTGTGTACGCTTATTAAAGTAGGTACCCGAAGCGAGCAACTTATACCCTGCAATATGACCTACTGCAAAGCCAGCAGCATCACCTGTCAACCCAACGTCGCAGTGTGCAGCAAAGGCTATGGACTCAGTAAGGTACATATCATCAAAGAAATCTTCGTCGATCAAGTATGAAAAGTCTCCACCGTACTCCTCCATAAGCTCTGAGATGATACACTCATTGACTTTGAACAGATTGGGCCTTCCAGTCATCTTGACATATTCCTCTTGGCATCGTAACAGTTCAGCCCTGAATGGAATAAACGGCCTCCGAACTCCAGTGGTAATACCTGCATAGTCCTTTAGTGCAGCCTCAATATCACGCTCAAAGTCTCTTTTATACTCCACAGGAACATGAATAACCGACTCAACATGTAAGGCATGATCAAGGTCACGAATGATTCTTGATTGCCTCTCAGCACTTCCAACCTCAACGAGAAACTTTTCACCTGTAAACCTATCGGCTGGCAGTGCATCCCATTGGGCGTAGGACAAAGACAAAATCGTTGGGTCGGTCTTTGCCTCCTCAAGCTTTCTACTGGTGAAGTCTCCTTCATAGTTGACAGATGATATCAACAGCAATTTGCCCGGAAGCTCTCCGAACTGCATGAACCTTGATTTCATCCTACGAATCAAAGATCGATAAATCTGTTCTGCCTGATCGTATTCCTCACCGCCAGTATGCTCAGAGTGCTTGACTTTTGCCATGAAGTTCATCTCATCAACAACACCGCCGAACACGTTCATACCAATTGCCGCCGTATCTGAGCCACCGACAGGCAGGACAAGAATATTAGATGGAAACCGAAGCTCAGACTTGACTTCGGGGTCAAAGGCAAAACGTTCAGTAAAGTATGGACTTCTACGAAGGATATTGGAGAACTGATCAAACACAACCTTTTTGGCAAGCTCATACTTCTGTGACTGCTGGATAAACACGATGCTCGAACCGGGGGCCAAGCCATACTCAAGTTGTGGGTTATAGAAGCATGAGAGCTTGTAGATCATATAGGCCATGGCGAGATACGAGAAATATGTCTTCCCCCAACCAATACTTCCTGTCAAAACGCATTCGATGTATCTATCATGAGAGAACAATTCAACAAGGCCACGCTTGACCACAGGCCGTAAGTTGTCTTTCTGGCCCATATACTCTTTGCTCTCGCAGAACTCTTCAACCGATACTATCTGATCTACCTTAAGGCCACGCTGCATTCGTAGGTAGGACGAATCTTTATTCTCAATGGCATTCACGAGGTTAGCGGTAAATGCTTGCAGATCACTAAAGCGATAGCATTCACCGAGATCGGTGTCAAAGATCGGACACGAAGCCGTAAGCAGATTCATGGCCTGCTCATCTGTCGGCTTCATGCCTTGTGTTGTTGCAATTATGTAGTTGACATGTTCGATACCTCTTTCTACTGGTACAAACGATAGAGCATCAGTCCTCATCACCTTTCTCCAAAGCCTTTCTCGCAATCTCGTCCAGCAAGTCAGGGCCAGAACTTGGTACCTTTTCAACAGGCTTGTAGCGCCCAGTCTCGGGGTCAAGTTCCATACGAATCGCTGATTTTTCCGCCAACTCAAGGAACCTGTGGGCCGCCTGTACTACTCGTGAGCCTCCATCAGATAAGCCACCTACAAACTTATCAAATTTATGTTTAATGTTAAGGTTGAACTCAGAGGGCTTCTCCGATAGAATACCAAGGCGAATTGCAAACGTTAGATACTTATCAAGCATGCCAGAGAGAAGCTGCATCTCTATGGCAGTCTGTTTCATTGGTAACAGGTTAGCTTCCCTACCTAAATACGTTTCAATCCTTTCAGTTTGTACATCAATAAGCCAACGATAACGTTCCATGGCATCAAGATGCTCGACAATCTTTCTTGCTCTTTTTGTCAGTGGTCTGTTGGCTTCCTTATCTTTGGCATTTGTGGCTTGTTGAAAGAGGCCAAGAACTTTCAACTTAAACTTCTTCAAACCCCTTGCAAGCGATTTCACTTCTGAGGTCTTCATAATTCCCCAATCACGTTGAACGACAGTAACTACGCGGTGCAGCGTTTGCCCTGAGCGCAATCGATGATACACCTCTGCAAGTTGTTTATCATTCAGGTGTCTCAGCCACAATCCCTTTCTTCCTTCTGGCTGGACAGCCTCTCTCAGCCTGTGGATAAGATCAGCAGCCGTTATCTCTACCTTTCCCGCGATATCGTTTGGTTCTTCCATGTGTCACCTATTGCATTAAGTCCTCAAGGCCCAAAGCCTCAAGCTCCCCAGTCTCATCCTCAATATCTTTCAGGTGGTCTGAGTTCTTTTCCATAAACTGCTCAACGTTGAGAGCCGCAAGGAGATGTGACAAAAAGCTATCAAACGTCTTACCACCAGCCATAACCTTTTTGGCGAGGGTCTTAATCTTTGGAAACTCGTTCGAGGCCATTCGCACCCAAAGGTGCTGTTTCCCTCCAAAGTCGAGTACCATGAAGTTCGCTGGCAGAGTGTCACCGTATTCAGTAAACAGCCTATTCAAAACTATGCTAAGATCATCTACAGTCTTGATCTCTTTTCTGGCCTTGTCGAACTCTTTCTTCATATCCTCATTCGGCAAGTTGTCCCGAGTCTGATCAAGTAACTTTTGAAACGCATCAGCATCAGGAAAGCCAAGCTCATAGGCCATTTCATCATAGGACTGACCGAAGTTCTCTATGAGATCGTCAACAAGCTTTGCAAGCTTCTTTGTGTTGACTTTACCTTTAATCATATTCATCCTGACGGTCTGCTTACGTTGTGTCGCTTCATCAAAGATAGCAGGGTCAGCTACCACACACGGAATCATCTTTTCATCATTGATCTTCATCGTCTCGAATCTATGCTCACCATCAACTATCCTGAAACGCTGAAGCTCGCCCTTCTTAAGCGGAAGGGGTACCACAAGGATAGGCTGAAGGAACTTAACCTTGTCAACATTGTCAGAGAGCAGATTAAACTCCGAAATGGACATCTCGTTCGGATTCCACTGGTTTACTTCAATTCGCTCAATGGGAATGCGAACAGACTCCCCATGCTCATAAGTTCTTGCATATTCATCTACAGGAGCTTTGACTACTTTCTCCTTGATAGCTGTGCCTTCGCTGTCCGATGTTAGTTTGTCAAGTCGTGTCTTAGTCTTTGCCATCTACATCCTCCTATATCCGTAAACTCCAGTACGATAATGTATCCCGAAGGGTCTGGTCATGTGTGAACTGTGGCCTCCAACCTGTCAGCATAGTAAAGATCGATGAGTCTCCCGCCAAAAGCATAACATCTGATGGACGCATCCGATCTTGGGCCATCTTTGCCTTAAGGTTCGTAATTCCGAGAATGCGCGTTATTCTTGCCAGTAGCTCATGACCACTGATCACTACCCCACCGCCAAGTTGTACAGTCATCCCACCAATACCAGTGGAGGACACGAGGTTAACCGCCATCACGTAGCCGCGAACGATATCCCTAACATCGGTATAGTCACGGACTGAATCGAGATTCCCATGAACGATAGCTGTGCGTTTACCTAACTGATACTCAAGGGCTTGGGCGCAGAAGTCAGCAGTGATGTACTGCCTATTCTGACGTGGGCCTGTATGATTAAAGGTTCTTGTGGTAATGGTCTTGAGGCCATAACTGTAGAAATACTGGTACCCAAGAAGCTCAAGGGCAACCTTGGTAACTCCATACGTGGATAGTGGACGGAAGGGCTGAACCTTTGGATGAATCGGAATCTCTTCTGGATGCACCATGCCATATTCTTCACTGGAACCTGCAAGCTGGACTGTGGGTTTATTCTCCATCTGTCTTGCACACTCCAAGACGTGAATAGTGCCAAGAATGTTAGTATTCACAACTCCATCAGGGTCTTTCCATGAGTCAGGCACAAAAGGCTCAGCCGCAAGGTGAAAGACAACATCAGGCTTTACGAAATCGAAGAAATTCTTCAACTCTACGTAGTCACGAATATCCGTATCAGAGTAGGTAAACTGGGATTTGTGACATTCTATGGCATTGGGCGCATTCGGCAAATCACACCCAAAAACTTCAACGCCACGCCCAACAAGCAAATCCAGAAGATGCGACCCCGCCATTCCTTTGATGCCAGTGATTAAAGCTTTCATACCTTTAGGTACCTCCTTATACAAGATTCAATATATCGAAACTCGTCCTTTGTGAGATCGTAAGGAGACGGCAGCACTATGCCGTTTCTATGTAGTGCTTTAGCGTTCTCTCCAGTCGAGCCAATCCAGCCAACTCCCAAGTTCTTTGCGTAACACTGAAGAGGATAGAAGGCAGGACGGGTCTCTACGCCATCAGCACGAAGGGCTTTGGCTAAATCAGCCGCCGTGATCTGTGTGGAAGGATTGAGCATAAGGCAGTTCAGCCAAGCTACTCCACCTTTTGCAAGCGCTTGCCAAATGCCGACCTCTTGGAATACACGACTGGCTCTGTACCAAAGGGCCACCCTACGCTTACCAGCGACATGCTTTCTAAGAATCTCATGCTGCCCAAGGGCTACCGCAGCCGTAATTCCGGGCATCATCACATTGTCGCCATACGTAGTGTACCAATAAGGGTTAGCCAAAGTTGGCTTGCCACGATTGCAAAACTGGGTAATCAAGGTATGGTACCCTTCGTCATTTGTAGCGACAAACCCACCTTCTCCACACCCCCAAAGCTTCTCAGCACGAAGACTGGCAACGATAATGTCACCAGTCGGTAAGTCATCAAACGTCATACCCATGCATTCGCTGAAGTCTTCAATGACAGGTACCATAAGCTCGTGGGAGTACTCCAAGAACTTGTCAGCATCGCGACAACGTTCCCCATAGATATGAACAAGGAATATGGCAGATGGAACCGCTCCAACTGTGGCGGTCATGCGATCTGCGATCATTCCAAAAGTGTCAAGCTCTATATCAGCAAACCATGGCACTGCACCCATCTCTATTATAGGCAAGAGGTTAGCAGCGCAACTATAGGAAGTCGTAAGAACTGATCGAAGATTTGACGTTGACTTCCGCTCCCAACCAATGGTAGCAAACAGGGCCGCTCTACATGCTGCCGTACCAGAGTTGACAAGAGTGACATACTTTTTCTTGGTATACTTGGAGATCAGCGAACGAAGTTCTTCTTGGCTTGCGCCACTACCGCCACTCCAGAAGCCATCCTTGACTGCGTTGTGGGCCAATCTTAAAGTGTCTTTCCCTACGGGCATTCTAAACAGAGGTATATGCATGACTTACTCTCCTTTCGATACATTTAACCATTCTTTTTGCAGCGAGGCAACATTTATTTTACTCTAACTATGAAACGATTAGTGGGTTAGAAACAGTCTCTTTGACGAACCCATGGGCCACAAAAGTCTGGAATACAGCCCATAAAGACGGATTCGACATGATCGGATTATTCACGTACTTCAATTGCCCATACACCGCATGCTCCTTTAGCAAACGGTTAATGTATTCAATCCATCGTTCATTCGCTACATGGTCAGTAAGCCTGCCTGTGATCAGCTTCGACTGCTGTTTCTTAAAATGCTGTGCAACAGGCACATGTAGCTCCTTGATCGTAGTGATAAGACGCTCTATGTTATTCTCTATTGACCTATGCTCTTTCACCCATTCACGCCAGTATGCTTGCTTCGCCATCTCTGCTGGCAGGTTAGCGATAACCCTACGGATAAGTGCCTGAAGCTCAGTAGGAGATGACCAAAACCACGGATACTCTTCAGGCAGGACACCTACTGAATCAGCTTTGTTGATCAGCACAATAAGGCCAGCCCTGATCTGTTCCATGGGGGCTGCGGGGCCATACCGTAAGGACTGAGGAAAGATGGAAATTTGGCATGAAGCCATGATCTTCCATGCTTCTATCTGCGTTAGGCCAAAGTGAGTCTCAAGTTGTTTCGGGTAATGCTTCTGCTTACCTACAAGCATCTTGTCAATTGCAGGCTCACGCCCCGGAATAGTAGCAACCATCCGAAGGTCTCTACCAAAGGAAAAGAGGTAGTCAGCAGTCTCAAGGGCCATGGCTACTCGTTTAGTCGCGGTCAATCGCCCACCCCAGTACACGGTGACACTCTCTCGCTTCGGTACATCCTTCACGGTCTCATCGAGTTTTTTATAACTAAAAAAGATCGGCAGTACCTCTGAACGAGCAGCAAACCGCTTGACAAGTGCAGGAGACAGCAACTCTCTGGCTTGCTGCAAAGCCTTCCTCTTGGAATAGTCAGTAAAGAAAAAGGTCTTGTCAGCATTCGCAAAGCCTACATAGTGGGACAGCACTTTTCTCGGCTCATCTCGTAGGTACCCAAGATCACAAGCACTCCCAATGAACGGAGTACAATAGTCAAGGACGATCACTGGAGGCAGGACAGCTTGGCCCTTAGATGAAGTAAACCAATCAACGAGGCGTTGCCCAACAATCGAATTGTTTGTAATGACTACATCGTAATCAACCCTACTACCATTCATAGGATTAAACAAATCCCAAAGCGCATCTGAGATCAGCAACTCGCTCTCTGGCCTTCCAGATAGCAGTGGAGTATAGATATACTCACAGCGCTCTATCTCCTCCGGGTCTCCGATAAAGCCATATCTTCTTCTTCCACTTAAGTCACGAGTAGGCATGAGAAAGATCGAGAAAAAATCATCTGGCAAATGCTCTATAATTCGCTTGGTCAGCGTGTAGGACGAATCCGCAAGTGCATTAGGTGGAAACTCGAAGCTGTTAAGAAATAGGACTCTCATTCTTTCCTCCAATCTGTAGGACTGATCTCTTTTGTTCCTGAAGCCATGGCGCAAGCTCGGACTACCCACCACATAGCAACTACTTTGGATTTGTCCAGACTTCTTGACTGTAGAGCAACTGCTTTGATTAGCTCCTCTTTCGTGAATTGATCTGGCAGGGTGCTTACGGCCTTACCTACAAGATCAAGCATGAAATGACCCTTTGCACGAGTTCGAGTTTCGTTATTCCTAAAAGCTACAGCCTTGTCCAGAAATGCCGACCAACGCTCACCAATGATAAGACTATCACAATCCCGACGAACACGAGCAATCTCAGTCTGCCCTATCTCCTTGGCCTTCTTTGGATTAGAAGCGCAGAAGTTCATAGCAGCAACGAAGTCGTTCTCGTTCTTGCAGTAAAAAGGATAGGTAGGCGAGTACCTTCCTTTGTTCCAAGGGCGCTGCATGATAATAGGTGTCATGCCAGAAACGATGCACTCAGTAGTGGCAAGGCCAGTGCCTTCGTAATCGATGTAACATAGGACAAAATCGCCATTCTTCATTTCCTCATAAAACTGACTACGTGATACAGCAGTCTTGGTCAACAGCCAATCTCCTTGCTCAAGGAACCATTGTGGTGCTTTTTCCCATTGCGTACAGAGTTGGAGGTTAGCCTTTTTTCCAAGCGTGAACAACTTTTCTACTGATTCAGCAAGGAATTTTAGATGTCTCTTAGCCTCGAACGTGCCTCCATGAAAAAACGTACACCGATCTTGAGGACGTTGGTGCTGTGGCACACGAGTCTTGTCAATAGCTGGCAGGATGTCGTATATCGCTAATTTCTTAACCTGTGAAGGTGACAGCATTGACCTTGCTATCGACAGCATCTCCGACACATCCGCAGGAGTCAACACCAGTGTCAAAGCACTTGAAGCCATACCTGTTGCCAAGAGTAGCCTCCCGGTCTCGCAGTCAAGTTTCGGCAAGTCCTTATCAAGAGTAGTCTCACCGATCACGTTGATCACCGCAGGGAGGCCGATCTTAGGCAACATGTAATGATACTTTGCGCTATACTCTGACTGCCATCGAACAACGAAGTTCGCAGTACAATATCTGGACAGCACAACGTCATACTTTGGAAAGTCTTTTTCGGAAAAATGCTTAAAACACAACGGGCTGAAGAAAGGCTGATCAGTTCCAGCAAACCCATCTTTGTAGACTGTGGCATCGGAGGCGGCGGGTGATAGTATAGGTAACAGCCTTACCCTTTCAAGGTGAGCAAAATCGCTATCGTCCCAATCTATGTACTCCTTTGTACAGGGTACGGCAAAATCCCAATATACGTCATCCCTGAATTTATTTACGTGGGCCACGGCCTCAGCAAAAAAGTTGACATTGCTTATGCCTGTGAACCTCTTAGAAGAGTACATCAAAGGCGTTACCAATACGTTCATCTAATCCTCCTTATCCTCTTTCATGAGTAGCCACTTGATAATGCCTTGTACATCATGCTCAATTGACCGCCATACTGCATCAGCCTTTTTGGTAGTATCGTATTTGCCAAACTTGCAAGCGATTGCAAGCCACTTATCCCACCAAGCAGTGGTAATACATGTGGGCTTCTTTCCTTCCTTCGGATAGCGCACAAGCGTTGACGGCACAAACCCTGAAGATTTCAAGAACCACAAGCGTTCAAGTTGGGGGCGTGTGATAGCCATCTTGGTGCCATGCTTCTTGAGGTATATCGACATTGTCGCCATCCCTATTCTCGTGTGCATGTCAAAGACATACCAAGGCATAGCGATCTCCTCGGGTCTTGCGTCATCACCGTTTAGCAGGAAGTAAGCTTCAACGTCATCATCGACCTGATTCAAGATCATGTCTCTATCCAAGCCACGCTTATAGATAAGCACCATAGTTGGCAGCATGGAGTATCTATCCCACACCATCCCTCCCATGGAGGCTCGCGCCTTCAAATACTGCATGGCTTTTTGCTCATACGTCGTGTACTCACGTTTCTCCATCAGGTAGTCATAGGCATCTTCTGCTTTTTGCTTGATATTTTCTTCAGTCATGCCATCAACTAATTTCCGCACAAGGGCAAGTTCAGAACCTTTGACGGCGTTGCCGATGGATTCTGTGGCAAGTGACAACAAAGCGTGTGAGTCTTTATTCTTTGTGGCAAGAACAACCTTATAGAGCATGCGCTTCCATTCTTTCTTATCGTCAGTTCGCTTGTTTAAGAAGTCTGCAACCTCACCTACAAGATAGTAAGCATCCTCTATGACGATTATCGGAAAGCGCCATTTATACCAACTTTGGTGCTGCTTGTCTGCCCACATCAATTCAAAGCATGTATGGGCCAGATCAAGATTTCCCCTCCTAACTGCCTTTTGTATTCCTGAGTGTGCAGCATAAAGTAGGGTATCTTTCTTCATTTCGGCCTCTCGTTTATGAACTTGCAAAAGAGAGGGCGAGGACTGTTTCCCCGCCCTTCCTTATTGTGATGTAGCATTACAGGCCGAGGGTCTTGTTGATATCGGTCTCGTCATCATCGTCATCAGATGACTTGCCTTTACCCTTCTTACCTTTCTTGTCAGCCTTTTTGGGAGCAGGTTTGGATTTGCCCTTACCCTTACTCTTGGGCTTCTCCTCCTCTTCCTCCTCCTCCTCTTCTTCTTCTTCCTCTTCCTCTTCTTCCTCTTCGAGATCATCATCATCGAAGTCGTCACTGGCAAAGTCCTCTTCCTCTTCGGACTCTTCCTCTTCTTCCTCATCCTCGTCCTCTTCCTCTTCCTTCGGAGGTTTCTTGGATTTGGCAGGTTTCTTGGCCTCTTTCTTTTTCTCTTCCTTCTTGACCTTCCCTTTGGCCTTGGCCTTCGGTTTCTCCTCCTCTTCCTCATCTTCCTCTTCGGACTCAACGGCCTCAGAAGTGATCTTGACAGAATAGGACTTTTCAACGTAGGCGATCATATCCTCAAGCTTGGTCTTTGCAGGAGACACGCCTTTCATCTCCAACCATTCCTGACAGATAAGCTCAAGGGCCAGAGCCGAATCTTCCTGCCCTGTTGCTTTCTTTGCCTCAGCAAGAGCATCAGCAATGATGACGGCCTCAGTCTCGCCCATCTTGAAATTCATAGAGTGGACTTTGGGTTTTGCTTCGCCCGGAGACCTGTACTCTTTGACAGTTTCAGTGAATTCACGAGAGGACTGTTTCTCAGCCTTTTCGATCAGTTCGTCAATGTTCTCCTCGGTGGCAACAGCGACGAGGTCTTTCATGCGTGTCCAGCCGATGGACTGTACCTTCTTTGTGGGCATGCCAAGAGACTTCACCTTATCCCAAATCTCAACAAAGTACATGGCCTTGCGATACTTGGTATCGAGTTCTTTCTGGCAGTATTCCTCGAAGTTTGAGAAGCCCCATTCAAGGTACATCTCTTTGTGGTAGGCTTCGGACAGCAGCCCTGCGAGATCAAGGTAGTCGGCCTCAATCTGATTGTTAAGCTCTGCAATCTTTGACCTGACTTCTGCCGCTCGGGAGGACTTTACCTTCCCTTTCAAGCTTTCACCAACCTTCTCTTTTGTCTTTGTAGCAGTCTTTGTAGCCATACTCGTTAATCCTCCTTGGATTTTTTGTTAGTCATCATCTTTCGTACTTCTAATTCTGCGAATCTTCGTTCCTGCTTCAGCAGACTCTTCAATGTCACCTGAAGCAAGTCTTGCTCTTGTTGCTACCCATTCACGAATGGCGCGGAGTTCTTCCTTGTTCCGCTCAGCCTGTGGAGTAGTTTCTTTGATGGCTCTCAAGATGTGCTTTGTTTTTACTTCCTCGTCCAAATCGAATGCAGAATACATGCCATCTATAATACCTGCTTCGATTTCGGCACCAACCCAATTGTTAGTGGCGTTGACAAGAGTCTGAATGTTAAATTTCTCAGGGTCTCTTCCGCGCTTTCTAAGGTGAATTGCAAAAATCTCAGCCCTCTCAGAAGGCGTAGGAAGATCAGTAGCCCATACTTCGTCAACTCTACCCTTCCGATAGACCATAGAAGGAATAGTAGCGACATCGTTTGCCGTAGCAGCAAGGAAGATCGCTGCCTTGGTTTCCTGTCTCCATGTCAGGATTGTCGAGACTACCCTTGCCGTGACACCTGAGTCAAGCTCACCAGAACCTTTCATTCCTGCCAACCCTTTGTCAATTTCATCAAGCCAAAGGACAACAGGCGCTACAGCTTCAGCAACTTGCAATGCCAGCCTGATTGCAGCTTCAGACTCTCCTTGGAGTGATCGAAAGATTTTCCCCATGTCAAGCCTGAGAAGTGGAAGTTTCAGGTAAGCAGCAACCGCCTTGGATACGAGAGACTTGCCAGTTCCAGCAGGGCCGACAGTCAATATGCCCTTTGGAAATGGAAGGCCGTACTCCCTTGCATCCTCAGTGAACGCTTTGGCTCTCCGTTTCAACCATTCCTTCAACGCTGCCATTCCGCCAACTTCATCCATACTCTCGGACACGTTAACGAATTCAAGCACATCACTCTTTCTTACTTCCTGTTCCTTTTGTGCAGTGATCAAACGGAGGTCAACCGTTTTCTTTACAGCAACAGATAGGGCAAAAGCACTCTCTGCCCCGATCATATCCAGACCGATTGCTGAAGTGGCTGCATCAACTAACAAACTCTCGACCTCTTCCTCCTTTTTTGGTAGATGCATCGCATCTTTGTACGCCCTTGTGAGCCGTTTGTACTCCTCTACGATCTGTTCCCTTGTTGGCAAAGGAACGTCAACGAAGGTAACGAGGTTTTTAAGCTCAGAGGGTAAATCAAGCTGTGGCCCAACCAAGATCACATGACTACCAACTAATCTTGCAGCCATGATCGTATCATGTAACTGCTGAATCACTTGATAGTTGTTAATGAAATGCCGAACGTTGTGGAACAAAGCAACCATGACTGAAGGGGGCTTCGCATTCTGTACAGCAATGAGAGCATCCAACAGATCATCCTGCGCCTTTCGTGCTGTCTCTGGCTTCTCATTTACTTTATTGACCATCAATCCTGTGGTGGCCTTCCACACGCCAAATTGCACATTGTCCATCTGGAGTTCAGAACAAGCCTTCCTAACCAGACGTTCGGCAGTCTGAGGCTCCACCGTTCTAAGAAACAACGCTGGATACCCTGCCTTTAAAAAATCTTTAATTGTTGGTTCCAAAAAATCACCTCCTCAAATTTGATTAGTAAACATCCCTTTGGTGTTTGTTGCCATATTCTAATTATAGATTAGGTTAGAATTTTTGTCAAGGGTTTTTTGCAAGCGATTTCATTTTTTCTGCTTTTTCTTATTCCGTTCGGTCAACTTCCAAGCGTCCCCAACACAGATTGCAACTGCAAGGGCTGGCCACATGTGATTAACCACACCATACAATGGCCCCGGATTCTTCTTGGTACCTACCTCTCCGAGTCTATCAATTAGATAGGCTCGTACATCCTTATCTCCGGCCTTGGGAGAGCCAGTCAACTGAGAAGTGACAGTTTTACGTGGAACCTTGAATACCTTTTTGAATGAGTCTCGGCCTGCCTCAGCCATAGCGCCAATAAATTCACACGTATCAAAAGTCTCATTACCAGAGACCATACCGTACCCTCTGATGCGCTCAATAGCCAAAAAGCAATCGTGATCATGGTACTGAGTGCCTTCATGTAGCAAGATATTGTACGGTATATGTTCCATTCCTACATCACGAATGCCACGCATTACATCATCAGACGAGACCTCTTTGGTGAAGAGGATTTTCTCTGCTTTGGCATCCCATAAAGCAACGCCCATCGATTTCGGGCCGGGGTCGATACCGAGAACTAACATAATCCCTCCTTATAGAACTTTGTGCAGGACTTCAATGCAGGACAGTACCTTGCACGATAGCAGTCAAACTGTTTCTTTTCACACTCATCAATAGGAGATGGAAGTCGCTTGGGATACGCCTTTACTCCTTTTTTATAGGTGAGGAGTTTATCACTGATCTGCGAAACAATCAAATCATTTCGTGTCACTGGGAAAACCTTAACAGGAAATAAATTAGCATGCTCTTTCTTCGAGAGGTAGATGATATACCCAACCTGATCGTCAATCGTAACTGGAATCTTAGAGTCATGAGGCAAACTCATAAGGTACGTTTGTAGCTGCCAAACGTGTTGGATATAGGGTGCAAGTAGGTTAGGAAAGAGATCGCCACTCAGACTCTTAATTTCAGCCGCTCGGAACAACTGTGGGATAGGCTCGAAGAACATGTCTACATGGCCTGTCACCTTCCATGGCTTTTTGATCTTGATAGCATGCTCAAAATAAATGGTGGCATCAGGTGATGCGCCACACTTACAGGACTTCTGCGGGGGCTTGCCAAAATAGCGAACCCTTCCACATGCTAAACACTTCCACCAACCCCTCCTCTTGTCACCGAAGATGGAATTCGTGTTTTGCGACCAATAGTGCAGCGCATCCCCGAATCCAAAAGTCATAGCAGACTTCAAACTGCCCCATCGTTTGACGGTAGACCCTTCAACAGAGCCTATCACATGCATCCTCATACATGCGTCATGAACAGACGAGGCACGAGGGTAAGAGATCACTTGTGATTCAGACTCTCCCACGTGTAAATTCAGGAATTCAGCAGCAATCTGATACGGGTCTCCACGCTGTTCAATCTTTGTCAGTATGGGAGAACGTTCTTTCCCTTTATTAGCTGCAACTCGAATCTTTCTTACCAGATCACTCATTGTCTACATCCTTATAATCTGATCAATTCCCATCCATTCCTTATACCATCTGACAAACTCCTCAACACCTGTCTCAATCAGGATTGACGGAGCATATCCTATCAGAGTTTTGAGCTTTCTCGTGGAGGCACGAGTAGTAAGAAGCTCGCCATGCTCCAATTCCTTTGCATTGACCGAGAAGCCTCTCTTCAAGTGCTTAGCGAGCAAGGTAGCAACCTTGATAATATCAACCGTGTGCGCCCCTCCTATATTGACAACAAGAGGACTAATCGTATGAAGCGCACGTGACTCTATTTCCATGATTGCCTTTACAACATCAGAGATATATGTAAAGTCTCTTTCTGCTGCACTAAAGGTCGAACCATCAAAGTGACCACGAACCTCTAAAGGTTCACCCTTCATGATTGCATCAGCAAATTTCCATAGCACTGAGTCTGGACGGCCCCAAGGCCCATAGACGTTAAAGAATCGCATACCTACGCACATGGCATTAGTATTGTGATAGAACGCATAGGCCATATCCTCATTGGATTTCTTGGTTACGCCATACAAATTCACTGGAGTCGCTGAGTCAGATTCAGAGAATGGAATAACCTTTTCTCCGTATACTGAACTCGAAGAGGCATAAAGGAACTTGGAAACCTCAAGGGAGTTGGCGAGTAACAGCATATTCCAAAACCCTGTCAAGTTGCACTGTAGATACGCCCATGGATTTATATTGACATACGTCACTCCAGCCTGAGCCGCAAGGTGAATAACAGTTTGTGGAGACACTCCACGAAACCTGATGGTCTTGACAATCTCTTTGATATCATCGTAATTCGCAAGCTCTGCTTGGAGAAAGATAAACTGCTCATCGCCAAAGAGCGCAAGCTGCTGGAGCCTTGACTTCTTTAAATTCACATCGTAGTAGTCGTTGACGTTATCGATACCTATGACAACATGGCCTTGAGCAAGGTACGCTTTTGCTACATGAAAGCCGATGAAGCCTGCACAACCTGTAACTATATAATTTTTCTGTTCCGCCATGATGCTCCTCCCGAGTTCGTGATGATCTTGTCCACTTCTGGCTTCAACAACCAATTGAAAAGCATGATAGGCACTTTAGAATATTGGCCTGTGAACTTATCGAACTTTCTACGCTGAGTAGTCCACCACATGCCTTTAACTTCGATAAAACTGCCGAACTTTGGAAGCCAGAAGTCAGGTGTATAGTGACCATTCTGCCCAACCTCAAACATCCATTTTTCATACTGCCAATCAATTCCTTCAAGATCAAAGACAGTGGCTACTTTCCTTTCAAAGTCTGATTTGAAATCTGCGTATGCCCCACCTTCATTAACTGGTATAGCTCCCCACATCTGTTGGGGCGTGTACTTCCCATCAAGAGGTATTTGCTTTTTAATCCACTTCAACGCACAAGGCCATGAGCAGATAAACCGACTGTACACCAGTATGTATTTTCTATCCTGATTTGGGAGCCTCTGCAAGCGCTTGCACACCGCACATCTTACATTTGGCATGAACCACCTCCATGCCTTGCCCCTTTAGCCGCTTGAATGATGGCCTGTTGAGTCGCAAGGTACACTGGAAAGTTCTTTTTCCAATAAAGCTTGAGATCATCTTGCTTCGCTGCCTTCATCTTCTTTCCGTTCACATTCACACGCCAAACTTTTGCAGCATCATCCTTAACGATTATCCCAAGCTCCTTTCCAAACTTAAGCACTGAACCATAGTCATCAATCATGCCCTTCTCAAGCTCAAGCTCTGGAATAGATTCTTTCACAACGATAAACTCTCCTGCACCTGCAAGAGTGGCAATCTTCTCCTTTTTAAGCGCAAAAGAATGTCTGCTTGCCATTGCCTTGTTATAGACCTCATTGATGTACTTTGCATCGGTGCCATTCTTATCCAGCATTTTCTTGGCAATCCTTACCAACAAAGAGAATTCATGTTTCATGCTGAAGCCTCCGGGCATTACTTCCGGGTCGCCAAAGGAAACTCCAACCTTCATCCTCATTTGGTTCGTGAATAACACAGTACAGGCATGATCTTTTTTGCGTTCTCGAATGAGTCTTTGTTTGATTCTCTTCACAGCCCTGCCTATCAAACGGGCCTGAAGTGCCATAAACTCCTGTTCCATCGGAGCGTCAAACTCAGATTCAGGAACAAGAGCAGCAAGCGAATCTACTACCAGAAGGCCACAGTCATCGGCCCGAAGGACGCTCTCACTGACATTGACGTACTGCTCACCTGAATCACAAAGAATGTAGTAATACGAATCCTTCGGAACTCCACAGGCTTCGAGCCATTGTGCATCAGTCGTTCCTTCTATGTCTACAAGCACTGATTTCATGGGCTTTGGTTTGTGACAAGTGCATGTCTCCAACAGGTTAAAGCATCTCCAGCAAATCATAGAAGCTATCCTCATGGCAGCAATCGTGATTCTTGACTTTCCACCTTGATCTGGCCCCCACGCACATGTGGAGCCATGAAGAGGCAAGCCTCCTCCAGCAGCAAAGTCTAACGCAAAGATGCCTGTCGGGAGACGTGGCGGGTCGTACCTGATTTGTGACGCTGGTACCATCGTCTGCGCCCCGTATTGAGCATTCAGGGTGGTAAATAATGAGCCTAAGTTAACAGGCTTTTCAGGCTCTTTTTTCTTTTTCTTAGCCATGCTATTCCTCCTCAGTCAACCGATCAACCTCTTTGTTTAGCAGAGCATGAACCATCTTCTTGACTTTCTTGTACATCTCTGGCACCTCTTCAATGTAGCAAGGTGCAGTGATCATAACGTCTATGCGAACACTGCTATAATCACCTGTGGGAATTGTCGAACCGAGCTTCACTGAAACCGAAGCAGGGTTAGTGACAAAAGGGCGAATCTGTATCTTCTTACGTTTCTCCTTTGTTTCGTTGAGAACAGTAGTCGTTACCGTAATAGACCCTTCTCTTTCAGCGAGTGCTACATTCTTCTTATCCGACATACTCACCTCTTTTTCCATTTCGCATGCAAGATTTCGCTCACATCAGTAAGAGATTTAATCTCCTTCCTGTCAAACGCGGCAAAAATCTTCTTGATCAAATTCGCCTGTTCAAAGGTATACAGTCTCCAACCTCTGGAGTCATAAAAAGAAGGCTCTGGAATGACAGCCGTATTATGATACTCCCTAATAGTTTGAACTTTGCGATTGATCATTTCCGATATCTTGCCAATGGTGATAAACGTAGTTTTTCCATCAGTCAGCGTTTTTCTGTCACGCTTAACACCTGCATTAGTGGCATGATAGTAGGCTTTTGCATCAGCCTGAATCTTTGCCCTATGATCGTGATCTGACTCATACTTCTCTTTTCGTTCCTTCGACAATCGTTTCTTATTGGCCTTATACCATTCCTTGTAGTTAAAGCCATCAGCAGATTGTTTTCTCCGTCCCATCACACGCCTCCTTGAACATACTTGATCTTCAGTCCTTTTTCCCTGTATTCAAACTCACGCTTTGTTGCCCACCTCTGAGCATCAGGGTAGAACCGATCAATAATATCGACCAAGACAGGCTGCTTCTTACCATCTACGAATCTCTCTATTCTCCCTCTTGATTGTTCTGTTTCTGTTTGTGGAGTAGCATAGATCATGCCAGCCACATCTGGAATATCTGTGCCTATTGCGATCATTCCATAGGTAGCAAGGATGACCTTACAATTTCTGGCAACTGTATCCCTATACTTTTGTGAGACCTCTTTGTACTTCGTTTTGGCACCTTTTTCCCGATGAAGAGGTATAACAGGTAGCCTTCGTACATAAAATCCAATGTCAGAACTTTTCAGACCATTCTCCGCAGAACGAGACAGCAAAGCCTCTCGTAACGCAATAAGCTGCTCTGATCTATCAGACAGGACTATCACTCGTCTATCCGAGTTTACTATCAATTCCACGAACCTACGAACCACAGCATTCCTTAAAGGATTCATGGCAAGCTTGGACAAGAGCATGCCTCTACGATTAATCGTGCTACTCCCACTCCATACCCTACCAGAACTACCATCGAAGTTATACATGAGAACTTGAGCAGCCATCCTACCTTCATCTTTTCCTCTTAGAAGGTGTTGACCAATATGCTTGTAGAATACCACCTCAGTCTCATCCTGCCTCTTAAATGTGGCACTTGCACCTATGCGGTAGTACGATGGAAACATCTGGACAACAGGCGCAAAGGTCGTTGGAGGTACCGAGCGATCAACTTCATCGAACACTATGCATCCAAAGTATTTTTTAAAATCATCGCCAAACCTGTCAAGGGCAAGAGAGTGGACAAGGCCCACAACGATCTTCTTTCCCTTGTACACGCACTTTCGCTCCAGAGCAATGCCAATATCCTTGTCAGAAAGGCCAGTAAACTTACGAATCCTTTTAACCCACTGAGATACCAAATTCGACCTTGGAACTACCACGAGAGTGGTTTTGTTGATCGAACTTAGCATCTTCAGTATTGTGACTGTTTTGCCAAATCCGGGGGGCGCTTGCAGCAAGAAGCCTGTTCCCCCCGAAGCCAGCAAAGTCTTGAATTGAGCAACGACAGTAGCTTGAGCAGATCGAAGTTCCTTTGTGAATGTGATCTTCACATCCGTCCCACGTGTTCTCTTGTCAATTACCTTTTTGGCGAGATTGTCTACGCTGCGGAAATGATACAGTGGAACTCCAATCCAAGAAGGAGTCAACCTGTACATCTTTATGATGTCCTCACTGTACTTCCGTTCAGTCATCAGATCAGTCTTCAAGCCTCGAAGATCATCAACCTCTGAACGTGGCAGAAAAACGTGGGTTCCAATTATTATTTTACTATACTTTTGCAAGCGATTGCACTCCTTACATGAGGTCTTCTACTGACTTGCCCTTCTTGCCTTTTTTGTCCTTTTTGGACTTCTTCTTTTCCTCTTTTTTAGAGGACTTCTCCTTCGTGGGAGGCTCTTTGGATTTGGACTTTTCCTTGCCCTTGTCTTTCTTCTTTTTCTTGTCGCTCTTCTTGGACTTCTCCTCTTCTTCGTCCTCGTCCTCGATGTCTATGTCCTCATCTTCTTCGGATTCTTCATCTTCGTCCTCTTCATCTTCATCCGAATCAGCATCGTCATCGTCATCGTCATCGTCGTCATCATCTGAGTCAGCGTCATCGTCGTCGTCATCCGACTCATCTTCATCCTCATCTTCAGACTCTTCATCTTCCGTGTCCTCTGCATCATCAAACTCGTCCTCTTCCTCTTCATCCTCAGAATCAGAGCCGACAGGGGCATCAACACCTGCAAGCTTGGCAAGCTCTTTGGCGGTTTTAGGTGCAAAGATTTCTTCGTAGTCGAAAGGCTTCAGCCATTCCTTCGGGTCAACATCCGCAGGTTTGAGAGCAAGCAGTTTCTTCTTGTCAACTTTGCCGAGAAACTCGAAATCCTCACCTGTGGCACATTCAGTAGAGCTATCTCCGCGTGACATTTCAAAACGAGTCATGGTAATGTCGCCACCGCGTTTCTTGATCTTCCGCAGCATGTTCTGCCTCGCTTGGCCTTTCAGAACGATAAGCTGTTTCTCATGTTGGTGAACCTGACCTTTCTTGTCCACGGACTTCTTATGGTTTATGATCGTGCCGACCATGATGTAACTTGGCATGTATTTGGCCTCGCAGAGTGGGCACGTGTCCAAATCCTTAATGCAAGTGAAAAAGTTGTGGAAGTCTTTCCCGATCTTGATATTATGCTCGTACAGAAAGAACGCAGGAGTATCAAGAAACGTAGCCTTCGCACTTGTTCCATTGTCAAGCCAGAACCTACGTGGGCCACGCTGCTCACGTCTTGCCTTGGCAGCCGCGTCTTCCTGCTTTGAACGTTTAACTCCATCTTTACCTTTTTGGTACCATTGCTTTTTTGCCATACCTCACTACCTCCTTTTAGTTATGCCCATCAAGGGCTATTGCTGCATTAGCGGTGAACACTGCTTCTCGAACTTTACGAATGGCAGCAGTCTGATCAGCGCATGCCGGAGTGTTCGCCATGATAACTTTGGCAAACTCTTTCCCCGCCTCCCTTATTTTTTCATACTTTTCAGGCTGTCCTTCCGTTGGTGCATGATACATAAATATGTGGTTCAAATCCATGCCATCACCTCCTTCCTGTACTATACATTACGTTTTGTTTTTTGTCAAGGAAAATCTCAAATGAGTTCTGCCATGTCCAATACCTTTTGCAATTCCTCATCGTTAGGCAAATCCCCCGCATCGTTACACGGCTCCCCATTTGATTTTTTCGCTACAGACCAGAGTAACTTGAACAACACAGCTTTGGACTGCATACTTTCTTTGATCTTTCTGATCATCTTTCTCCCTGCTTTATCTGCATCACCACCAAGAAGCAGGGTATCTGCTCCTATCGCATCAATCTGAGCATCTGTCACACTACTTGTTGCAGAGGCTATCACATTCGAGTATCCAAGAGCCATTAGTCGCATAGCATCAATCTCGCCTTCAACAACGATAACTGGGTTTCGCCAGTCAACAAGGGCCAATCCGAACCACGCTCCAGAAGTCTTGAGTGGAGTAAAGTCGCCATCGTAGCCTGCAAGCTTTGGTGAGACAGTCCAGATATGCTTTGTCTTGATAACACGCTCACGCATAGTCATGACGTTGCCGCGAAAGTCTGTCAGAGGAAACACTACCGATCTATTCTCTGGATTATGTCTTAGTTGGCACATGTTTTGAACCCACTCTGGAACTCCACGAACAACGGAGAGCCAATGGCGAATCTCTCGTTCAATAGGCGAATGGGAATACTGTAACAATGGGTACCGCCGTAATACCTCTGGAGGTACGGGCGATTTGACTTTCACTTTTGGGTTAAACCATGGGTCAGAGAATTTAGGCAATGCATCCTCTTCCTCAAAAATCTCATTCTCCATGTAAATCTTCGCAGCTTCAGTAGGGAAAGCTCCACTTAGCACGTAAAAATTATGTAGTAACCAACCAAGAGGACGAGCCTCTGGAGTGCAGCCGAAGCAATAATACACCGAGGTTGAGTCCTCTGAAATGGATATTCCAAAGCTTGGCCTTGAATCTGTTCCGCTTGAATGAAGATACGGAGCAAGAGGACACTTCATATTTACCCACTTATCACCAACCCTGAGATCGCCTACTTCCACATCAAGCGAGAGGATAAAACTTTTGATCGACTGTTCATCCATGGAGGATGTCCTTCAACATACGAGTGATCTGCCCAAAAGTGTCATCCAAAGCCTCACACTCACTATGCTTCGTTTCAAGTTCAAGGTCTATATGACACGCTTTTGATGGATTACTCATTTCATCCCTAATATCAACATCCACTTTGACATGTATCTTCATGCTTTCTCCTTTTGCAAGCGCTTTCAATCATCCGCCCCACGAGGTACAACCCCACGAATAATCGAATCCTGCTTAATGATCATTCTCTGCATGTCGTAGACAACACGGAGAACTCCAGACTCGCCCTCACGACCTTTGAGAAGTTCAAGAGTTTTCATCCTTGTTGCTCCCATACTTCGGCCTTCTGATTCATAATCATCTTCTTCGTCATCGATACTAATCACAATACTGGCAAGCTGTCCAATAGCATCAGCACCAGCAATATTTGACAAGTTCCCTGCGCCCTTCCTGTTAAACTGATAGCTTGCGATAACAGGCAGGCCGAACTCACTTGCAATAGACTTCAGGAATTCAGCCGTTTCACTTATTCGTTCCCACCTTGCGAGATTCGTGTTTGCAGTCCTGAGCAAATAAGCTCCATCAACGTACAGGACAGTGGGCTTAAGCTCTTGAATAGCAACGACCAAATCCTCAACTGTACTTTTCAATGTTCCTTGCATCAGGTAGAAAGGCCGACCAATATCGTGAAGCTCATATACTTGATCATGCAGTATCTTCTTGCCTTGAAAGCTCAACCTACCAAGCCTCACCGATGTAGCCGAGAGGTTTGTTCGTAGGGCGATCAGTCTTCTTGCATTTTGAAGATTACTCATCTCATAAGCAGCATAGAGCGGTGTAGCGCCATAACTATATGCTGAGTTTGCCATGTGTGCAAGAAAGTAACTTTTCCCCGCACCCGGACGACCAACAACAGCAACCGTGTCAGAAGCCTGCGCCCCATCTGAAATAGCATCAAGGAAAGGCATGCCAAAAGGAACTCCAGACATATACCCTGCCATCTGATGCTCGTCATGGACATCTCGAACCTTGATAGACTCTTGAGCAAGGGTAGTTATTTTCCGATCTCCAGCTTCCGCGATCAGGCGTGAATATGCTCGCTGTAAAGTCTTGAATGCTTCATCAAAGTCACCGTCACGTGTAGCGGATAATACGTCTTTTGAAGCAGAAGCAAGCAAGGTCAAGCGTGACCGCTTTTTAACCTTTTCAATCCAATACTCTATAGGCTCGTCAGAGATCGCAGATAGCGTTACACCTACCTCCCTCTCAAGGGTCTTTCGTTTTGGATGCTTGCCATACTTGATAATGTGATCAGTCAGAAAACCGAATGCTTCTTTTTCGTTGTCTATGAAGTGATCTCGTGTTACTCCTTGCCCCGACAAAAAGGACAGGGAAACTTTATCTTCAATGATTTTTCGTATCAGCCCAAGCCCTATTGACATCTCCCCTCCATCAATCCTTGTCTATCTTCAATCCCATCTTCTTTCGTACCATGGCTGTTTTAAAAATACACCTCTCCTCAATGATCGCTGTGGCAGTTTGACCAAACACTGCTTCCACTTGTTGCATATACATAGCTCTCACGGCATCCTCATTCCAATCTTGCCTACATAGCAAAGTGAACAAGTTTGAAGTTTTCGGCCTCTTCAATCTTGCAGTGAGTAACTCAAGAAATTTTGAGCCATACTTGGAGCCAAACGGAGTCTCTTGATTAATATTCTCCCACACGAGTAGTCCAGCAGTCTCGGCATGGCGTATAAACTTTTGTGAGTCAGTTAGATCGATGATGCTATGACCTTTTGCAGCATGCGACATGTGGAGGCTCACAGTCTCATTCGTCACTGTCATAGGCGCACGAGATTTCGTCAGGGCGAAAACAACTGGCAGGGCATCGCACACCTCACGAAGAAAAAACGCACTATCAGAGATCAAGCATACCCACTCACCTGCCGCAAGAAAAAACTTTGTCATAAGCACATGCAAGAGTGTTTGAACGAGTTCGCTTGGAGTTTTCTGTAGCGACTTGATAGGATAGCCCAACCTGCTCAACTCGTCATACACTGCGATCTTGTCATCCTTAGTGCCTGAGAAAGATTTGTCAGACCAAGGATAAACGATCTTCGGTTTATCGCTCATCAATACTCTCCTTTCTTGTCAGTAGGGAGTGGCGTGAAGCCTTTGGCATCTTCCTCAAAATGCTTTGCTTCATATCGAATACTTGTTTCTCTTTTTGGTACATCGTGTGTGATGACCCAATTATCTATCTCCCGCCTGAACTTGAAAATCTGCCTGAACGTGGGAAAAGCAAACAAGATCAACCGAAGTCCTTTCTCATTCTGCAAGTTTGTATGCAGCAGCACCCAATTCTTGATAATTGGACGTAGTGCTTCTTTTGCTTCAAGCCCTTGTTTAGATATATCAACCAACCACATCTTGGCGGATTGTTTATCGCGACCTGTCCAGAGTTCTTTGTACTGGAAGCCATACTCTTCGCAAAGTTCTTCCATGGCAGTCTTAACCCACGTGGAGACAACTCTTGCCTTGTCTCCTGCTTTTACATGCTTGAGTGTGTTCTTCAACTTATCAGCTACTTTTTGTCTGTGTTGTGTTGTCAGATTCTTTCCTGCTGCATACTCTTCAACAATGGTAGTCATAGAGTCCTCCACCCAATCTAAATTTTGCCAAACGTCAACAACACGTGTAATTAAATCCTTCAGCTTTTTAGAAGGATGCCGTTTAAACATTTTCGCAAGCGATTGCAAAATAAAAGGGAGGTTTAAGCGGTACCACCACTTGCCTCCCTTGAGTTTTTTTACTTGAATGAGATCGCTACGAAGCAGTCTTCCACGTGATCTGCGAATATTAGAATCAGGCAGTGACATGCCTGTTGTCTGCGTGAATGGATTACCTCTTGTAAAATCATCTGTAGAGAGGACAGCCTGAAGTCTGCGATGCCCGAGTGTTTGTTTTACGATCTGCAAATAGAAACGTGTCGCTTGTGGCCCTATCTCAAAAACCTCTATTGCATCAAGCGCAAACTTCTGCAATTGTAAAAAGTCCATGTAAGGCATTCTTGTCTTGCTACTGGAACCAACTGCCATTTACTACACCCTCCTTTGATTGTGCAACGATGATATAGCCTATCACAGATAGGTTTTTTTGTCAAGTCAAAAGGAAAAAAAGTTTAGCCCTTAAATAAGCAGCTTTCAGGCGCATTGTTTTTTTCTTTTTCTCTTTAGCGAAATTTTCTCTTTTTCCTCATTCATGGCAGGATGCATTTTTGGCTGCCAAAAAGTCTTTAAGAGAGAAATGAAAAAATCAAGGTTTTCGTGCGCGAGATTTTTTCGAGCGCCCTAAAGATATATGGTTAATATATCTTTAGGATTGTATCTCTTCTCATAAACGAGAATATAATTCTACGAAGTAGAATTTATTCTTCTATGGATATTAATACGAAGTATTAATATACATAAGTATAGTGTTCTGATTTGGTACAAAATGACTATTTTTTGCGTACCAAATTGGTACGGAATTTCGCTGTTTTTTGGCCTTTTGTATCGTAGGTAACATTACACTTTTTGACAAAACTTTGCAAACCAAACGCCTATAAATTTTTTCTCTTGACATAATAAAAGACCTATGCTACACTAATAGCATGCTCAAGCATTTGCTGCTTCACTATCTTCTCAACACTTTAGCTCCTCTCACCTCAGAGCTAAAGTAAGTAACATCCCCTTTGATTGAAGCCCTATTGACGGAATCGGCCCCGTTAGTAGGGCTTCTTTTTTTTGGTAAAGAAAAGCGCCCACACTGGGAGAAGGGTAGCGTGGGCGCTAAGACTAAATAGGACGGTCTATTCAGTCGTTTGCTGATTCTTCTTGGCCTCTCTTTGAGCCATATAAGCCTCAATTGCCTTTCCAATCTGTGATGGAATAGTATTAGTTCCATACAGAACAGCGAGGAACCCGGCAAGCTGGAGAGGTATATCAACGATTTCTCCTGATTTGACAAGCTTCCATACTGCCATGAACACGTAAAGCGTTGACATGATCATCATGGTAACACGAGTGACCGAGACCTTTCCCCTACTGCCTTCAACCGTCTCAAGGAATTTCTTTGCAAGCGCTTTCATTTTTCACTCCTGACCTTCTCGCTTGAAGGTTCTCTGATCAATAGGAGATTATCTGGCGTATCATCAGGCAGTAGCTTGAACTTGTACCAATCACTCCATAGTGAACATTTGTCGGCTTTATTACAGGCTCGCATCCGTATCTTGCGCTGCCCAGTGCCAACAAACTTTGTCACATCATACTTAGGATACACACCTGTTTCCGTTTCTGTGGGCTGTAACTTGGTGACTTTCCCATCGATCTGTACCTTGAAGTATGCAGGAATGGTGTCTTTGCCAATTTCATACTCTTTAGCCACGATAAACCACTCAGAGGCCGCGAAAACTGGTACGGCAAAGAGTATGATCAATAGTGCAAGCGGAACTCTCTTCATAACTCCTCCTATGGAGTGGTCATCTCCCTGAACCCGGACGGTACGGCAGGAATACGATAGTCGCGAGTTCGCACCAACTCAGTCGCGTACACACTCACCGCTCCATTTGTACCTACAGTTCTTATTGTTAGCCGAATAGTAGAAAGCTGGTTGTCAGGATGTGAGAACGTGTATGGAGTCGTATAAGTCGTCTGCTGCGTGGTAAACGGAATATCCTTGACCTTGGTATACGTGTACGGAGCCGCAGCACCAGTAACGGTGAACAGTTCCCACTTGGATACAGGCACCGTCAAATCCTGCTCCCATCCGAGTGTCTTGGCTTCATCCAGTGCCATCACAGGAACCGACAGGCCCAAAACCAACACAGTGAGAAACAAGGTAAACAGTAACCCTTTTGCTTTTTTGAAACCGAAAATCTTCTTCATGAAACGCCCTCCTTATAAGGTATAGTTTTACCAATTCTACCACTCATAAGAAGGACGAGTCAACAGTATTTATTTCTTATCTTCTCCAAACATAGCATGGACGAAAACTGGGTCAGCAAGCTTTTTGGTGAACATCTCGATCTCTTTCTGAATTGCCTCATCTCTACGCATAAATCCGGGCCTTATAACAAGAGCCTTTCCATCTGGCATTCTCTCATGGATGTACCACAAGTTATCATCTCCATGAAAGATCACATCACTTGCCCGAACAACCGACATACTCCCTATAATGTCTCGTAGGGTGTCGATCACATCGTCATTATGCAGTAAGTAGACAGAGCCATCATTCGTGATTTTGAGGGCTATTTCCTTCCCCATGAGCTACCTCCTCTGCAATCGATTTAAGAGCAGCAATGACCTGCGGAATATCTCGAACCGGAATCTCAATCCAGCATCGGCCTTCAATTCCTCTTGTAGTAATAGGTGCTAAGGATATCACACTCTCCTTATCTGTTCTCAAAGTCTCATGTACTGACACTGTCATGGCCTTTGCCCCGAACATCCCATTGCGACCAAGAAAATTAGTATTTGAGCTAAAAAGAATGTTTCTATACATCAGTCCTCCTTTGATTTAGGCTACTGGGGTTTGTTTTAATGTCCACCTTATCCAGCATTTGCGGTAGTTGACAAGGCTACCCTTCAACGGCCCTATGGCGCTAATTGCCTATCCTTACTCCTTCATTGACAGTTCCGTAGAACTCAGGCTTTTTCTTCTCTTCCTGAACCGTACCAAGGGCGTTCATGACGTTCTTCATAAAGTCTTTACAGGTACCGCCCACAAAGCCATTTGCATCGACCTCGACCTTTTCACCATCAGGTGAAATCTTCACTACCACCTCTTTATTTCCTGCTACCATGTGTCCTCCTTACGCTGCCGAGGTGATTCTCATAATCAGAGAACCATCAGGCTGCTCTTGAATGTTGTTGACAATGCCGCCGTTCCTCTTGACTCCCTTCTCTACCACATTCTTTGTGTAGTCACGAGTCAGACGAGTACCCAACCTATCGTGAATCGAAGAGTACTGTGAATGAGTATCCATAGCAACCTTCAGGCCACCATCGGACTCAACGAGAAAAGCCTCATGGCTGTAGTAATTGGAAGCATTCGCTGCCCGGTCTACCAGCCTTGCGACAACCTTGTTACCCTGCCACCGAAACCGTTCGTCGGTGTTTTCGATGTACTCAATATTATGCTGCCTGCATGACTGTTTGAAGCATTCAAGATCATTAATTGTAACGCCTAACCTTGCCCAAAAACTCATAGTAAACCTCCTTAGTCTGAAATTCTGATAGCTCTGACACCCTGTCTAAGCTCACTACGATCAACCGTGATCATCTGTTTTAGTAGGGCTGTTGACAGTGTTCCCTGCTTCTTAAGCCATTCTCGTGAAGGGCTTCTTGCTGATAAGATATCCAACACCTCCTTTCTTCGTAAGAATCTTAGTCTCGAAGTAAATGCATACCCTGTTGTGTCAAGGGAAAAGGGCTTGATCGTTACTACTGGAGACGGTGACTCAAGCATCTCAGCATAAAAACTGTAATACTGTGTCGGCTCTCCAAGTTTTGCACGATAAATGAACAACTTAAAGAATTGTGCTTCAGTGAGGTACCGCTTATTGATGACCCCGCCTCTACTCCATCCTGTTGAGTAGGATGCTGCCCCACCATAATCCTGATTGACCAAATTCATCTTTTGCATCTGGAACAAAGGCACTTCCACTCCACCTACAATAAAGAAGAGCAAGAACTTTTCATTGCTCCCGAGTGTAGGCTTCATTGTGCCTCCTACATACTCAAAATCAAACATCAGGCTCCACCTCCTTTGTCATTAAATCAGCTTAGTCTAATGATATCATAGATGGAGTTTTTTGTCAAGTTTAATTTTTGCAATCGCTTGCAGCTATGGGTTCTGTAGGATTGTGCCTCCAGCGTCGATACTGGCAACGTCAGTGCCAAGCTGTTCAAGCCGTCTACCCTCATCTCTCTTTGTCTCTTTCACAGCAACCTTCTTATCCTTGATCTGACAGCCTTTTGCTGCATCGTTGATTGAGTCAGAAACAGTCTTCATCGCTAACCTCCTTAGACTTTTGGAGCCTCCCGAACTACCATCTCTACGAATCCGGGCTTTGACCATTCCGCCGAGACGACTTCAAGCATGGTGTCTTTAGGTATCAATACTTCCATCTCTTCAGGATACACCGACCACCTGCTGATGTCTCTACCTGCTACTTTTCCTTTAATAGTCATGCGAACATGAACCTCTCCTTCACCATACGCACTTGTTCTAATTCTATCCTTACTAAAAGAAGTCAACTGCTCTAAGGTAATTGTAGAGCCTTTGGTTGTATACTGCTCCCATACTTTATCCCACTGCTTCTCTGTAAAGCCCATCCCTCTAAAAACTGGAGCCTCTCCGTCGTATGTTCCATTGGCTACCCATTTTTCCAGAACCTCCTTCTTCTTTGCAGAATATGGAAATTTAGAGGCAAGGGAGCCACCTCTCGCCGTGTACGCCTTGATAGCATCCTCTACTTTCTTTGGAATCTTATCAGGAGCAGCCGTGGGCGCTTTCACTCTTACTGCTTCACTACCCACACCAGTAAGAACCACTTGGCATCGGCATCTCCCATGGAATGGAGGTACAAGGGCCATTGACTTCCATTGTGCTGGCGACTTGTTATCAAGCTCTGCGTGACGAGGAAACGGCAAGAAGTCTTTGATCTTGGTAACATCTGTCTCTGTGCCTGCATCAGTAAGCTTATTCCGAGCATCTTCAACCGCAAACTCTTTTCCATGAATCATTCCACAGACATCACACGTGTTTCCATCCATTTCTGCTAAGACCATGTACACGTTGAATCCGTTCCTGTGGCCCCACTCCATCCCTGTCCACGTCCATACCCTACCAACTTGAACATCTGATAGCGTGTTGAGGTATTCTTGCCCGAATTTCGTTAGATTGTCAAGTTTTTGCCCCAAGACTCCTATATCTACTGAGCGCATGTGTGGGTTCTCTTTTGCAAGATTGACCAATCTCTCAATCTCAGGCTGGATTATCCTATCAGGAAACTTAAGCAGGAACCTGCGAATCTGATCTGCCTCAATGACCATCTGAGTAAATAAATCCCACTCTTGACTTGAGGGTGTAGGATAGTCAGCTTTTCGCGCCGTTGCCTCGTGATGTGTCACCGATCTTAAGATCGTCTGCTCTATGATAACATTGGCCTTAGTAACTGCTTCGTCAAGTCCATCCATCCATTTCTTCTTAAATGATTTGAAAGCGCTTGCAACATCCTTTTCATTCACTGAGACGTTTTCTGGCTCATACTTAAAAGCAGCTTTGAGATCAGCCATCATCTGCTCAGAACTATGCCTCCAGTGCGTTGATAGTGCAGAGTCGAGCAATTTTGCCTCTGGCCCCCAAAGCTCAATGTCACGAGCATCCTTCATTACGTGCTTAAGCAAGACGAAGGCTGCATCTATCGCATCTCCTTCAGCCAAATGCCCTGTGGCTGCAAGAAACGACAGGTCGAAGGGGTCGAGCCTCTTCAGCGTAAACGGGTCTACAATATCAGAGATCAGTGTGCTCATGGTCTGCTTCACAAGCTACAAGCTCTTTGCCTTCCACCATCCCTTGAAGGAACAGTAGCTGCCTGTACAATGCTTTCTCTTTGTCGGTGAACATGTCGGACTTGAGAATCTTCGTAGCCGCTGGAGGCAATGCTATCTTTCCACCAGTCGGCTGTCCTGCAGGCAAAGCAGGCTTTCCAGGCTGAGCTATTGGCAGTACAGGCTTAGGCGGTTCCGCTTCTATCTCTTCAATCCTCTCCAACCTTCCAAGCTCCAAGAGTTTTAACACTATGGGCAAGGGATAATTGGCCCATGGCTGGTCGTATTTACTCATTGACAGGCCGAATAGATCGTTGGCTATTTGGATGGAGTGGTTGACCGTCAAGGCTCCTGCCTTGCCGAAAGCATCCATACCTGTATTGATATCCTCAGAACCAGCAAGCCTCGGGCCTTTACTCACATAGCGCCAATCCATGATCTTCAACTCTGCACGAACGATCTTGTTGTTGATAACTTCATCAAACTCAAATCGTTCAGGGACAAAAACCTGCTCTTCAACCACAAGCCTTGAGGATTTGGCAGTAGCATTGGTGAACTCTTCTGTAGCGCCAGTGTAGAGCGGAGGAAGCCTGAATTTGTGCCTGATATTTTCCGCCGTGGACTTAAGATACTTGTCAAACATCAAGTCCTCTTTTCTGAACTCAGTCAGGTTTTTAAGCTCAATCTTTGCTGTTCCCTTCTCGTCAAGGCCCATGGCCTCAATGTTGGATTCAAGGATAAGAATCTTGTTCCATTCCGATACTCCACGAGCGCCACGAACCAGAGCCTCAAGCTGCTCAATAGATTCATCTGTCAGGATACCTCCAGACACCAGAATGGCAACAGGCGGAATGCCTTGGTTCTCAAAAAGATCGTAGTTTACATACTGACTGTGCCTTCTTCCTACCACATCGAGGAGCGAGCCAATCCATCGAGGCACTCCGTAAGTCGAGCCGCCGAAGGATGTCTTGAAGTGCAAAAGTTCTGTTGCAACCATCTTGCAATCGCTTGCTTTCCTTTTATACTCTCCTGTAGTGGCATCCATGATTCTCGGGTCTCCCAACTCCTTAAACCAGCGAACCTTCTTCTGCAAGACCCCCATCTGAGCATACTTGCGAAAATACTTCTTCATGCGAATAGGTACGAGTTTTCCATTCCTTGGCAGCAAGACAGGCACGGTGACTCCCTTCTGATCTATCGGAGACAATCTCACATACCTGAACGGTAAGTAATTCAGGAAGCTCACCTTACCTAAGAGGTTCCTTACTACCTCCAGAGCACCATTACCTACCACTTCGTAGTCTTCCCGCATCAGCTTTCTGATCGTAGTGAAACTCTGCGTATCGTTAGCATGGTTAAAGAAATCTTCGAGAATCTGCTTGTTTGCTTGCGCCAACGGAGTATCTGCCGCTTTGATATCATTGCCAAGAAACTGAAGACCAAAGCCGAAGCCGTCTACATTCTTAATCATGGCATCAACACACTCTTGCAAGAGATCGCTCTGCTCATAAATCCTGTACAGAGCTGCTAAGTCATAAGGCGGCTCTAAGAGGTTCCATGAGACATACCTCCCCTCAAACGGGTCGATGTCCTCAAGAAGCTGGTTAGTGGAGTTCAGGACATTTGACTCTGGACTATCCACCTTCCTTGCTGACTCGAAAATGTTTCGTAGTCTTGATCTAAGATACGTTGCGTTCTGACGTGCCGAGGGCAATCCTGCTCCAGTTCCTTGATCGCTCGACGTACTTGCTTGCTCGTTTTCCATTGTACACCTCCATCAAATTACAACTTTAGTTCTTCCATATCGGCAAGGTTCTTGCCTACTTTGACACTGGCTGCAAGAGGAACTGTCATCGTGTATCCGAAATCCCTCTTGAGTGGTGGATTCTCCATACTATGTTTGAGGACTTTAGCATAATGCCTGACATCTGCATCCTCTCTAACTTCCCAAACCAACTCATCATGGATAAACATAACGGGCCTGCAAACGTTGGGGTCGAAGTCCATATCTAACATCTCATTGCAAGCCATCAAAACAACATCAGAGGACGGCGACTGTATCGGGTGATTTACAGCATCACGCTCAGCTTTCAATCTGATCATTTTGTCAGGTGAGTTAATCTCTGGAAATCTCCTTCTTCTGCCAAGGGGAGATTCCACGTACAAGTTCTCTCTGCAAAAATTGATCTGATAGGCATGATACGCTCTGATCTTTTGGTACCTCTTAAAGAAAGCATCTACATACTGCGCTGCCTCTTCAATAGTCAGATCGATACCGTACTCTTTCTTTGCGTATCGCTTAAAGCCTTCAACAGTCATGAGATACAACAAGCCAAAATTCACTGGCTTTGCATTTCTTCGTGCTATTTTTTGCTCATCTGGAGTTAGCTCAGTCCATGCCTTTCTTGTCAGCAACTTTGCAGTAGCCGTATGGATATCCTCACCTCTTGCAAAAACTGCTCGCATTGCAGGGTCTCTACTAAGCTCAGCCATCCATCGAAGCTCACTTTGCTCTTCATCAGCAGCCATAAGGACGAATCCGGGGGCTGCGGCGATTAGTCTTCTAATTGATGGGGCCAGTTTTGATCTCTTTGGATTGTTCATCATATTCGGGTCTGAACTCGCCACACGGCCTGTTCTGGCTCGCACTACGTTAAACCTTGAATGTATTCTGCCATCAGGCTGCAACCATTTCTCAAACCCTTTAAGAGAGTGGGACAGGGCGTAACTAAGTTCAGCCCATTCGTTGTACTGGACAATGAAATCAACCGCATCATCAGAAATGCCCTCTTGTTCAAGTAAGAGCATCCTGACTTCCTTATCTGTTGACCACCCTTCGCCTCCGGGCGTTTTCTTTATCGGCTTAAGGCCAAAGCCCCTTCGTTTATCAAACAGGATATCTTGGACTAAATCGCTCCGTGTAAGCCTCAGATCGCCTTTGTGTTTCTTCTTTAGCGATTTAGTGATATGTTTCAAAGCCTTCTTTGCAGAAACCTCTGCATCCTTCGCAATCTTACCTCTTACGTTAGGATACTCTTGCATGTCAATGTACGCTCCATGCATCTCTAAAGCAGTCAGCGTTTTCTGGATAGTAGGAACAGAGAACTTCAGGTAGTAGTTTAACAGCCGCTCATGCTGCGGCTTCGCAAGCTGCTTCCTAATCGACATTCCCACCTGCCCAGTGACATCTGCATCAGCACAGGCGTAGTGAACTAACCGATCACGTGGAACCGCAAGCATGTCACCCTTATCAAAGTCAATATTGAACTTTCTCTTGTAATCGTCCTTGTAATCGGTAAAAGCTTTTTTGAGATCATCGAGGCTTGACAGGTTGTATAAAACTTCGTCAAGAACGTTCGCCGCAGACTGAAGCTCCATGACTACGGGCCGAATCTTTGGCGGCTCCATCCCTGCCCTACGAAACCCTTCTCTAAAAGCATGAAACTCGTAATTCGTCATGAGGTACTTCTTTAGCCTCTCACTCTCTAAAATCGCTTTAAGTTCAAGCATTTTCCTATGGAAATTATTACTTCTTTTTACACCTACGTCAACTAATTCCTTTTTCTTTTTCTTGGGGTCTGTCCTACGCATAGCTTTCACTGTAAAATCAGCATCTTGCAGAGCGCACTCCTCATGAAGCTGAACGTGATAGGCTACCCCTTTTGTAAAGGAAACAGAGAAAGACAGCAACGCCCAATCTGGACTAAGCCACTTGTTTGTCTGTGTTTCAGAGTCTATATAAAGCCTGATCACTTTTTCATCAGTGGGAATCAACCCTGCAAGCGATTGCACTTCTCTGTACTCCACATCTTCTTCTGTAGACGGTGGCTGGTAGTCATTCAGGACAAAATCGTGGACGAGGCGTAGGTCGTTAATGCACCATGGCTCTACTCCATCATTGCCTCTTAAGATGTAAGCAGGATGGAATGTTGGCATTATCCAGCACTCAAACTCGTTACTGTAATACCAATTTCCTCTTGCCTTTGTTATCCCTGAACGCTTAAGAATCTGACGTTGTGCAAAGTCTCCGAGAACCAGAATGACTTTAGGTTTAATGGCATTCAGAGCTTTCACTACGTTGGGCCTACAACATTTTAAGATAGTGGTTATCTCTTTGGTCGTGAGGTCTCCCTTGTTGATCATGCACCTTGCTGCATTCATGACGAACATCTTTTGATAAGGGAGTTCAGCTTGTACACACCATTGGCGAAGCCTATCTCCAGCATCTCCTCTGAATGGCCTACCGAAGTAAATCTCCTGCCGTCCGGGTGACTCCCCACATACCACAACCTTAGCTGTTACTGGCCCTTCGTATCTCACCTCTACCATGTCCTTCCACAGTGGACAGGCTTTTTCTTGACATCGTTTCGGCCTCTGCATACGCGCCTCTTACTCTTCAACAGAAGCCGAGGGCCAATCCTTCCTTTTCTTCGGCTCTACCAAATCATTCGTGTCGAGAATAGCGAGCAGGGCAACCACATTGTTCTTCAGGCCACGATTCCTAACACGTGCCTGAATCATGGCATGGTCTTTTGATAAGTAGCAAGAGGCTGAGCCATATCTCGCCATCACTACATCATAATAACCAGCCTGAGCCGCAACAAACGTATCTTGCTCTTTGTTGGCAAACCAGATGATCTCCATCCCACCAAGGTCTAACATTTGGTAGGTGTGAGGAAACAGTTTCATGGAAACCTTTGTGGCTCCAGAGTCCACGACACGTTGAAAAACTTGCTTCTTCTCCGCTACTGCCTGAGTTGCGCCCATCCATTTGAAGGGTTTACCCATCACTAAAAGCTCACCATTAGAAACTACTGACTGTTTGCAAGCTTGACCGATCAACCAAGGGCTTGTAGTATGGATAACTGGGTCTCCTTCCCGTACTACTCGGTCTTCAAAGTGAATACCTCCCATCAGAGCCGCAACTCGTGCCTTCAATTGGTCAAAAGTCTTTAGCCCTGTCGGTGTCAGCACACCCTTGGAATCGATCATTTTTGCTTCCTCAAGTCGTACCCTTGAGTACGGGTCAAGGAAAACATCACGATCATTAATGTCCAGCTTTCCGTTCTTTGCTTTGCTCAGCGCGACAAGATCAACATACTGCATAACTCCACCTCCGTTAGTTTTTACTCCTATAATATTCATATCATAGAAATAATTTTTTGTCAAGAATGACCCGTTGTTGCAATCAAAAATTTAATCAAAAAGTCTCCATCTTATTTTCGGCATGGATTTTGACACCAAAAGCTCTTGGAATACGTTTAATATAGTATGATTGGGCGGGCTGGTATATTACTTTTTTGCCTTTTTTGCCACTACGATCAGCGTAGAGCTTAGATAGATAAGCGTTTAGCGGCCTCGAAATTTACGTTGAGATAAATTTATACGTTTTTCGGAATATTGTTGTAAAGGTCGCAACTAAAAAACTCGTAAGATCGCAAAATAGATGCCTGCCTCTGGAAACACTGAGTAGTGGGCCTTCAGCAGCCTCTTAGTGCAAGCGATTGCACTCTTTAAAACGCTACCAAAACACCTATAATAATCGCTCCAATAACTGCCCCAACAGAAATATTTTTCATCTGTTCCCATACCGAAGGCTGACTCGCATCTCTCATTTTTTTGATCGCATCGGTCTGCAAATCCACTATCTGTTGAAAGTTGTTAATGGCCTTTGACTGTGCAGAAATTTGATCATCCTTGAGTTTGAGCATCCTCTCATCGTTCTCCATGATCTCAGTTTGGAGCTTCACCCGAGTCTCCAACGATGTGATTGCTTGCTCTTGTAGTGAGATAAGCTCCTTCAATTTCTCCGCTCGTTCAAGCTCTTGAGCAATCTTAATCCCTGACTGACCGGACACGCAAATTTCATTTTCCGCAAAGGCGATTGCGACCAGAAAAAGCAGGATGACTGCTGCCATGATCACCAGAAGGATATTATTTGCAAGTCTCCACGACTTCATAACCAAGTCCTTTCAATTTGGCCTTGGCCTCTGCTGTGTCCTTTGCAGGCGCTACAGTTTGGGCCTCTTGAGCTTTGGCCTTTATCCTATCAATAAGATAGTCGTACTTAACTTTGAGTGTTTGAACCTCACCTTTGAGCTTCTTATTTTCAGCCTGAAGTTTATCGATGGCATCTTGTTTCTCTTTCATAGTGGACTGAAGGCCACTCTCTATCATCTCACGCTGACGTTGGACAGCCTCAAGCCATAGGTTCGTTATGGCTTTGTACCCCTTTGCGCCTCCAACACCAATGAAGATAAGGAGCAGTATCACTCCAGCCGCTACGATCAGCATCTTCCGCTTGTCTCCAAGGAGATTCATGTCAATCTCCACTCTTCAGCACTTTTTGGGCAACACGAGCAAGACTGAGAATCTTCTTCTTCAGGATACTATGCTCAATTGCTTTTCTGGCCTGTGCCAATAATTCAGCCATGTGGAAAGGCTTGATGAAGTAAGCCCAAACATCCAAGGCAATTGCTTCCACTGCCGTTTCCAATGATGGATGCCCCGTAATGATGATAAACTCAACGGTCTTGTCACATCCTCGAATGGCACGAATGACCTCCATGCCACTTTTGCCCTCTGGAAGCACGAGATCGACTATGATCAAATCGAATCTATGCTCTTTATGCAAGTCGTGAGCCGATGCCCCAGTATCGTCTTTGGTTACTACACAGAAGCAGCCTTCTTCTCCACAAACCGAAGCTACAGCCTGTTCTATAATAAATGAGACATGAGCATCGTCTTCTACTATCAGGACGTGAAGCTCTCTCATTCCCCACCTCCTGAGCCTTGCATCTGTGGTGCTGGCACGACTGGCGGGTTGATCGTTGGCGTTTTTACGTGGGTTAGGTACAGATAAGCAAGAAGGACGATCACCGCCAGAAGCAGCCATACAGCTACCTTCTGTGTTACTGTCATCCAAATTTCTCGCACTCGTTTTGTCCATTTCCATGTATCCTCGTATATGTGGGTATCAGCAACCCTCTTGGTACATACGGCATGCTCTTGTAACAGAGTATCCATACGTCCAGAGATGTCGCTCAACTCTCCCGCATGGTTCTCAAGTAGTCCTTGCTGATAATTTAGCTTGTGCGTCAACTCTCTAAAAGTAGAAAGGATATAGACACGATAGGCCACTTCATCCGTGAGCAGTTCCGTAATCTCTGCAATTTTTTCCTTTTCACTCTTTTCATTGATCTCGTTCATCAACTCCCCCAAAAAGATATGCAGTCATCGCCTATTCTAAAGTAATCGCCGTTGATGCGAACCTTTCTACTATAATCGTAATTGACTTCGCAGAAGTCTAAGACCTGTCCCGATTTAAGTGTCACCTTCTTTCTCTGACATTGACTCTTCATTAAAGCCCAATCAGAAACACCTGCTCTTTGATACTCTTTTTTGAGATTCCCCCATCCTCCATTGTACGCTTGGTACGTCAGCCACAACCAACCAGTCCAGTTTTGATTGTGGAGTTGCCTCATGTAGTAAGCGTTCATGCGAATAGCATCTGCTGCTATGTTAGGGTCAACAGCTTCCCGCATTTTGCCTTCTACCTCTTTTGCAGTTGCAGGCATGAATTGAAATAGCCCTTGCCCACCGTCAAACGCTGTGATATCAGCACGACAGGAACTCTCTTGTTGGGCCTGACCGATTGCGTACCAGTAGGGAAAATCAACGCCCCAGTATAAAAAATTAGCCCTCCTGATATCATCCTTAAACTGCACACATCGGGCAAGGTGTTTTGGTACAGCCTGCTGACTTGCGGCTTCGGGCATTGGTGCAGGTTGTGACTCCTCACCCTGACATGCAGTCAAGGCCAATAACAGAAGGGCTACGAGACCGAGAAGCTTCATGCTATTTCTTCTTAGCAGTTTTCTTGGCAGTCTTTTTTGCTTCAGCTTTCTTGGGTGCTGCTTTCTTGGTTGCCATGATTAACCTCCTTGACAGTATACATAAATAAACATCGCATAGATCACGATTGCCAAAATCTTAAGTGGCGTTGACCCTTCGCCCTTCCAGTTGATCGTTGGAAATGCCAACTTTCTTACCACATGACCATTCAGAAATCCTGCATTCGCAAGGATGACTTTGTAAATCAGCAGTTGGACACTTGACTTGATCGCTGGCGAGAACGTGAGAGCCACAAGCATGATGATAAGAAGGATAACCGCAAACGACGTTCTTTTTATTTCTTCTTTTGCGCTCATCTCTCCTCCTACTTCTTTACTTCAGATTTGGCCTTTTCAAACAACTCTTTGCCCTTAGCCGCAGCAGCAGCTTCTGCCTCTTTGTACTTGTCACTGAACTGTTTTGCAATCTTCTTGTTCCTGACTGCGAAAAGCATTCCTATGCCTCCACCGATCACGAACCCGAAAACGAACCCCCAAATAAATGGTGCCATGTCTGTCACCTCCTTTCACTCTTTGGGCTTCCACTGCTTTGCCCATTCTTGAATCGTCATAACCTGACGTTCAGCAATAATATCACGATGTTCTCTCTCTTTTATTACCACATCGTAATATATTCCGTCAAGTACTAATGGCCTTCCTTTGACAAATTTCATGTAAGTCTTGGCCCTTTCCTCCCCACCGAAGATAAATGTAGCCACACATCTATTTCTATGGTAGTCGTTATAATTCCAGTGGTAGCCCCGTTCCTCTGCATAGTGGTATAAAGGCAGTGTCGGGAATATGTTCACCGTCTTTCCAAGGACTGCAAGCGTAAAGTTGATAAAATGCTCTCCTCCACCATAAATCCCAAGCTCTTTGGGCCAGCCTCCGAGGAGATCATATAACTCACGAGTCAACATCATTCCACAGGTGGACATACACGGCATGCGAAAAGCGTCACCCTTATTACCAGCAGGGACGTTCTTGCTATAGCTCGTAAACGAATAATGATACAGACCTTGATCTTCATTCAGGACAAGCTTATAAACCAGCTCCAATCCTGGCCTCTCTCCCATATATGAGAGGGGCAGATGAATGGAGCCGTTCATCTCCTCGTGGTGTTCTTTGTAGTATTTGAACATTGACCTGAGCGACCCTGGACTTACAATACAATGAGAGTCACAGAACCACAAGAACTTTCCTGTGCTATGCTTCACCCCTTCATTCTTTGCCTGCCAGTGGGAGAGCTTTTTGTTATAGTTTAAATATTTAAGCCATGGCCTATGGTTTCCATCCGCCAACCCCCGAATCTTTGCCCCTCCTTTATCCTCCTTCCGTTGCTGAGATTCAACCTCTGCACACCAATTGTCTATGCAGATAATCTCGAAATCCACTTCATCTCTCAACTCGCAGAAGATAGACTGCACCGTAAAAAGAATCTGTGGGTACTCGTTAACAAATGGAATGATCACGCTTAATTCTGCCATCTTTATCTCCTTTCATGTCATCTTCTGCAATCGCTTGCAGGATGGTTTCATGATGCTTTTATACTTAAACACTTTTCCCTTGAAACTGCAAGCTTTTTCCCCATAATCGTCGTAGTTTATCTTGATACGTCTTGCTGAGGATTTGCTTGTCAGAGTAAAGCGGATACTCTTTAATATTCTTCTCAAATGCCTCTTCCGCTTCAGGTGTTGCAAACTTATGTTGACCAAGTTCAAAGCCTACTCTAACCCTTCCACAATACCTACACAGCAAATCCATTTGGGCGTGGTAGATCGCTGGACTGAGCATAAACTGAAGGCTTGGGATTGCCAAATCTGCTTTAAATAATCGCGCTATTCCTACCATCATAGAGCAGAAGAACCAACCATTAGCTGTGTACGCCAAACCACAGCGCCCTTGCTGATGACAGCCATTGGAGTAATCAAAGCCTACAAACTCTGGAAAGTCAATGGGTGCAACATTCATCGTCCAGAAATCACCTTGCTTTGTGGAGTAGCGTGTAGAGCCATCCTTTGGCGACTCTCGTACTTCAACCCATGAAGGAAGTGTTGAGAGAACTCTTCTCGTCTCTGGAGTATACATATTAGAGACAATACCAATTCGTGTTTTTGGGCCTCGTATACTGCCTAACAAACCCACTATCTCTAAGAGGTTAGGATGCAGCGTAGGTTCGCCTCCCATAAGGAGAATCAAATTCCACCTATGCTGATTCGATCTGGTCTGACGAATAACCTCATGAATACTCTGAAGCCCAAGGTCTGTGCCAACGCCTGACAGTAGGTCGCAGCGCCTTGTGCAGTTAGGGCAAGATAACGTACATCGGTAGGTGATGTCCAACTCGAATACGTTAGTCCTCCAAGTATGTCTACTCATCTCCTTTCTCCCATCGTGTAAAAAACGCTTTGTTCTTCCCTTTGTTGAATCCATGCAAGAGCCTCCATTTCTCTCCTATCTCAAGGATAGCTGGAGGTTGATTTGGCTTACCATAAACGCCAAAATCATAACCCTTGACTATATCGACAATCGAAGCGTTATAATGAAACTGCTTCTCTGGATTCCCTTCAAGCAACAGAGGTGTTGTCCTCTGCACGAACTCCCCAAGAATCAGTGATGGATGACCACTGAATCCAAGGTATGAGCGCTCATGTACTGGACATTGGAAGTATCTACCATTCCATGGGAACCAATGGCCCCAATTCTTACAAGCCTCGGCATCAGTCCTCCAACGTGGCAACCTCAAATATGCCAAGTTAGGAAAGTCACGCATGAGCGCTATCATATCTCTGACATCAAGATCAAGCAGTAACTCCCAGTCATCTTCAAGATGGAAGACGTACTCGTTAACCGTATTCTCCCAACACCATTTAAACGCCTTCGGGAAGTTCGGCTCTTTTGGAAAATTGGCAACTACTGTCTTGAAATACTGTTTACAGACTTCGTACACTGCAAAAGAATCTTTGTCAGTGCCTATTGGGTCTATATTGACCACAAGCCTAAGTGCTGAAGGGTCAAGCTTATTAAACATTCGAGAGAAAAAAGACTCCAGTGTGCGATCTACCACTTCACTTCTACGGCAAGCGGTCATTGTCACATCAAGCAGCATGCTACCTCCTTGCAACGAACAGGTTATCTCGGATACGTGCAATCTCTGTTTTTTTGGCCCATGGCGTTAAAAACTTCCTGCACTGCTGTTGTGCATCTTCATCAATTGAACACCCAAGCACTCGCAGGATTGACTCCCAATAGCCCCGAGGCTGGCAATTCGCGTCCCAATATCCTGAAGTCTGTTTCTCATAAGCGTTGAAGACGATCACATCTGCCGCCTCCATCATATTTTTAAGCGCTTGGACAGAAAATCGCTCTTCTATGTGTGGCAGGACATTCCAGCAAGTGGCTATTGAAAACTGCTGCTCTAATACCATCGGAAATCTCATGTCAAAGATTCTCAACCTACCATCAGGTAGCAGCGTGTGGGCCTTTGCATTCTTTGTTCCCTCTATACCAAGGACGCTTAACCCCATATTGTCCAACATGTAGCAAGCGAAGTCTCCACAACCGCACCCAAAGTCAACTACCGAGAACGGCGAAAACACCTCGGTAAGCATCTCACTCAGGATTGGCGCTCTCCACCCTAACGCTTGACGTGCCTTGTAATATCCTTCTGTGTATACAGTCGTCAGGTCTTTCATATCGCCACCTCAAAGTACCCAAGGTTCTGATAGATGGCCTTGATTCCGGGCTTCCCTGCCCACCTTTCCAACGAGGCTTTAACTGCAACCTCCACTTTCGGTTTTCTTACATACCCAAGCCTGCCGAACAGAATCTCCCAATAACCCATGGGCTGACAATTGACATGGTAATGCCCTCCTTGCCCCGGAGGTGCAAAAGAAGCAAGAACTCTGTCACTCAGATCGGTAACATTTCGCACAAAGATCAGCGCCCAATCTGGCTCTATATGCTCCGCAACCTCAAAACAGGTAACAAGATCAAATTTCCTGTCAACCACTTTATTGACTAATGTTCGTAGATCGTGGATATATACATTCTCCTTTGGACACTCCAAGAATGGTAAGCATCCTTTTGCGCCTTCGAGACCATAAGCATCAAGGCCCAAGTCCATGAAGCCCTTTACGATATCTCCTACAGCGCATCCTACATCAATCGTACTTTTGACATCAGGAAACTGCTTTAGAATAGCCTCACAGACAATTGGCGCTCGCCAGCTAAGCTTGAACCTCTTGCCAAAAAAGCTCTGTTTGTAGATCAGGTCAAGCTGTTCCATTAGTGCCTCCAGCAAAGGTGCTTTGGCGCTTTGCGAATTATCGATAGCCCTGCATACGGCCCCGGAAGGGTTACGATCTCAAAATCCTTATATTTAGGGCTTCGTCTGATCGTCCATGCCGCCTCCCATGCATTGTCGCAGTATCCGGGTGTAATCAGTGACTCTGCTACTGGGTAGGTATCATGCAGAAGAATGAGGCCAGTACCTTCTCGGACAAACGGAGCCAAACGATCAACATCAGCGAGAACGGCCTGCTTTGAATGATCTGCATCGATGAATAGCATGTCTATTGGGTCTTTCCACGTCTTGGAGAACTGTTCAGAAGTCATGATAAACTTCTCGACATTTGGCAACTGGGCTATCCTACCCCAATCCACATTGTCAACAGCAACCGCACGTTTGACCAGTGGGGCGAGCATGTTGAAAGTCTGTGCTTTTCTGATACCTATTTCAACGTAGGTATGCACCTCAAAAAGCTTAATCAGTTCAGCCATCAACTCCCTATGTTCTGTAACTTTCCATACTTTCATAGTAACCTCCTAAGAGCCTCCACGTCTCCAGACAGCAAAACCGGAAGCATGCTTTGTATTTCATCGTCAGGACGATTCCACCACTGTAGCTTCAAAAGAATCGAAACCACATCCTTCGGAAATCTCGTCTTGACGATCTTGGCTGGATTTCCTGCCATCACAGTGTAAGGCGGTACGTCTTTCGTAATGACTGACCCTGCGCCTATACAAGCGCCGTCTGCTATTCTGACACCCGATAGAACTGTTACGTTTTGACCAATCCATACGTCATTCCCCACTATTATATTTCCCTTAGAGTGTGGGTGTCCCTGTTTGTTGTATCCCCACAACACGTTAAAGGGATAGGTTGTAAACCAGTCTGGTCTATGATCTACACTAAGCAAGAATACTACACCAGCAGCAATTGAGCAGAAGCTACCAATCTCGATGTATTGAGGCATTCCACGAGAGGCTAAGACGGTAGGAATGCCGTATGTGTGTTTTCCTATTTTGTAGCCTTTAAGATGCTTCGCGTCTTTAGTGTAGACAAGGCTCATTTCACGCCCCGAATCTTTTGCAGTTCGAGCGCGAAGGCTTCCTTTTCAGCCCTTAGAGTCTCCCGAAGGTCTGGCAGGATGTCGAGGGAGGCTCCGACTTTATGATAGATGACATTGTTAAAATCTCTGTACCAACGGTACTTCAGCATAGCCGTGTGGTACCAGAACCAGTCATCTCCACAGAAAGTCCGAAACTGCTCTACTGGGATTCTTGGCAGTTTGTCGAGAATATCCTTTCGGTACGTGAAGGCCCATCCTTCCCTACGCTTCATCGGAGCAACATCAAAGGCCAGTGGAGCGTTTAGCTTTGCCCTTTCAAAATTCTCTATGGTATTCTCTGTCTGTGGACAGATGACTGCACAATCAATAAGTTGAAACGGCGCTACCAAGCGCTCGAAGAATCTTTCGTTTAAAATGATATCGTCATTCAGGATAGACAGCAAGTCACACTTTCCCACGTGCTTGATGCCAACATTCCACGACTCATTTACGCCAATATTCTGTGGATACTTCATAACAGTAAGCTCAAGGTGCCGCCACTGGATATGTGGGTTATAAGTCTCATCCCGATTTGAATTGTCGATTATCAGGATTCTTTGTGGATGGACTGTGTTTCGCTCTATACTGGCAAACATCTTATCTGCCAATCCTGTATTAACAACTGGAACAATAACCGCAAGACGTGTACCCATTCTATTCTCCTGTTTTAAACCCTCGTAACTGCAAGAGCTTTTGTTTGAAAATATAGAAGTCAGCCACGAGATCGGCTGAAAGCTTCATGACGTGTTCTATCTTAAGAGCGGCAAAATGGACTACAGGAATAACTACTGATTTGACTTGGCCTTCTGGATGATCTGTTGCAAGCGCTTGCACAAGGGAATAGAAACCATCGGTCTTTTTCATGTAGCCATAATAGTCAATGGCAAACGGCACTGGAGAGGCAATATTTGAACCAAGTCTAAGGCCGAAGTTCTGCGTGGCAAGTTTTCCATTACGAACAGAGACTAATTCTTCCTGTCCAATCTCTTTACATTTCACTCCATTTTCTACTATCAAAAGCTCAAACAGGTTGAGATATTCATAAAACTCCATATTCCCTCCAAAGTGCCTCCCTATCGGCCTTTGGATTGGCTCGAAGGAATTTGAATAATCGCCACATAGCAGGTAGGATAACGGCTTCTACGCTGCTCTCATCTTCAAAATATCTCTTTACTTCAACTCTTCTTTCCTCGGTGCATACTTCAAGTGCGTTATGAATATCCACCGCAAGAGCTTCAGGATTGAGCGAATTTAACGTTACAAAACTTAGCGGGGTCTTGAAGGTAAAGGGCGCATGATACTGAGTATTGGCAAGCATAACTGGAGTGCCACAAGCCATGGACTCCAGTACCCCTCTATCGTTCTGGCCTGCTCCTCCGACATGGACAAAAAGCTTTGAGCGATTTAAAATTTTCCCCACTTCAAGGCGTGAGACCATTCCGGGCATTGTTAATCGTGAGACCTTCCCTGCTTGGATATCTTCTACCATGAGATTCGTTGATGTGCCGTGATACATTCGTCCGGGCATAACAGCATTCAGAGCCTTGCCGTAACGTCGTTCATACGCCTGTATAGCTCGAATAACCTTCCATTGCCCTTTCTTATCATGGATATGTGAGGCTCCAACACAGATATCAAAATCGCGAGGAATCTCCATAGGCTTGAAGAATGAAGGGTGCGTCGGCTTTTTAAAGGCAAGGTGAAATCGCCCATAACGATCTTTGCCATTCTCGCTTACAAGATCATTAAAGACTACATCCCAAAATTGCCATACTCCCCTATTGGTAGCCGCCTGATAGAAGAGAACCCATTTCTGTTCCTTCTTCCACTGTTGGAGGCATGGAAACCAACTCTTAAAGCCTCCTCGCACGAATATAATGTCATCAGGCTCTATATGCTTAAAAAACTGGTTGATGTGTGGAACAACTCTAAACCTAAACTTGGGAGTGAATTCGTAGAGGCCCGGAAATCTTGCCGACTCCATGACAACCTCTACGTCATCCACAATCCCTAAGTCAAGCATCCTTGACCACATGTAGCAAAAGCCTTCTGACACGAAATCCTTGATTAGATCGGGTGGCAGCGTGGCGTTCTCGTCAAACGGTATTGGATGACCTGCACTGCCTACACTGGTAAAGAGATACTTGACTCGCAGCATAGCTCACTCCCACAACTGAGATTCTGCCATGATCGGAGCGTAATACCTCTCATACAGAGAGTCCCAATTGTACTTTTGGCGCATGAACGTCTTTGTCATCACCGCCTCATTCTGTGCCATCCTGCCGAGCGTGATCAAAGCAATGTCGGTGAAATACTTCTCCTCGTTCTTGCACGTAAATTCCATGTGATGTGAACCAAAATCGAAGTAGATCGGCTGGAGACCACCTACCTCGAACATCATGTTTAATGACTTATTCAGCACACAGTAAACGCCACCTGCCAATGCCGCCTCTGGAAGTACAAGGCCAAAGCTCTCTTCTCTTGTTGGGAAAATGAAAAGGTTAGAGCATTGAAAAAGCTCTCTCAGAATCCTTGAAGGCAGGCCCACATTGTACTTGCCCTCCAGCCACTCTGATGTAAAAATTACCTCCTCACCAACCTTCAATCCGTTACGCTGTGCAATCTTTTTATAATGGTCGATAGACTGCTGCTCCCGTAACGTTGTCGCCCACTGGTTTGCCAGCACGAGGCAGACCGATCTGCCCTGCTTTTTCATCTTGGATAGAATAAGCATGACCTCTCGTACCCGTTTGGCTTCAAGCCTATCAACAGAAGCAGGGTAAACCTGCACTATATCGGCTCGCATAACTGCGGGAAACTCATCAATAAAGGCGCATGTGTCATCAGAGAACTCAAACCATGACCTCAAGTCTTTGATGTGTGGAATGACTCTCACATCATCAGGCCAGCCCCGAAAAGATTCTGAAACTCGAATGGACTCAGTTCTGTTAGGGTACACGAGTTTGTGCTTAGTGCCGTAGAACTTCCGCAAATCCCAGTAGTCTCTTGGCTCTCCCGAAGGAACAGAGTGAATCCAGTGGAGCCATCTCGTATCTGGCAGCATCCGCCCTGCATCGCCACAAGCCAAGCCGTATGGCATGAACCAGCCAGAGAATACAAAGTCGTGAGTGAGGACTACTGGAACGTCTTGTAATTCAGTCGCGAGCATTGCCGCCGTTGTTCTCTGGATATCGCTATGCTCTGTAGTAATATCCTTCATGCTCTGGTAGTCGATCAGGTGTGTGAATGGAATTACCTTTTTCAGTGTAACGTCATCCGAGAAGGTCTCACCGTGGTAATGATCATTTACGAATAGTAAGACCTCGTGGCCATGTTCAGCAAGCATCCTCGCTTGGTCTTTCACAATACCTGTGAGCGAGTATCCGGGCTGAAACTCCATCATGTTTGTTAAGATTGCTACTTTGGGTTTATCAGACATCCTACTCTCCTTTCATTACGATTCTGCCACGAGGCAGTCGTATATTTGAAATAGCGGTTGCAAGCGCTTGCCAACCTTACGAGATTTCACCATGATTCTCTCAGTTTGTCAAGAAAAAATCACGTTTTTATGGTACCGTGGTCGTCGTAGTCGTACTCGAACTCGTGGTCGTTGTAGTCGTCGTACTCGTTGTGGTAGCTCCAGCAGTGGTAGCCACGGTCTTAACGGCTTCTATCCTTCCTGCCCAGTTGACTGTATCTCCCACGCTTCCAGTGACTCGAACACGCACATCGTTACCACTCACGTCAATTGTGCAGTCCCAAGCAGGGTCGGATTCCTCTGACCATTCTGCGGATACAGAACCTTGGATAGCTGCCCCACCTGTCGATCTTCGATATACTAATGCCCTTCTGACATACGATGCTCTGTGGGCGCTTCCTTGTACCGCCACTACCCGAGCTTCGATGTACCATGCTTCGCCTGCTGCCAAGGTCTTAGATAGCAGTGTAGTTGCTGAGGCGTTCGTCGTGTTGACCAATGCATGATTATCAAGGTCTCCTTCAGTATCAAGGTCTCCATAGGGAAACAGGATAAGATAAGTAGCCGCCAGCGCTACCCCAACAGCTTTTGCTCCCTGATTTGGCTTTGTCTGTGTCAACGCTCCAGCAGCCGTGGCGTACACGAGAGACCCCGGAGTCCATGTCCACCCCGCATTATACATGTAGCCATCAACCTGAAGCTGTCCTGTGGCACCTGCGGCTGTGGACGTTGATTGCCAAACTCCCTTGAATGACTTAGAGTCAGTGCATAAGATCGCTCTGCCCGATGAATCGAGTTGGCAAGCCTGATATTTAGTGAGCGTCCCACCAAAAGCTGCAAGGGTAAACGTTCTACCTGCCTCAAGTTTTGCTAATGCATCATTGTAATACGTCCACCATTCCACTCCCCCTGCTACCAATTGATTCAAAAGCCAGTGAACTGTTGCTGCCATGTTCTCCTCCTATGCAAAGATATTCACTGTATGCGAAGTCTGACTACTCACTGTAGAACCTCCCCTCTTGGAGAGCTTCATGACAAAGTTTGTCAGCCCACCATCTGCCGCCTGTGCTGCCGAGGTGTATGTCCAACTGTTTGTAAGGCTCTGGTAACTATTAACCAGAGTGGTAAGGCCCACATCCCAAATCTCGATACACCATTCTTGAAAATCTGCATCCTCTTCTCCAGTCACCGAAGCGGTAGAGCATCCAGAGGCAAACCTATTGACGCTCATCCACGTAAACAGCAAGTCGCCTTCTGAGACGTTATGCGCCCCTGCAACCTCTGGCTGCCCATTAACCAATAGATTCAAGCCTTGAATTGGTTTTTTATCCTTTCCAATTATCGCCACATCGTATTCTGTACAATCAGCTAAGTCTTGGAGATCGCCTGCAAAGTTCATGGAGGCCAATTTAAAGTACAACGTTCTGTACAAATCTGCAACAGTCAGGTTTACACGCCGCTTGTCATTGTACACTGCTACCAAATCTGTTGCAATTACGGACAGGGAACTTGTAAGCTGCGTAAATCCTGTTAAATCTATCAGAAGATCAGTAAGTCGCCATACCTTTGCCGAAAGCAGGGTACATGTGGCGAATCGGCAGTATACCGTCCCATACGCTCCCTGCAAGATAAACAAATTCTGGAACGGAGTCTGGAGCAGAGCATCTAAACTGACTGCTGATGAGAGCGTATCCTCCGTGTCTAATGTAATCGTGATGTACGGCTTGCCTGCTAAAATACCTACAGCCGTCACCACTCCAGTAATCCCACTGCTAAACTGTTTATCTACAAGATCGAACGTACCTCCAGAGGTATATGATCTATACCCATACGCACCAGCCCATTGCACCTCATCAGGGGCCGAGAAGTATATCGAAAGCTTGGGTTCGCCTTGCGAATACATCGCAGGCCATTCCTCCAAAACCACATGAGTCACTGCCGACGCAGGGTCACTAATTCCGGGGGCTGGAGATGGAGTAGACTCATCATCAAACTCAGGGTCTATTGCAGTATCATAGTACTCAAGCACTTCCACTGCATCAAGTCTGATACCTCCGTCTTCCATCTCGGATACGTTGACTGCACGAAACTTCTTTGAACTCAACTCAAGATCGGCATCAGTATAGTCAAAGACCTGTCCGGGCGAAATCCCACGTGCGGAAGGTCTCAATGGTAGAGAGATTGTCTCTGGCTGCTGCATCCCTTTTCTTAGGGTCATGTGAGCCATTCTCTGCGCCCTTGAATGTTTACAAATACCTGCAAGCTGAAGGGTCTCTGGCTTTCTCCCATACCTATCAATATCAGGCATGTCATCTGCCTTCGCCGTACCAGTATAATACTCATTATTCCTTCTCGTGTACTCAACAATGATATGGTTGGCGTACCCTTCTCTTCCTTGCTTTGTGATCGAAACAGGAAACTGCTCATTTCCTCTTTTGACATCATCTTTTGTGTAGCTCACAACCGAGGCTTCTACTTTATTTTGCCTATGGGCAAGCTGTCCGTTGTAGTACGAGAAAAACCCATCATGGTGTTGCAAGACACACTGGATGAAGTCAATAAACGTCATCTGTCTGTCGAAATAAAACGACACAAGCAGATCGTTGATATCACAGTAACTCTGCGTATCGGCAAAGACTGCGGAATTCAGATATGAAGCGTCTAATCCTGCTCCGTACAAAGCATTTGTAAGGACATCGTAAGTAACTCTCGCAGGGTTATCATCCACTCCATAGACTTTAAGCAAGAAAGCGCCAACAATCTGATAGTAAGCTGTTGGAGCTGCTGCTGTTCCCATAGCTGCTACATAAATCAGGGAGCCTTGCAGACACAAAGCACCTGGGTTAAAAGTCATCGAAGGCCACGGAGTGACCATCTCTACAAGGGAAAAATCCTTCACATCTACCACATTAAGCCGTAACACGTTGCCCCAACTGGTTATCATTGCCGCATACTGTGATCTTCTCGGGTTGTCTTCATCATAGCCAAAAGTAAATTTGGCAGGACAGTATGAGTATCCCCCAAAACCTATGGAATCAAGTTGAGCAAATGTTTTGGGATTCAATTCTGCTAAGCCAGAAGACGTAGCCTGAAGTAAAACCTCATTAGCCTCATCGTAGCATAAGCCAGACGTATAGAACGAAACTGGCTGGACAGGGCCATGCGTAATGTATGCATCCCTTTTTCTATGCCTACAAATCCTTGACCCAACCATACCTCCCCCATATGCAGCCCACAGGTAGTCTGCATCTCCAGTGACATCGTAGTAGTCATAGTTAAGGTTAGCTCCTCCTCCTCCAGAAACGTAGTGCGTGGTGCCGAGTCCGTCAGTATCTACCTCAGTGAAAGTGGAAGCGGAAGGCCAGTTGTACGCATAAAACCAAAACTTATGGTTTTTCTCATCCCATCCACAGCAGCGAGAATAGTAGCAATAAGCTGGCAACTGCATGGAACGGACTATGCTATTGCTGCGTGGGTCATACTCAGACATGTAGTCTTTCCACAGTCCTCCAACGTACTTCATGTGCATCACATAAATAGAATTCTCTGCTCTTACAAGTGTCCAAGCGTAAAAAATGGCATCAGAAGTCTTTATACCATAAAGAAACGCTCCTGTCGCTCTATCATAAGTCCTAATTACATACTCTCCTGTAGCAGTCCTTGTCCAGCATCCTGATACCACAAGAAATTCACCAAGGGGAGCTACTCCGTAGGTTGTAGCCACAGAAGCCTGCTGTTGTTGAGATGTCCATAACGTCACTACGTCTTCGGTTACTACTCTGCTCACCTCAAAAGTGAAGTTAGGCAGTGTCGGACTCTGCCCAAGACTATAGTTGTCAAAAACAACGTAGCATAGATTCTTCCAAACTGGAACACGCTTGCCCAAGGCAGTAAGCTTTGCACTCATATGAGCGTCTGCGGCAATTTGCGTTCCTGTGTACACAGTATACTTGTTTGAATCTACCTCCTTATTATTCGCCCAACACTTAAGAACATCTGCCTCTCCCATGCATAGACCCAAAGCAAACGAGCAGGAATACAGGTAGTAAAAACCTGCTTCTTGTCCTCCCATTCCTTTACCTGCTTCGATCTCAACCTTCACTGCCCTGAAGTTTCCATACCAAATTAAGTTACCCGGAATTCTTCTTTGTCCATATAGTACAGGAATTGGAGTACCATATTGGGAGGACATGATCTGTAGCCCTGATGGTTGGGGCTGATCAGCTTCCGCTACATCTGGAGGAAAGAGCAAGCCTCCGATCATCATGCCTATGGAAAATCCAAGCATAGGATTCCCAAAGAACATTCCAATGACTGCACCCGCTACCGCAAAAATCGACTGTCCTACATTTGCCATGGGAACGGTCTCCAGACTGATCTCAGTCGTTGCTTGTAATACGGAGTGACTTCTTCTTTCACTACTCCCTTTCTAATGTGAGCATGAATAATCTCGTTATCGCCAACAAAGATTCCTGCATGAGAGGCACATTTACCCTCTTTGAAAAGCAGAACATCGCCAATCTGAACACCCTCCAAGCTTCGCATTTCATGTTCTGTTAGCTGCAAGCGATTGCAGAACTTTTCGATCTCCTTCTCTAAGGCTGATTCACTGTTGTGCAAGGCCCAATCTCTATTGTACTTAGGCGGGTCATATTCCTTTGGCACCCAGTCCATCTCTTTTCCTACCTTGATAAGAAACTGCACACAGTCAGTAGCATAACCTTTAACCGCCTGTCCATGCATCCACCTTGCCCCGAGCCATCCTGTCAGTTCATTAACCAAATGCTCTTCTGCTAATGTCATGTCAGCCCCCACATTACGTCCGGCTTTGGAATGTACTCAAAGCCAAGAAAGTTTGCATAATTGCTAAATTTCTCGTCACACTGCGCTCCTGTTTTGTTGCATCCGGGTATCGCTACAAACGTGTCTCCAATGCCTATCGTCTGGTAGAATGGCACACTCAGGGTAACAAACCCATTGGCGTGAAATAAGATCGTTCTGTACATACCAGTATTTAGCCCACTCGTCATCAAGACCTCTCCATTCTTCCAATACTTCAAAGGATGTGAAGTGGTAGAGAAGATCGTAGAATAGATATAGCGCTCAGTCGAATTGATCAAGCATGTTCCATTCTCTTGATAGGTTGCTTTATTCAATCCGCAGTAATCATCGAATAGGCTATGGTTGCAATGCTCTGAATAGATCAGTCGTGGGAACTTATCTTTCAATCTCTCAAGAAGTGAGCCACAAGAGAGCGTCAAAATACCTTGATTGTAAGTAACATCGCCATTAATCCAACCAATGAAGACTGTCTGGTAATTCGCAGGATTAGCAGCTTCAACCAAATACACTGTCACTTTGGCATTTCGCAAGTAGCCTTCCCTGACTACTCTGTACATAGACAAAGTAAGCGTACCTACTTGGATTCCAATAATCCCTGCTTGGATATCAAGCTTGTCAGTCGAAAAATCGGAGTGAAACTGGATATCTCCCCGCTTAATCGGAATGGCTTGGTAGCTCTGGCCTCCAAAAGAGAAACTCGTTTTGTAGCTTGTAAAATAAGCCGATGCACTATACATCTCCAACTCTATCTTGTACAGTTCCACTAAACTTAACTGCTTCTGCGAAAGATCAATCGCCATCTCATTCTCCTACTAAATGAATATCCCTGTATAGCTGGTAAGAGCATACTTCTTACACAGATAGCTCGACAGATAGGTGATATAAACCAGATTTGACGAACCCAACAGTATGTACTCAGCTACCTTCCCATCAAAAGCCCCATACGACAACGAACCCACACACCCTGAAGCATAAATCGTCTGTGTCGGCTGCAATGCAGTACGAATAAACCCACCGTTATACAGCATGTAATGACGACGAGTATCACTTACTGCAATAAACAAGCCCCAATCAGAATAATCGCTTCCAAACTGTCCGTAGCAAGTAAGGCAGCCATCTCCATGCCCATAAATCTGAAAGTAGTTCGTTCCAAGGCTGATGCCTAACCCTCTATTTGCACCTTTATGATGAGGCGCAATTAGATATCTCTTACCCGTAAGCCCATCTGTGCGTGTCGTGGACTCTGAAGCAGCAGTAACCGTTGCCTCCGCTTTCGCCACAATGAGATATGTAAAGGCGGTATTCGCAAGATCATGAGAAATAGAAATCCGGTCGTTTGAGCCGTCGAAGTCGAGGGCAGGAAGCCCATTGATCTGATTCACCTTGTATAACGGCCTGTATGCTGCTGTGGCCTGCTCCCAATTCCTCCCACCTCCTGCTAAATCTGCTACTGAAGATACTGCATCACCATCTGCAAGACCTGTTATTTGACTTACATCCAACCAAGCCAACAAAATTGATCTTGGAACGAGATTATAGGGACTTGGAGTATTATGCTGCTCTGGCATAAAGCCTACATCCATTCTGTTCTTGAATTCATGTCTCATCTCATACACCTACAATGGCCCTAAAATAATTCTCAATGTACTGACGTAACGAATCATCCTTTCCAAGAATCATTGCAAATCCTACCAAATCACACTGTAGTAAGTAATCAGGAGTCCCTGACCAGTAATGACCTGAAATTGTTGGATAGTAAGCTGAGTACGTCGGTGCTGTATATCCAGCAGTAAGCCAGTTAGTATCCTCTCCATCCAAAACGCCATTACTATAGACCCGCACTGTTTTGTTCTGCCAGTCAAAGACAAACGAATGCACTACCCATTCATCCACCGAAATACCAGTACCAGCATCTACGTAATCGTAGGCATCTGCATCATTCCTCCTTCCTCCAACCCTAAGCGCCCCTGTCGTCATCACGGTAGCTCCACAACGAGTTGAACCTGTATTAGTAGACTGAACAAAGATAATACCCTCTTTTGTCACAGGAATTGCTCGGCAACACCAAGCCACAATAAACGTGTTTGAATAAACGTAGCAATTCAAGTCTCTACGAAAAAAGTACGCCTCTTGTGTCCCATCAAAGCGAATAACTGGGTAGCCATTGATCACATTTTTGACAAACGTTGGGCTTTTTGCCGTATACCCCTGCAAGAAATTACCACAGCCTGCAAAATCGGATGCCCTGTTCACTGTCGCCCCATCTGCAAAGTCATTCTCTATGAGTGGAGTAGCAAGGAACGTATACACTCCGGGGGAGGTAAACGCTATGGCCTCTGGCCTCTTTTCGTTACGATGTGCCAGCCTCCATAGCTCTGCTGCTGAAGACATCGAATGACGTGGCACTTGTGGAATGCTCCCTGTCAGAATTCTACCCCTATAAGGCATCCGTCCCATTCTTACTCTCCTATGCAGAAATCCTGTTTACATATCCGTGAATCATTACTACGTTTGCGGCGGCAGCAAAAGCTCGCACAACGGCGCTATTTGTCAAGACCAGTCCGGGTACGATGCACTTCAGGCCATCCTCTGCTTTAACGGTAAACTCAATCAGATCATCGGGAGCGCCAGTGCCTCCAAACTCGATTGTCAGCTTTCTGTCTGTAGTATCAGAATTGACCGCCCACAGCCAAAGCTCATCCAAATCCGTTGCATGAGCGGTATGAATCGTTGTACCAGCAGATGCAGTGGCTGCGACTTTTACTCCCTTTCCATCTGTTGACCCACTTAATAGTTGCTTAGAATATGTTGCCATTGCTCTCCCTCCTAAGAGAATATTTCAAACTCAAGATTCGGTTCGGTGAAGTTCATCACCTGCGACTCAAGGATATAATCTGCTTCAAACCATGGACGTGTCGTTGTTGTCGTGGTACTCGAACTTGACGTGCTGGTTGTAGACGCAGTTGAACTCGTTGATGATGTACTCGTCCTAAATAGCGTGGTAGTGGTAGTACTTGAAGTAGAACTCGTCGAATGCGTCGAACTCGTCGTGGAGAAAGTACTTGTGGTAGAGGCCGTTGAACTCGTGGTTGTTGCTGTGCTTGTGGTAGAAGCCGTTGAGCTTGACGATGATGTCGTGCTGTACGAACTCGAAGTAGTCGTCGAACCTGTGGTCGTGGTAGCCGTGGTCGAACTTGAAGTGGTCGAAGTGCTTGTGGAGGTGGTAGTAGTGGTCGTGGTCGTAGTGGTCGTGGTGGTTGTGGACGTGTAAGTAGGGTAGTCAGTGACAAGCTCTACTACCTGAAACTCAAATTCACTTTCAAGCTCTGTAGTGTAGTCCAATTCAAGATCGTCCTGATCGAGTCGAACCAAAAAGAAAAAGCAGATGGACTCTATATCAGAGGGCGAAATATCTCGACCAACAAAATTACTCAGGGCTAACCGCTCTTCTGTAGCCGAAAGGACAGTAACCGATTGAATCTTCCGCACTATGAGATCGCCTGTTTTCAGAATGATGCAAAGCCTCTCGTGTCCTTTGTATAGTGCATTGAACCCATCGTTCTTGACATCGATGTACGTCTGCCACATCCCTGCGACCTGTGTAAGCTCAAACTGTTTTACCCATGAAGGTACCCAAAATCTACTGTATTTTCCACACAACGAATCATTGAAAAGGGTCAGGACATCATACTCTTCTTCCTTCGTGGAGCTTACGAATTTGAACTTGAAGCGGTGTGGCGTGTATGTGGTAAACGGAGTACCGACTTGCGTCACAGAGCCTTCAAAAGCAACCGTCAGAAGTTGAGAAAGTAACCATGACTTTTGGGGCTGAGACCATTCTGGCCTTCTTAGCCACATATCGGAAATGGAACCAGTAGACTTAATATCGTCAGCCACTCTATATCTCCTTGAGCGTCATATCGAAGCCCATCAAGTAATCCGTAACTTCTTCTATCTCAAGTGTCTCCATTGTGGCCTCCATGGTAGGGTAAAAGTCACAAGCTCCAACTCCCCAATCCTTGGTAATTGCCGCAGTAAACGTGATCACGTCTCCAACAATGGAATCTATTGTCAACTCTTCATAGTCGAGTAAGTCCCAATTCATCAATAGCACTTTGGTTGCAAGCGCTTGCAGGTTGTAGAAATGCTCAATATCTTCTATTGCCGTCACACTCGTTAGCCCGAGGACGCTACCAGTACCACTTGCCGAAAAGCGCTCCATCAGTAGAGGCACATCAAAGCTTGAGTTAATAAGCCCTCTCAGTAGGTTGCGCCATTTTACCAAATCATATTCCCATCCACTGAGCTTCAAAGTCCTTATGGGAGTAGGCACAATCTTCATTCGCTGTTCTACCAACGTTGGACTTCCATGAACCTTCGTCACGAATGAGTACTTCATGGATAGCTTATCAGCCCAGTTCTGTCGAACGAGAAGGACGCTCATGATCTTAACACCCTCTTGAGTTCGTAATGGTTCTTAGACATCACATTAATCAGCGTTTTCTGACCTGCTGTAGACGACAAATACTGATCAAGCAGATTTGGGTCTACCACATTCACGATCTGCACTGGCTGGCCTTGATTCTGCTGCCCACCTGCTGACTGTGGAGTGACAGAACCACCAGACGAGAACCTTCCTCTCCGTGGCACTGTAGTCGGAATGTGCAGAGCCTTCAATCTGGTCGGTATATCCAGCATTCCTTGATTAAGAGCCTCAATAAAACCTATACCGTATTTCTGAACTGCTGCTTTTCTCAAGATGTACTCTCCCGCCATTCCAAGGATAGGCACGTCATCCTTAACTCCACTACCTCCAGTAATACTCCCGCCCCCTGCTGCACCAGTAGAGAACATGCTCATAAACATCTCAAAGAATCCGCCCATACCCCCGCCACTGCCGCCACTACTGGAGAACAACTGGCTAATCCAACTACCAAGACCTGAAAAGATATCTCCAAAGCCACCTTTTAAGTAGCTGAAAATATCAGTCCAACCGCTTGAAATGTTTGTCCAGAGCGAGGAGAACCAGCTTCCCATATTCCCGAATAGGTTACTGAACCATCCTTGCATGGAAGACCAAAAACCTGTGGCACCAGTCTCAAGAGATTCAGTGACATCCGAAGCAGCCCAACCTCCTTCCTCCCCAAACTCACCTGCTGGAATGCCGCCACCGCCACCTTCACCAAATTCACCTGCTGGTATTGCTTCACCCAACGCACTTGAGCTACCGAGCTTTGCTATCAACTCTCTAATGGCAACTGTGGCAGTTTGGACTGCTGACGTGGAACTCTGGACAGTCACACCCAATTGCGAAGTGGTCTGCGTTAAACTCGTCTGCGCCTGCATCTGCTGGACGTTCAATTGCTCTTTGACAGTAACCTCTTTCTTATCGCCCATGCCAAAGAACTTCATGAGCATGCCAAAGAGACCACCTCCAGACTGCCCACCTTGATTGTTGCCTGTCATAAACCACGATGATAAGTAATCTGATGCAAGCTTTTGAACAGTCGTATAGAACCTCTTCCAGTAATCCATGGCAGTTTTCAGCTTGCCCTGCATTGCATCAAAGAACAATTCAGAGAAGGTATCTTGCATCTCTTGAGCCGTCTGTTTAGCAAAGTCGCGGGCCTGCTCAAAAGCAGTCTTCTGTTCAAGGACGTACTCTTGCAGCCCTTTGGTCAAGCCCTCTTCAATCGTGCCTCCGAGAACCTGAAGCTCATTCTCCATATCCACGATTGCAAGCCTTGTATTGTCAATCTCATTAGCCGTTCTCTGCCACACGTCCGGCTGCAAAGCCTGATTGATAGTCGCGAGGTGCTTCTGCTGTGATTCCAACTGGACATTCAGAGCGCCTACGATGTCCTTCATCTTCTGATACTCTTCAACTCTATCCCATCGTGAAGTCTTAGTAATCAGGTCAAGGCGCTGTCTCTCTGCTTGGACTATAGCTGCAAGGGCATCTCGTTCTTTTTGTGCCGCATCCTTCTGAAGTGTTACCCTCTCACGAACAAGATCATTCCTTTTACTTTCCAATGCAAGTTTCAACTGATCGATCTTAATCTCAGTATCTTGCACATCAGACGTTTTTCCAAGCCTCTTTGCTTCTGCCAAATACCACTCAAGATAGGCAAGCTGCCGCGTGTATGACGCTTGAATATTGGCCTCTTTTTGGGCGAGATATTCATCATCTCCGATTTCAGCTTGCTGATGAAGCCAGTCAATCTGCTCCATCTCCTGATTCATCCTTTCAACATCAGCCCTCATCGCTGCTTCGTTGATTTTCTGATCAGTCTTGATCTGCTCTTCTTCTATCCGTTTATTCTTCTTCTGTTCAAGAGCAAGCAGACGCTCATTCCGAGCCGTGGCGCTCATAACTTTGTATTCATCAGATCGTTTGAACGCCTGAACCTCAAGCTCGTACTCTGCTTCAATCTTTGCCCGACCTTCCGCCATCAGAGCAACAAGCATTTTCTGTGTTTCTTCCTCTGCTCTTGCAATCTTGTCAGCATTGGCATTGGCAATCTTAACCCTCTGATCTGCCGAACTCTGTGCTGCACGATTAGCATTATTAGAGGCAATCTGTGTCTTTCGAGCCTGCTCTTGAAAAACCTTATCCTGCTCTCCAAGACCTGACTTCTGCATTTCCTCAAGGACTTTTGCATTATCCGCCGCATAAGCCTTGGAGTATTTCATCTTGATATCGTAAATCTTGGACTCGTACTGCTCTTTATTTTTCTCATCAAGAGTGGCTTTGCGCTGCTGCTCTGCGACCTCCTCCTCCTGAAGCTTTTGGTACTCTAACTGTTTGTTCTTCAGGAATTCAACAGACGCAGCACCTATCTTATTCTTAGCATCAAATAAAGCCTTGTAGGAAGCCTCCATAGCCTTGACAGCCGCAGGGTCATCAGGCTTAAGCTGTGCTGCTTGCCTTGCTGTCTCGTAACTCTTCTGGAGACCCTGAAGGGATACTACCTCAGACTGGAATTGTTTATCGTAGATCGCTGCACGTTCAGACGCAGACTTGTTCGCAGCATTCGTAATAACCTGTTGGGATTTGAGGTATTCACCCTGTACCTGCTTCAGACCTGCAACAGCAGCCTCAACCTCACGAGTCCCAAGAGTCGGGAATGCTTCTTTGACCTTGGTTCTCAGCATGGTGTCATTCATATCCTTGATCGCCATGCCATTTTTAATCCACTCGCGACCAAGCTCCATGACTTTGAGCTTCAGAGCATCAGTCTTGGTCTGCTGATCTTTTGTCCATTTGTCGTAGACCTGACCAACCATGTCAACACTGGAGAGAAGCCTCTGAGTAAAGGTATCACCTTCAACCTTTCCGCCCCAAACTGCCTTTCCACCAGAAAACATCTTCATGGTAGCAAACAGGATATCCAGCCCTCTTGTTGTGCGCTCCATCCATCCGGGTTCAAATGACTCACGCATCTGCTCCCCGAGAATCCTGATCTGTTCAGTCGCAGCAGCTACCCTCTGTGCGTCAAGTGCTGCGATGAAGGCTTTAACCTTTGTCGTGCTATCCTCTGATCTATTCCCAAACTCATCTATCGTTCCAGCCGCTTCAGAAGCAGCCTGAGACAGCGAGCCACTTTCCTGTGTAACTTTTTCAAGTGCTTTTTTCAGTTCAAGGTTAGCCGCCTTCCATTCAGCCGTACCCTCATCCGCAACTTCTACTCTACGTGCAAGCTCAGTAATGCTGGTGCCGAGTTCGTCGATTTTTGCACGAGCTTCAGAGGCAGTTTTGTACTGTTCGTCCAGCGTATCCTGAAACATGATCACAGCCGCAGCCGCAGCAGCTAAAGCCGTAGCCAGTGCGACCCAAGGGTTAGCCATGATAACTGCCCATAGCATCTTGAATTTTGCTGCAAGACCGACCAAACCAAAAGACAGTTGGTCAATTGGTGTCGTGAGCAAAACCATCGCTGTACGCATGCCATTTATGATGCCTGCTATGTTCGCCTGCTTCCAGAGGAACGCCATGGCCCCTGCAAGTTTTCCGAAGGCAAAAGAAGTGGCACCAAGCACTAAGATCAACCCGCCAAACGTTCCTATAAGGCCACCAAGGACGTTCACCAGTGTTTGATTATTACGTGCAAAAGTGGCAACTGCATTGACAAGGCCAGTGAACGCATTCACTGCATTTTTCAGTGGAGTAAGAAAACCTGACCCGAGGTCGGTTGCAAGCGATTTCAAAGCATTCATCGCAAGCTTCAAAGACCCTATAAGGTTATCCTCCATGATCTTTGCCATGGTGTCAAGAGTTCCAGACGAATTCAAGACTTTCAGAGACAAGTTTTCAACGGCATCGGCCTGTTGTGACAGGATTAAAGCCGAGGCAGCGCCACCTCTACGGAAAATCTCAGCAGCCTGCTCCGTATTCATATTCGCATCACGTAAAGCCTTCAAGGTAGCAATAAGATCAACTCCACCTTTGGAAGATCGGACAAGCTCTACACCCATTTCCTTCATCATCTGAGCCGCCTGATCTGTAGGGGCTTCAAGGCCGAGCAACATTGATCTTATGTCTGTACCAGCAATCGTGGCTTTTCTACCGTTCTGATGGAGAACGCCAAGAGCGCCATTCAGAACATTAAACTCTACTCCAGAAACCTGAGCAAAGGAAGCGGCATATTTGTAGGCTTCACCGAGATCGCTAACGTCTGCAATTGTGGCGTTAGCAGTCAAGGCCATCATATCCATCATTTCCTTCAGGTCTGCTGTAGTCTTGCCCATCCCTGACATTGCAGAGATAGCAACATCAGCCGCCATAGCTACGTCCATAGTACCAACAACGGCAAGTTGTAGAACTGAAGGGAGTGCCTGAAGAATCTGGTTTGCGTTAAGACCTGCTTTTGCCAAAACCTCCATGCCACTTGCAGCTTCAAGCGCTGAGAATCGAGTCTGCCGACCCATCTCCAAAGCAGCATTCCGCAGGGTACCCATATTGGTACCTGCATCATCTGCAACCGCAGCAACTTGTGACATGGCACGTTCAAAGTCTGCCGATATTTTAACAGGTAGAGCAACGGCGGCAGTCATAGCTCCGCCAATCACCATGGCTTTTTCTCCTACCTTCGCCATAGTGTCTGCAACTTTTTCAAGCCTGTCAGTAAGGCTTGATGCAGCACCCTCTATGGTTTTTAAGCCTTGGGATGCTGCATCTCCTGCCTGTTTTCCTGCATTACCTACCTGCTGTGCAGCATTAACTGTGTCAGATAGCTTTTTGCCGACAGCCTCAAGAACCGAACCTGCCTTATCTACTGCTTCGAGCAGGAACCGCAATCTGACGTCTTTCGACGTTGCCATTTCGTGTCCTCCCGCCGCCCTTCATTGCTTTCTGATAAGCCTCTGCTTCAGCCTTCAGGCGTTTGGCTCTCAGATTCAGGAACAGAATCAACTGGGGCAAGCTGTAATTTCGTACATCACTAAAACTGTGTCCCTCACTAATGAGAAGCTCAACAGAGGAGGCAATTACTCCTCCGAGAGTCTCACTTTGTTCTGGCCTGTCATTCCGCCATCTTCTGATGCGCCCTGACCCTTGGCGGCCATGAAACTCATTATCTCGTCCCCCACGGACTGAGTTACGAATTCGGCCAGAGCCTTCCATTTTCCCACGACATCATCCGTTACGTTCAGTTCGAGAATAGCCCTGAGTAGTTCAGGCGCAGCAAGAGTTCCGGGCAATTTAGATATCGGAAAATCAGTCGAGTAAGGCGCAAGGGAGATAAGCTCTCTCAGCATCTCGGTGACGATCTTCTCTTGAGGTATGCCCGATTTAACTGCAAGGATGAGACGATCAAGGGCATCAACAGCCTTCGGTAGATCAGCTAACGATAGCGGCCTAACCTTAACCTTGATGCCCCGTAAGTCAATTTCCCTCTCAGGAAAAAGCGTTTCTAAAATCTTCTTGTCGTTCTCTGTCATTTCCTTTCCCTCCATTACGCCCGTAGGCGCTGCAATTAGAAAGCAATATTCAAACTACCACTAAGCTGCTGTTGTCGTGGTTGTGGTAGTGGTTGTGGTCTCGAAAGTCGTGGTGAAATATGGACTTGAGGCGTGGTTCGCTGCATCAGCGAGACCCTCTGCCTCAAAGGACATCTTCGACCACTCATCAGAGATCAGGCCAAAAGCTCCAGCCGGAGACAATTTACATCTCCAGAATTCCCACTTCTCGTTCGGGCCTGCGGGGTTATCGGAAATAAACTTGATGGCATACTCTTTGGTAAGCTGAGTATTTGCCAACACCGTATTGCCCACAATTGTACCCTTAATGAACATGGCAAGGTTGAATCTCGAAACCTCGTCAAGCTCAAAGGAAAGCTTGTATCCTGTCTCAAGGATAACGGTCTTGTCCTTTGTTCTGGTTCCAGCCCTTGCTGAGAAGTGATCAAGCAATTCCTCAGTTACCTCGAACTCGAATTTAGGACAGTTGCCGACATCGGTGTAGGCTACGGGCGGAGTCGTTCCAACCCATTCACCTATTGACAGGATGCCTCTACCCAACTGGTAATTCGCTACACTTGGAGAACTGTCATTCATGGTATGTACCTCCCTTAACTAATATCTTCGAGATACGCGATCTCGATTGCAATGCCTACGCCAATGGCGTTTGCGCCAACAGGTGGAATTAATATCCTGCTCATAGAAATCTCTCGCCAGACTTCTGCTGTACCGTTAAAGTTTTGTTTTCCTCTATACAGTTCAGCTTTGACAAGAGCAACGAACGCAGCCAGTTCTGAGCTACGAGCGCCTTCAGAAGAGGCTGACAGGTACATCTCAATAGCCACTTGGAGTTTCCTTTTCAGAGTAGGCTTTCCTCCGCGCATCGTTTGTTCTGTGACTTCGTCATCCAACTCAAAAAGCTGAATGGCTGGAAAGTCTTCAGCATCAGGCGGTGATTCAGGATTCCTTGAAATTGTTCCATGGCCCGACACTAAGAACATCCGACGCACGATTTCAGCCATAACTAATTCTCTTTGGAGTACAGCCATTATGCCCTTCCTATAATTAACTCAAAGTGACGTAAAATAGCATCAGTGACACGCCTTATATTCTCCTCCGTCATTAGAGGCTCAAGCATGCCTTCTGGTGCCTGCCGAGAAAAAATACCCTTGGACATTTGGATAGTCCGTGGGCCTACTCCTTTGTACAATCCTTCCTCTATAACCATTGCGTATGGCTTATCTGTCTGAAAGGACAAACCTTGAGCATGTTTCTGTAAAGGACTCCACGACTTTTTCAACGCACCTGTTTTCCAAGGCGTGTTGCCGAGAGCCTGATTTCTCAAGGTCTTTGCAGGGTCATTCAGAATGGTATCAACTGCACCGAGCATATCCTTGAAAGCTTTTTGCATGCTCTCCAGATCGCTTTTAGATGCAGTATCAAATTCTACCTTGACCATTACTGTCCTCCTGCTACAGTGATGCAAGTCGCAATGCCGAAAATCTCGTCAATGGACTTCGGGGCCAGATCGCGCCCCGCATACGCTACTCTGTCCTTCATGGATAGAAGCGTCGGCAATTCTTCCGGTTTGAAGATAAACACAAGATCACCGACCTCTACTGAAGCTATCCACTGCATCTGCGAGGACTGAGTATGATTCAGCTTCACAGCCCTAATGGAATAGTTCGTAAAAGTCGGAACAATCTGTCCTGTGGTTGCATCCCTCGTCTGTGACTGGAAACTCTTGTAGACTACAGAAGCGCCGAGAGTCGAGTCAGCAATAAGGTCAGCTATTACCTTCTTAACCTTCTTTTCAAATTTGCCGAAAATTTCCATCCTTCACCTATGCCGCAGTAGTCGTTGTGGTCGTCGAACTGGACGAACTGGACGAACTGGACGTTGTGGTCGTGGTAGTTGTGGTAGTTGTGGACGGATACTTCAACCAGTACGCACTCCTCGGCTTACCCGCACTTGCACCGGGGCCAAGGGAGTCGCCGTACATGTGTTTACCACCCGAACCAATCCTACCTTCAGCATGCCCCACGCCTATCTTCGGGCCTGATCTGGATGCATTTCCTATACTCATCTCTAAACCTCCTTACGCTGAAGTTGTGGTTGTAGTACTTGACGATGACGAGGTAGTCGTGAAGGATGTGGAAGTTGACGTAGTTGACTCTGTTGTCGTAGTCGTACTCGTCCCTTGCAAATCCTCAGTGTTAGGAACAGTCCTGCCTCTGATCTGAGCCACAAACCTGCTAAGCCTCAGTAGTATGGGAAAATTGTCTCTCGCAAAAAGGATATTTAACAGATTACCCGTTTCAGTTCCCTTTCTAAAAGAGACAGACAACAGCCCACCTAATGAGATCGCAGAGATCGTGTCTTCGCTTATATCGTCCGAGACGGCTGCGGTTCGTTGTGCCAAGGCTCTATGTATAACACCTAAAGCAATCAAAACCTGAGCATCCTTAACCTCATCTGGAATCGCTCCCTTCCCTCCAGTACACGTGCGTGGGAAAGCCAGCTTCTGACCTCCGTACATCCTGTACCCATGGAAAGGTATTTGATTCATCAGTTCAGCCGCCAACGTTAAGCGGAGTTCCTTTTCAGCAGCAGATAAAGCCGCCCATTCGGTATCAGACGCATAGTATTTTGGTACTATCACATCCGCTTCCGCCTGAGTGACATAACTGTTAGATTCCCTTCCACCTCTATGACATTTTAGCGCCATGCTGCAAACCTCGTCTGATTCGCTTTTTTAACTTTCGTACCGTGTACGTTCTGCGACTCCTTGGACTGTGCAAGCGCTTGCACTGGAACCGATTGGACAGGCACTACTGGCATGCCAGAAACATCAAAGAGCGGTTCTCCACTCTCATTCTTACGTTTCTTTAATTCCAGAGCAACTGCAACAGGAACCTGCTGAGCTACACCGCCCCTAAAAACAAACATCGACTTGCCAAAGGAGAACGAGTAGTCCTCCCATGGCTTCCGACGCAGCGTTACTTTCGGTAACATCTGAAATCACCTCCCTACTACGCAGCCGTTGTGGTTGTGGTTGTAGAGGTAGACCCTGAAGAGTTAAAGCCAGTGCATTTCACTACGGCATCTTCCTCTTCAAACTTGATGTCAAGCCTCATGGTGAGAACCACAACAAGCACTCTGGCCCGAATGTCACGATCAGCTTCGATCATAACACTCCTCTGGATTCCAAGAATGACGTTGTTTGGATAGGTGAACAGATATTGATTGTTCGGCATCAGAGCCACTGGGGTCACTGGAACGCCATAGGCGTAGTTCGGAGTCCATCCGGTGATCTTGCTATCACCAAAAGGTGTCTCACGATTTGCCAGAGAGTCAGCATACTCGGTCTCAGCGTCAGGGGAAACATAAAAACGCATTGCACTCCTGTTTCTGAGGTACTTATTCGGCATTGCCTTCACGCCGTTCTTGAAGATGGTCTTGGACACGGCAGGGTTAGTCGCTGAAAAATCAACCACGTGAGAGGTAGACTGCACAAGCAGACCATTTACCATGGCGAGGAACTCATCACCAGAACCAGTGTCGCCGAGCAGGATAAGCTCTTCGATATCCAGAGAAGCCCGTTCTGCGATAAGCTGCATAATGGTCGTCTCCAGAGCGCCACGCTCAATGTTGTCTTCCAGAACATCATACGGAATATGAACTTCCGCAATGACCTCTTTGGTAGACAGCGTGACCTTCTCGGTTGCAGGCTTACTTCTATTACCTGCCGCAAGAGCGGTGCCAGACGCAGGAGCCTTCTTAAGAATCCTGCTGGAGAATCCGATCTTGTTGATCTCCATGGTAGGAGAACTCATCGGCTGTACCCTGATCTCGTTCACGAGTGTCGGCTGGTCAATCAGCATCCGAATGAAGGTACTTGCCTGCATCGGATTCAAGTAACCGCCATCAGCGATCAAGTTGGATACAGCGATATCCGCCTTTTCAACTATACTCTTGTTTGAAATGTGTTTCATTTCGTTATCCCTCCTTCACAGAATGAATTAACCGCGTCTGCCGAGCATTCCGCCAAAGACGGAAAGATCAGGCTTTATCGACTTGTCTGTGATTATCCTGTTGAGGTCAGCGTCAGACAGCTTGTCGTCTGACTTCTTCGCCGTTTCCTTGCCAGCCGCAGCAGCCGCATCGTCTGATGCCGCAGCAGCATCACCCGCTCCAGACTCCATACCAATCTGGCTGCATATCTCATCCTGCTTTGCAGTCAGTCTAGTAACAGCGTCCTGAACAGCCTTGATGGATGTCGCCATTGCTGTGATAGCGTTAGCGAGGGTCTGTTTCTCCTGCTCCTTTGCATCGGCATCAGCCTTTGCAGCAGTCACAGCAGCTACCGCCTCCCTGTCAGCAACGAGGACAGCCTTAACCGCCTCCACGAACTCCTCTTTCGTTTTAAACAATTCCATCTCATCTACCTCCGTACTTTTGGATGTGGTTGATTCCTCAACCTTTTGCATGTGGGGCGATTTCTCTACCCACTCTGCACATTTGCCTATCGCCTTTTCGTCAAGTGCGTCAAGGCCAGCCGACACGAATGTCTTGAAGGCATCCAACGCATTCATCACTGCCTGTTTCCTTGCCTTTGCAGTCCAGCCCTGAGCCGAGAGAGCGCCTTTGACAACATCGGTGAAGTTGTAAAGCTCCCGATCAAAAAGCTCTCCAAAGGAAAAGGGTATTGTGATCTGTTCTTCGGCTACTGGAATGTCCATCGGTCTGATCGGAACATCCATCTGTTTCTGCACTGGAACAGTCACGGCCTGTTTTGCAAGTTCAGAATCAAGCATCTTACCGACAACCGCCCAACTCGCCTCATCGAGTTTCTTCATTGTCATGGTCGATTGATCGAACTTCTCCGCAGGAAACTGAACAAATTTCTTATACTCTCCATGATCTTCTACCGTCTCTCGACTTACATCGTTAAGCCATGCAAGCTCAGACTTGGCAGCAAGGGCATCAAGAGTCACCGCGTTAGGGACTATAATACTCTGGATTATCATACTCACATTCTCACCTCCTTTATCTTCAGATTTGACAACCTTGAAGGGAGCCTGATTTGCGCCATGCCGAACCAGTGAGACAAACTGCGCCTCAGCGTCGCACATGAGCAAGACTTCCTTCTCTCTAAGTTCCCTTTCCGCCTTAAGTGCCATTTAGTCCTCCATCACAACCAGTCGATGGCTGTGTCCGAGCGCTTCATTCGTAGCTGTGGCCTTGACAACGTCGTGTACATGCTCCAAACTTACCCCAGTAATGGTAGGAATTATCCTTCCATCCAAATCGAACGTCAGGCTCAAATTATGGCGATGCACTGGAAGTAGGCCACCTTCCATTGAGTCTTCCGTTTCTCCATCCATCTTGGTTGTCATCAGGACAGCAGCCTTGACTGGAATTTGCGCTCTTGTACCATACCACGAGTATCCGTTAAGCTCACCCTTCTTGACCTGCTCCCAAATTTCATCAGGAATGACTTTCACGCCAAGAACCCAAGCCCCTTCGATGAACCCATCCGGGTCGTTCTTTCTGGCAAGGAAAGACTCCACGACTTTACAGCCTGAAACTTGAAGATCATGTTGCACGTCCACCTTGTTAACCTTGCCTGTAGACAGGAAGTCATAAGCCATTCTCTTGATCTCTTCTGAAGTCATAGCTTCGCCGTGGGTATCCACATGCAGAGGTACATAGACTTCTCCAAAAACAAGACGCTCTTCCTCCGACTTGATCACAATTTTACGTTTAGGCTGTTCGGCATCGTTTGACATTATAGTTGATATAACGTGACCGCAAAAACCTGTCAACAAGCTTTTTACGTGTGCAAGCGCTTGCATTATGAGAGACTATAATAAAAAAGGGCGCAAACGCCCAGTAGGTAAGGATTTAAAAGACTTTAAGGGTAGGGGGTAAAAAGAAAGGGAGGCCGAAGCCTCCCATGTGTACTACTTCTCTTTTTTTGCCTTGATTGATGCAGAAGCGTACTTCGTTTCAGTCTCTTTGATATAAGGCTCAACAGTCTTGAGACCGAAGTACTTTTTGACCTCCCCAATCTTGACATTGACTAACTCGTTGAAAAGCTTCTGTTTTCCTAACTCCTTCAGAATCTTCACGAGGTCTGTTGCCTTCATGGATGTAGAGGTAGAGTCGCTGATTGTCGCTATACCGTTTTCTCCCTCAAAGGAATGGGTGCCTTTAAGTTTGCCAGTCGCTTTCAGCAATTCCTTGATCGCGTCAACTCTCTTCCCAAGGCGTTTTGCTTCTGTATCCATTTCAAGCCCTGTGTCAATAAGTGCCACAATCAACTTGTCAGACACCTGAGCAGCGAGAGACCCCATCTCTTCTTTTGATGTAGCAAGAGCGGCCTTGATCGCCTCCTCAGTAGTCATGCCTCTGCGAACTCCAACTTCAGCCTGTGCTTCTGTCTTTACTCCTGTCTTTGCCACTTTAACCTCCTTTTTAAATTCCATTAGATTCGATAGGCTCATTCTCAGCCGTATTTTTCTTCTTTCTACCGCCACGCCTTCCATAAAAACGAGCGGAATAACAGGTAAGAATTTTCATAATATCCTCTGCTAATTCTTCTTCATATTTCTTTTCTTTTGTCTCAACAACCTCAACCGTAATTTCGAGATTTTTGAAAATGGCATCAAGATACTCGTAACCAAATCGGGCAAGTCTGTCTTTATATTCAATCAGTATTCTCTCAACTTTACCTTCAAAACACATCTTAATTAACTTATGTATGCCATTTCGCTTCTCATTTATCCCACTGGCAATCTCATCAATCAAAACATACTTGTAACCTTTGGCTTCTGCGTGTTTTCTTAACCTGTCTTTTTGTCGTTCAAGGTTTTCTTTCTGTTTTGCTGTTGAGCATCTTGCATAAATCACAGTCAACTTTTCTTGCTTCTCTTTCTCAACTCCCATATAAGCATCTAAATCATCTTGACGAAAACGCCTATGCTGACCAGAAGTTTTGAAAGAATTTATTTTCCCGTTGTTGGCAAGCGTCTTGAGTGTGTTAATTGACATCCCAAGATATTCGCTTGCTTCTGTGATTTTATAGATTTTCATTTATTCGCTTCTCTGCAATTTCACAGTATTCTTTGGATATTTCACTACCTATCCAGTTCCTGTTATTTAGAATTGCCATTTTTGCAGTTGTTCCGCTTCCCATGAATGGGTCATAAACTATATCACCTTCATTGC